GTCCCGAAAATGCCTGCTCCGCCTATGCCTGCTCCGCCCAAACCTCTTGCGCCCAAACCTCTTGCGCCCAAACCTCCTGCGGCCACTCCTGCGGCCACTCCTGCGGCCACTCCTGCGGCCACTCCTGCGACGCCACCCAAATTAACGCCAACTGAAATGGCTGAAATGAAGCGCATGAATGACGCTGGCCTAGGATATACTCTGCCGACTAGTCGAGCTCCCGTGGTCACCCGCGCAACGCAACAAAACGCGGACTCGGCTATGCGAGCTCGTCTTAACGCTGGCGGCGGTACTCCTCAAGAACTGCAGCAGGTCATGGGTCCGCAATTTCGGGAATTTGCCGCGCGTCGTGCTGGTGCGGGCAACCCTTCGCCGGCTATGCCTCCTCCGCCGCCTCCTCGGCTTCCTGTGAAATCTGGCGCGGCTAATTTTGGCCGCAAGGTCGCAAACCGCGTGGACTTCTACGAACGGGCCCCAAAAGACGAGACTAAAAAGAAGCTGCCCGACCACGAGAGCTTTAACAACGCGCTGATGCGGGCTGAAGCTGCGGGCGAGAAGCCGAGCGCCGAGCTATTTAACAGCAGCGACAGCGAATACAAGGAAAAAGCCAAAAAAGAAGCTAAGAGCAAGTGCGTTCCGTGTGATTCGGGCATGTACAAGAATTATGACCGCGGCGTGTATCAAACTGGCCCGATGCAAGCCATGGACGCCGACGAGGCTATTTCAAAAGCTAACGGCGGCGTAGAAGCTACCGAAGAGACCGAGCACGCTGAAAAAGACATTCATAACTCTGGCCAAAAAAGCGCTTACGCGTTTGGCTGGAAGGTCGCATATGATTTAGAGAATTTAACAGGTAATGTTGCGCCGTCCTCGAGTCGGCCGGTGCGATCTAATCTGCTAGATCAAATGCCGGCAAAAATGTCGCCGTACGCTTCTGAGTATGCGCCCGGGCAAGCACCGTCGCGAATGCCGCCAGTCGGGGGGCAGAAACTCGACCTTGTTCCGGAAAAACTCACGCTGCTGGCGTCGTTACTTAACGCCGGCCGTAGTGCTGCGAGTAGTGCCGGTAACGCAATAAGCTCGGGCGCATCTGCGGTAAACAACGCGCGGCTTAGCGCCGGTAAAGCAATAGGCGAGGGCGCTTATGCGGCCAGCACGCTCGGCCCTGAGCTTTTTACCGGCCCCGATAAGCCGGGTATGACGCCATTCCCACGTGGCACCAAACCCGCCGCCCCTAAAGCTGACGCCCCTAAAGCTGACGCCCCTAAAGCTGACGCCCCTAAAGCTGACGCCCCTAAAGCTGACGCGCCAAGCGCTATGGCTGGTTTAGCTGACTTGCCGTGGGGCGCAATTGGCGGTGCTGGGCTTGGCGCTGCTGGGTTATCCGCGCTGGCGTATCACCTTATGAGCAAGAAGAAGAAAAAGAAACAAGACGGTAGCGACGAAGAAGGCTGAAAAAGCGGCTCACACATTAGGAAGCTTTTTTCATGGCAGACTTCACCGTTGACGACGCGGCACAAATTGCACAGACAGACCCCACGCTAAGTGCAAACACTGAGCCGGGGTTTACGAACACGTACACGCCATACTCCAATATCCCAAAGGGTTATTTGGCTGCTGGCGTGCCGCTTGCAGGCGTCGGCGCACTGGGCTTAATGCTGCTGTATAAACGGCATCAGGAAGACCAGCAGCGCAAGAAACTTTTAAAAGCTGCAGACTGGCAGAGCATTAAAGCGCAGCTGCCGGGCGTGCATACCAAGGATATTCTGCTTGGAGCTGCTGCGGGAGCTGGTGGTGGCGCGCTTTATGACATGCTTTCTCCGACGCCTAAAGACAAGAAAAAGTTGCCGACAGCATTGCGGCGTATTCTTACGGGCGCGGCAATCGGTGGCGTGGGCGCAAATGTTGTCGGTGACCGCGCGCGTCGGTATATCTCTAACGTTAAAATTCCGGCTGGGTACGGCAGCGCTGATTTAACGCCTAAATCTTTTGCGCAATTTGGTCGCGCGTTTTTTGCAGACAAGCCGGCCTACGACCCCGAAGAGCTCAAGGCACTTTTGCCAGCGTTGGGCGGGAACAAAGATGTACTTGACGACGTTGTGCAATCGCGCCGTGAACTTACTCGGCGGTCTTTTGGCGTGCATAGTGACGCGGGGGCAGATTACTGGCAGAAAAATAAAGGCGGCAAAGGCCCAGACTATTACTCGCTTAACGAGAAGTCACCGGATTATCTGCGGCGCTTGAATAATTTGTTTATGCCAACCAATTTGCCGTGGAAAACCAAAGACGAGCACGGCGCATCAATGCAACATAGGAATGAAATGCTGGTGTCTCCACAAAGTTCTATAGCCAATATGAATAGCGGCTCTAGCGGAGTCACTACATCAGATTTTGGCTTGTTTGGTTCTAGTACGCTGCTTGGCGATCAGCTGCTTGCGACAAAGCCAGACGGTAAAAATCTTGAAGGCCGCGTGCTTGATCGGTGGGACGTTACGCCAACTTCTAACGAGAAGAAATACATCTGGGACGCGATCACCGGCCGAAAAGTTTTGAATCCAAAGTGGTATGGCGCGCAAGCAGAGCTGCCCGGCTATTCAAAAGACCAAACAAATACGTCTTTTATTGGCAGCTTGCTCGGCCGGCTTTTCTGGGACAACGTGCTTACTGAAGAGCATCCGTGGGTAAGCCAGCGGTTTAGGTTTACAGAACCAAAAAGCATGCAGTTTATGAATGAAGCTGGTGCGCCGCAATTAGAGCTTAAACACAAATAGCAGCCATCGCGCCTCTTTTCGATAAACTATGAGTTAACGCCGGGGGATACTATGCACATTTTATAACGCAGCACTCAGCCGCAAGGAGGCGAACATGCGACGCGTCAATCTATTGCTATCTTTAATTTTGGGTATTACGCTTCTTCTACCAGCCCCAAGTTACTCAGGCACCCGCGACCCCAACACTCCAGATACTAAATATCTTGCTTATGGCGCAAAATTTAATTGCGTCGCTCGTTTGCGGGCTATCTATCCCCGCAAAAATGGCCGCACGACGGCTTTTGCGTCTGCGGTGCTCATACGGCCCAATTGGGCAATTACAGCCGCGCACGTGCTTTATGAAGCCGACGAAGCGGTACTAATGTTTGACGACGGCCGTACGGTCGCGGTTGCAAAGCAGATTATTCACGCAGACTATACGCCAGAGCCTCAAATTTTGGGCCTGCACGACATAGCGCTGTGCTATATCGCCGATGATATGAAATTAGCGTTTTATCCAGAACTCTATAAAGACTTTGACGAGCAAGACCAGATTTGCAGCTTGGCCGGCTATGGCTCAAACGGCACATTCTTAACGGGCCCAAACGCTGATGACGAAAAACGGCGCGCGGGCAGCAATAAAATAGAGCTAGCCCGCGGCCCTGCGCTTATTCTTACCCCTAGCCAGCAAAACCGAACTGAGCTTGAGTATTTAATTTGCTCAGGAGACTCAGGCGGCGGCCTTTTTCTCGGTAACAAACTAGCCGGCATTCACTCGTTTGTCATGTGTGATATCGGAAAAAAACCAGACAGCCGGTATCATACAGAATCCGGCCATACGCGCGTGAGCCTGTATTATGACTGGATTAACTCGCAAATCGAGTTGCATGAGCTCAGCATTCAAAGTCGGTTAACGCTGAGCCCCCACCTTCACACACTAGAAAAATAGACTTATGGAAAGCCTTGCCCTGTTAGTTGTATGGTTATTTATTTTTACCCACCTGTGCGGCCCGTTGGCGCTGGTTTTATCATTTAGCGTGTATTGGCTTAATTTATGGATGGCTGTACTTATTGGCTGTTTAGCTGTTTTTTTAGGCGTGCACTGGTTTACCGGGGTTTATACGTGGCCGCGCTATCTTGGGTTAGTTTCGGCCGGATTTGGTATATTTGCAGTTTACAAGGCAATAAAGAAACTGTTTTAGGGCCGGGCAATGGATGAACAACCCACTGACACCGCGGCCAAGTTCCAGCCTGATTACACACCCGAACAGCTTGAAGCTCTGGGCGTGTATGACTCGCTGTACAGGGGCCAAGGGCCAAGGTTAGCTAGTCTGGGCGAATGGAAGCCCGAATGGGTGTCAGAGCACGACCCAAAGGGCTGGGCGCAGTGGTACAAGCGGTATTCGTCTGGCCGTAGGATTCCTGAGGAAGACACCCGGCAGATTAAGCGTTGGCTGAGTTTTAAAGCGCGCCATGGTAAGCCATTTGCTAAAAACCCAACTCCAAGGCGCGGCTGGGCGTTACGTAATTGGGGAATCGACCCTGCGAAATTGGTCACTAACGAGCCGCGAAATGGTGCAGTAGACGAGATGCTTGATACATACAAAACAAAAGCTATGCAGAAGTATGTAGCAGAGAAAGTGGCGGCGCAAAAGACGTTCTACCACGGCTCAACTACGCCCGGCTTAACGTCGCTCAAAGCCACTCAGCCGAACATGGGTGGCGCGGGAGTTTACGGGGCTGACAATATAAATTGGGCTGCGCTATACGCTTTGGCTAAGGATCGCCGCGGTATGGCTGTTGTGGGTGGTGAGAATCCAAAGCTTCTTATCCACAAAGACAACGAGCTGCTCCCCGAGGGCCACGTTTACGAATACGCATCTGATAAGTATTCACCGCCACCAGCAACAGACCCTAATCTTGGCTGGGCTGTTCCGAATGACGTTACGCCAACAAAAGCGCATATTGTGAAGCTGGTCGATCATATGAAAAACATCGAACAGTTTGCTGACAAAGAATCATTACGCAAGCGGTTTGGCGAGCTAACCAAGCAATCCGCTCTGCTTCCCGAAGTTAATCTTCAGCCGCATCAAGAGCGCATTCAAGATGCCGTAAACGACGAAAACCCGCGGATGATTTTGTATCACGGGTTAGGTTCTGGAAAATCTCTCTCGGCCCTTGCTGCTGCCGAAGCTGCTAAAAAGAAATATCAGGACGACTATGGAATCGTAGCCCCGGCAAGTTTGCGGGGGAACTTCCAGAAAGAAGTCGAGAAATTCACGACCGGCTCAAGCCCCGAGATCTTGAGCTATACAGCGCTTGGAATGGGCAAGAAGTTTAAGGGCGCTCCGCAGACGCTCATTATGGACGAAGCGCACAGGCTTAGAAACCCCGGGGGATCTGCGGCTCAAGCTGCCCGCGAGGCTGCTAACCAAGCCAAGCGCGTCTTACTGCTGACCGGCTCGCCCATCACGAACTCGCCGACGGACCTTGCTAATCTTATTTCGATTGTTGCGCGAAAGAATATTTCCCCGCAAGAGTTTGAGAAGAAGTTTATTGGTTACAAGACCGTGCACCCGGGTTTGTTTAATTTTCTTGGCGGTGTAAAGCCCGGCGTAAAGCCTGTTATTAAAAACGAGGCGGAGTTGCGCAGCTTGCTTGAGGGTCGCGTTGATTACCAAGCCAGCAAAACTCCTGAGGGCGTGAACGTCAACGAAGAGAAGATTGAAGTCCCGATGTCTGGTTCGCAGCAGAAGATTCAGAAAGCGCTGCGTACAAAGATTCCGCCGGGTTTTCTCTGGAAACTAGACCGCGAGTTTCCGCTGAGCAAAGACGAGTTGGCAAAGCTCAATAGCTTTTTAACTGGCTTGCGGCAGAACTCGGTGAGCACTCGGCCATTCCGCCAAGATAACGACGCATTTAAGTCATTTCAGCAGTCTGGAAAGCTTCAAAACGCCTATTCCAAGTTACAAGAAATGCTCGACTCTGATCCGCGCAAAAAAGCGATTATTTACTCAAATCATATTGGCGCAGGTGTAGAGCCTTATGCCGCAGCACTAGATAAATTTAATGTGCCGTACGGCGTGTTTCACGGCGGCGTCCCAATGAAAGCGCGACAGAGGGCGCTTTCGGATTATAACGCCGGCAAGCTCCGCGCACTGTTAATTGGCCCTGCTGGCGCCGAAGGCTTGTCTACAAAGGGCACTAACTTGATTCAGCTCTTGGACCCGCATTGGCATGAAAGCCGCACACAGCAGGCGCGTGGCCGTGGTCTGCGCTTTGACAGCCACGACGATTTACCAGAAGAACTTAAAGACGTACGTGTGCAGCGGTTTATCTCAAAGTCAGAAGAGCCGAGCTGGCTGGGCAAGCTAATGGGCCACCGCCGCGAACGCACAGGAGACGAGATCTTGGAAAGACTATCTAACGAAAAAGAAAAGCTCAACGAACGTTTCCGAGAGTTGCTGCGCGAGATGGGCACTAAAAAGACAGCCGCGCTTGAGTTTGGCAAACGCGCTGCGGGTAATGAAGCATTAGCTGCGCTTACCAGCATGCAGCTTTCACTGCCCCCGGACCCCGAAGATTTAGACAGCGACGACGAGTGTTTTGCGGATACAGCAGAGGGCAAAAATCAAAAAGAAGCCGGCGGAACGCCGGCTTGGCAGCGCTCAGCGGGCAAGAACGAAGAGGGCGGTCTTAATGAAAAGGGCCGAAAAAGTTACGAGCGCGCAACCGGGGGAAATTTAAAAGCGCCTGTTACAGAAAGCAAACCGACCGGCGAACGGGCAGATCGGCAGAATTCGTTTTGTTCCCGCATGTGCGGCATGAAGCGGGTGAACACCGGCGCCAGTACCGCTAACGATCCTGACTCGCGCATTAACAAATCACTACGCAAATGGCGATGTAAATGCAGCGCAGAACTTGTGGCGTTCGGCAAGCAGGCTGGTTTTCGTTGGTACAAACGTTTTCCAGTAAACGAGAATATGGCGCTTAATTTATCACTTGGCGGGCCTAGCCTCACACTGAAAAAAATTATTCCGGGCACAAGCATGACGTTTGGAAATCGCGCCCCCCGATTATATGTTGGCACGCCAATCCCGGGGTTGGCGTATCAAAAATACCTTTCGCCAAAGAAACACAAAGTAATAGCTGAAAAAGAATTTAAAGACGAGCCAGACGATAAGCGGACAACTTACGAAAAGCTCCGAGATTTCCTAGTCGGTTCAGACCCTAATGCTGACGACTGAGAAGGAGGCCGTTTCCGTAAAATAGCTCTACCCCCAAAGTACATACTGTGCGACACTGACTAACCGCAAAGGCTGCGGGATAAGGAGCCAAGGAATGGCCAATTTCAAGACTTACAAAAACCTGATTAAGGCGCTTCGGGCGGCGGTCCCGCCCGCATACCCCATATCAGTCCGCCGCATAAAGTTAAATAAAAGACTTGAAGGCCGTTGTTGGAAACAAGGTAAAAAATTTCTTATTCAAATTGACACCTCGCTGGACGAGGCCCGCGCCATGGACGTGCTAGTCCACGAGTGGGCGCACGCGCGGGCGTGGAACCACATGCTGGACGCTGCCCCCACCGATGAGCTGTTCAATAAACTTGCGCATGACCCGGCGTGGGGCGTCGCGTACAGCGAGGTGTATTCGGCGTACGAACGTAGTTTTATGCAGTCTGTACTATGAAAGACTTTGACCTGCAGACTGCGTTTACTATTTTTTGCGTGTACGTTGTAATTGATGTACTCTACGCATGGTATATTATTGCTGTAAACAATAGGCAGCCGGTCGTGGCGGCAACCATGACTTCGGGAATTTATACGTTGGCCGCGCTTGGCGTCATGACGTACTCAAGAAATCCAGTTTATATCCTACCGCTAGCCGCCGGCGCATTTCTTGGAACGTATCTTGTGGTCAAATTTAAAAAATGACAAAACCGCTCACTGCCGAACAGCTTTTGAAGTACGGCCGGTGTTGCGGACACAAATGTAAAAACTGCCCGTACATTCCCAAGTACAAAGCTGGAAGCACTGAGGTGACCGCATGCAGCAACTTGTCACAGGACGCGAAAACATCGGGATAAGCCTCTACGCAGATTTTATTACGGTAGAAGAAGAAGCTGCGCTTATCGCTACGCTCAATAACACCGAGCGCAAAAAGCAATTAAAAACCGCTGGCCGCTCGAACGTTCAACGCTTTGGCTCGAACATTCCGTACAATTCGTTTATGCAGGCTAAGTACGTGCCCGACTATTTGGACGATTACTCAGAGCGGCTGTTGGCGCACAACCTACTGCTCACTAAGCCCGACTCTGTGTCAATTAACGAATACGAGCACGGCCAAACTATTCAGCCCCACGTTGACAGTAAAAACTCTGGCGCCATAATTACGGTACTGAGCCTTGAGTCTGCCGCGATCATGCGGTTTGAACGAGAAAATATTACGTTTGACGTGGAGCTCCCGCGAAGAAGCTTAGTGCAGATACGCGGGGAAATTCGGTATATTTGGTTGCACTCTATTTTGCCGGTTCCGGGGCACCGATATTCCGTGGTTTTTCGCTGCAGCGAAAAGTGAGGTTGTTATGTGCCCGCTGTGTTGCGTAAAAGCTATTGAAATTAGGGGCAAATTAGTCTGCCCAAAATGCCATATGATTTTAGAGACCTGCTGCGAAGGCGGGCGTTGCGGTTAGTCCCGCAAATAGTTAGAATTAAACCAGTTACCGACCAATTGGAGTATTATTATGAGTGCTAAAGACGTACAGGTTTTACGCCGGTTTACGCAAAAGATCGCCGCAGGCGAAAGCATGCTTCCTGACTTTTCGGCTCTGTCGCAGTACATGACGCCGGAAGTTATGGGCGCTGCTGGTGGCGCTACGGCAGCCGGCCTTGGCGCGATGGGGATCCAGAAGCTTATGCGCTCAAAGGAAGACGAAGAGCGCGGCGACGGCTCCTATATGCCGGCTATTCTTGCCGCTCTTGCTGGCGGCGCTGGCGGCTACGCTGCTGGCCCAGAACTGGCAAAGCTTTTAGCCGCAAAGCCGGTAGTCAGCGGACAATTGCCCGCAGGCAATCAATATCCAGATTTGAATCCAAAAGCACCGCAAAGCTTCAGGCTTGTTGACTCATTTAAGCCAAAAAAGAGTAACCCTGTTGAAGAGCTTGGCGACGCAGGCTCGCTTGACGGCAAATCAAAAATGCCCGGCCAAGTCTGACGCGTTTAAACTAGCGCTGACACAACGAAAACCGCAGAAGCAAAACTTCTGCGGTTTTTTATTGGTATGCGGTGTTTTACGTTGTTTGCTATTTTCTAAATTGCTTTTTTGTGCTGTAATACGTCGCGTACGTCATTTTCTGTATACTTGTACTGAGGAGCCATATCGTGGGCGTCAACCAAAAACGGTTTGTAGTTAACGCTGAGCAACGCGTATACGTTGAAAAGAAGTGGGGCTACGAAGATTGGATTTGGAACGGGCGCTATTGCGGCAAAAAGCTGTTTATTGAAAAAAGCAAAGAGTGCAGCTTTCACTACCACAAAGTTAAAGACGAGGTGATGTATCTAGAGCGCGGCAAAGTGCTTTTAACCTACGGATGGGACGAAGACGTAAACGCCGCCGCACAGTTGATACTGACGCCTGATATGGCCTTCCATATTCCGCCGGGAATGTGGCACAAGTTTCATGGGCTTGAAGAGTCGATGATGTTTGAGTTCAGCACGCACCACAGCGACAAGGACGTCGTTCGTGCTGGCCAGCCAGACAAGGATGTACCAAATGGCGCAGAAGAAATTAGCGACTGAGATCCTGCATCGCGAATACGCAAAAGCTTTAGTTAATTTGGCGCTGGCCCGCGCAGATAAACTGGACACTGTAAAACAATCTGCTAATGCCTTGGCCGCGCTTGGAACTCTTGCGGGAAACGCAGTTACAGCTTTCAGAGGCGCAGCAAAGCCTGCGGCTAAAGCTGTAACGCCAGTTGTTGATGCAGCCGCAACAGCCGCAAAGCCAGCAGCAAAGGCCGTAACACCTGTCGTTAATGCTGCAGCGCCAGTTGTTGACGCTGCCGCGACAACGGCAAAACCAGCGCTTCGGTTTCCGAACGTTCCTTTGATTTCTCCTAAACAGCGCGCAGCTATTGACGCCGCGCGAAAGAGTGGCGACCCAGAGGCTCTTAATAAATTACTGTATAACTCTCCAAACGCGCAGGCACCGGCGCCAAAGATAGCGCCAACTCCAGCGCCCGCGCCCAAACCCGCTCCAACTCCAGCGCCGGCTTCTGCTCCTGCGCCTGTTCCGGCTGCAGGCGGTGTGCCAGCGCCTTCGGCGCCTGCTCCTGCCCCTGCCGCTGCTGGCGGAAATCCGGCTAAAGCTATTTTTGATCGATGGCGGCGTTTAACTGGAACTGCCGGCCCTAACATGGGCTACGTGGGCACGGGCAACTTTGCATTGCATCAAGGCGCACAACAAATTGAAGAAAATACAGGAGTACCGTTAACATCAAATCCAGTTGCTGGCACCCTAATGTTCCCGATGCCGACGGCGTTGAACGCCACCGCCGATGTTTCCCGCGCGGTTGGTAACTATATTTTTCCAGGCTCTAATCAGCCGCAGGCAGATTTAGCGCCATCACCGCTGCCCGCCTCCGCAGCTCCGATTGCAAATAAAGAGCGGCTGCCTTACGCCGCGGGTGGTCCGGGCGGCGTAGCTGCAACAGGTGCTGGTACCGCGGCTCCAGTTGCTGATAAGCCGCCAAGCCAATTTGAAACGTTCTTAGCCAATAATAACATTAGTTCGATGGATGATGTCGCAAAACTTAGCCCCGAGCTGCAAGCGCAGTTTAATACGCTAGCAGTTGACGCTGTTGGCGCTAATCCAAAACCGGTAGTGCCGCCGCCGGCTACACCACCCACAGCGGCACCGGCGGCGGACAAAGAGCGCCTGCCTTATGCCGCTGGTGGTGCGGGCGGCGTAGCTGCTACAGGTGCCGGTACAGCGGCTCCAGTTGCTGATAAGCCGCAACTTACGCCAGAGCAGCAAACCGCCGCGGCTACTGACCTGCAGGCTAAGCTTAAAACTACAACGGACCCGAAAGCGCGCGAAACGCTTATCACTGATTACGCTAGCACGTTAAACCTTGACGCGCCGACGCAAACAGCTGCCGCCGCGTTTGCAAGAGGCGAAAAGACGCCAGAGGCGCAAGCGTTTGAAAAAGAATATATGCAGCCTGCGCTCGGCAATTTTGTTAACGATGCCACAGGCGGGGCCGGCGCCAACAGTCCGCGCGAGTTTGGGCAAATTACTCAGATGTGGGAAGGTTTAGGAACTGCCGGGCAGATGGCTTTTGCCATTGGCGTACCGTTAGCGCTTCTCGGAGTGTTAGGCGGCAGCGGAGCCGGTATGTTACTGGGGGCGCTCGGTATTGGCGCGGCGGGGTTAGCCGGCGCTAGTGGCGGCTTGTTTGGCCAAGAAGCGGCTGAGGCTGCTAACAGCGGTATTGGAAGTGTAATTGGCGCGCTCGGCGGCAAAGCACCTAACGAAGCTGATATCCGCGGCAGGCTTGAAGCGGCTTCTAAGCAAGGCCCAGACGCAGCTAAAGCAGAGCTTGCAAAAGTGCGTGAAGAAGTTGGGCCTTACGCTAACTTTAGCGCAACGGCTGAAAAGTTTATGGCTGATTCAGAGGATCCTAATTACATGTATAACAACGCTGCCCAACACGTAAATCAAAATTTTAATACGTTGGCAAAAGAGCGGTTACAAGAACCTGGGTGGGATACTTTCGCCGCCCGCACGCTCGGACTTTCTCCCGAAGCAGCTAAACCCGGAACATGGAGTGCGCGTTACTTTGGCGCTCCCGGCACACCAGAACGCGCTAAATTTGAAGCGCAGCAGCTAGCCAACCGCGGCTGGAAAAAAACTAGCCTGCACGTTATGCGTAAAGCTGCGCGTTGCTGGTCTGGTTACGAGCCTGTGCCGGGCAAGAAGCCTTACAGCAACGACTCCTGCCGCCCGATTGGCGGCAAGAAAAAGAAGAAAAAGATTGAGAAAAAAGCAGTGCAGGTTGCGTGCCCGGGCGGCGTGTGTCCGCCTCAAGCCGCCCCGCAACAACCGGCGCAGCCGCAGTTTAGTAAGACACCATTTGACCGCGCTTATGCGGAAGCGGCGTTTAAACAGCACGGAATAGCCTATAACCCAAAAGCTACTGACCAGCAGTTGTACAACCTTTACGTTAATAAAGGCTCAGTGCAGCCCGGGAAAAAGATGACGCCATTTCAAACAACCGTCGGGGCGCGGCACAATTATTTGCGCCCGGCGCCTCTACAGCCGACCGTCGCGCGCCCAAGGGTGCTTCCGTCCACCGATATTGACCCGCCGTCTTTAACGCCAGCGCCAGCGCCGTCACCGTTTAAGGCAGCTCCCCGCCCGGCGACGAGCGTAGCCACTGGCACTCCTGCCAAAAAGCCCAGTCATATGCAGAACCCCGCTACGCTGGACGCTGCTGGCATGAAGGCTTGGTGGGACCACAGTTTTAAGCAGCAGGCAATAAAGCAGGCGGCCATCAACGCTCGTCGCCAGCCGACCTCCCTCGCCGCGCCAGCAAAACCGGCAACGCCACCGAAAGTGCGGTAATGTATCGCGCAATAGCTAATACTTAGAACAAGGACGTTTTATGGTTAAGCCCAAACGATCAGCGTACAAATCGACCCGCAGCGCGCAACGAAAAACTACACGACAAGAAAAAAAAGAAAAAACGCAGCAAGCTATTATTGCGCCGATAGAAGTTAAGCCGCGCACTAAAGCGCAGCATGAGGCGCTAAAGTTAATTGAGAAAAATCACATTACGTTTTTGCTCGGCTCAGCTGGCTCCGGCAAAACGTTTCTGGCAATGGCGTACGCCATTAATGAGATTCTCGCGGGCACGCGTAACAAGATCGTGCTTACGCGACCTATCGTCGAGGCCGGCGAGAAACTTGGCTTTCTTCCGGGCACGTTTGGCGACAAAGTAAACCCGTACATGCAGCCGCTTTACGACACAATGGATTTGCTTCTAGGCAAGCAATCCGCCGCCCGGGAGTTCGTTAACCGCTCAATTATGCTGGCACCGTTGTGCTACATGCGTGGCCGCACGTTTCACGACGCCGTCTGTATCTTTGACGAAGCGCAGAACGCGACGTACACGCAATTAAAGCTGTTTCTCAGCCGTTTTGGCGAGAATACCAAAGTAATCGTGACGGGCGATCCTGAACAAAGCGATATATTTAATAAAGCGCATTACGATTATTGTGCGTTAAGTGAAGTGCAGAAAAAACTGCAGGAATTAGACGGGGTAGGCATGATGGAGTTCGCCAACAGTGACGTTGTGCGCCATCCGCTAATTACTCAGATTTTGAACCGCCTCTAGTATTGCACACTTGTGTAAGTGTCGTTACACTTGGCGCTCTGTAAAGATTGCCTGGCACAACCACGCCGCCGCCCCGAGGTAACCATGTCAGTCGAGTTACTGCAGAAGTTAAACGACGCCCTTGAGCAAGAACGCAAGCATTTAGGTTTTTATCTTTACCACGCTAGCGCTGTTATTGGTTTGCACGCGCAAGAGTACAGCGAGTTTTTGTTTGAGCAGGCCAAGAGCGAGCTCGAGCACGTAAAGCAGTTTCAAGACCTATTATTAGGCCTTGGAGCCTCGCTATCGCTCGGCTCCAAGGCCTTCCCGGTGTATGAAAACATTGAGTACACTATGTCATACGCGCTGCTAATAGAAACAGAGGTCGTAGAGAATTACACAGCTTTAATTGCCTCGTTAGATAGCGTACCGGTAGTTACGCTGACTACAGCTGACGGCGGTCCTCAGCCAGTCGGGCTTACGGCAGCAGACCTGAAATGGATTGAGATATTTTTGGAAAAACAAATCGAGGACAGCCGGCAAGATTTAGATCGAATTAAACGAATTCTTGCTTGATTAAGGAGTTTCAGGAGAGCAACAAGGATGGCGCGTAGTGCGACGCATCTCCCTAATTTTGGCGGCGCGCGCGAGTGATTCTTGTTGGTTCCGGCTGTACACATACAGCTGGAATTGCACGGCGTCGGATAAGCCGCTGTGCCGGACGTTGGTTGCTGGGTTCTAACGGTGTCCGACCGCCCCTTTCGCCCCTACGCAACACGAGCACAAGCAGGACGCGAGCGGTCCTGCTGCCAACGGTCCAGCCTGTTTAACTTGGATGGGTGGCAGAGTGGTTTAATGCGCCGGTCTTGAAAACAGACGAACTTTAACTTGTTCCGGGGGTTTGAATCCCTCCCCATCCGCATAGGTTGCGTTATTTTCTGTGTGTTTGTAAATTGATTGTACCTTTAAAGGAGCTTTTTTATGGCTATGGACTATATCGTAGATATCACAACGTTGTTCGGCGGAAACGCGGCTATTGCCGGAACTGGCGCCGCAGCGGAGTTAACGTACCGCCCGTCTGAAACTGGTAGCGGCTCAAACTTCGGCAATCCCGAGACAGCAGCGCCAGAAGGCCTGTTACTAGCTCTTCTGCAAAAAGCGTTCAATGAGCAGCTGATTACTTTGACGCGTGCTATGGAAATTACTAAAAGCGCGATCATTTCTACTAAGGATGGCGTGCAGGTAAACGGTGAACAGTACACAGTGCGGATCTTTTCGGGCGCGGCTGTCGGCGCACTCGACCCTGACGCGCTGTAAACATGTCTGAGCCATTTTACGTAGCGTTTCATCACGGCCTCGGAGATTGCGCAAATTTTGCGCACCAAGTGCTGCTGTATCGACGCCGCGGCGTTGATCTGGTGGTTGTGTGCGCAAAAAACAAACGCGCGGTCTTCGAGGCCGTCGGCGTTCCGACGCAACTAACCACAGAGAACGGGACGGCTCGCCCGCATCCGTGGTACGAGCCTAACCGACACCGCGCGTTAGGTCCGGATGACTTTTTGGTTGAGAATAAAATCCGGCGAAATTTTTGCAGTTTGCCGATGCCCCCGCGCGTCAAAGCCACCACTGAGCTTTGGGACGAGTATCTTGAAAATCGCGACTTGCTGGCGTTTAAATCTTACTCCGAACGTGTGGCGCCAATTGTGGCCGATCTGCAGCGCCCGATTACGTTAATTCACTCGCAGGGCAACACGTCGTCGTCGGAGAAAAACATGTCGCCGGACATGGCCAGCGACATCGCGCGCATCTTGCTGTCAAACACGACCGGCTCAGTTATCTTTCTAGATTGGGATCACAGAACATCGTGGTTTCACTCTGCGCGCTCACGGAACATCTTGTATCATTACGAGCGTAAACTTATCGGCCTCGACGCGCTTGTTGGGCTGATCGGCCTTGCCGATTTAGTGATTGGCGTAGATAGCGGTCCGTATCATCTGGCCGGCATGATTGACGCGCCGTCGTTGGGCGTGTGGTTCGGCCACAATCCGGCAAATTACGCTATTCCGCGCAAAAATTGCGTAAACATTGTCCGCAATCAGGTTGAATTAAATACGGCCAGCGCGCATGTGTACAACACTGTGCCGCAGCCTGAGATTACTGCGGAGTACGTGGCGCAAGCAGCGCAGCTTATGCTCGCCCCGCCGCGCTGGATTGAAGAAAATCAGGCGCATGATGTACAGCTGCAGCTTTGCACAAAAAAGTGCAATGGCGGCGTAGTAGGCGTGGCGCACGCGCCCAAAGTGCTTGTCGACCGCCACTTGAGTTTTGGCCTGATCTTCGACCATTTGGTCGCCCGTTGTCGCCCACCCGTCATGGTAGAGACGGGCTGTATACGTTCTGACAACGACTGGGCCGGCGCCGGGTACTCGACGTTTTTATTCGGGTTATTTGCGCAACGCCTAAAAGGCCGGCTGCTCAGCATCGATTTAAGCCTTGAGCACAGCGCGTATGCCGCCCGTATTTGCAATAACCTCCACGCAGTCACAACCAAGTGCGCCGACTCGCTGGTCGCGCTGCAAGAAATAGATGAGCCAGTAGATCTGTTCTATCTCGACAGCATGGACACATACCTCGCCGGCCATGAAGAGCACGGCCTCGCGGAAGCGCAGCTCTGCGCTGATAAGGTAGCGCCCGGGGGTCTGATTGTATTTGACGACACGCTGTACGAAGGCGCGAAGTGCAGTGGCAAGGGCGCTAAAGCCGTGCCGTGGCTGCTGAACAATGGGTGGCGTATTTTATTTGCCGGACATCAGGTAGTACTTACGCGTTAACATGACAACGCCGCAAAAACTGATTCTAAAAAATCACCAAAGTCCCGGTGATATTGTGATGCTGATGTATGCCATCGCGAGCTTGCACGAATCCAATCCGGGCAAGTTTATTACTGATGTGCGCACACCCGCGCGCGAGATATTTGACGGCTGCAAATTTATCACGCCGCTGGATGACGCAGATCCAGAGGTCACAGTGATGCGGTGCGATTATCCTGCTATTCACCGCAGCAACACGCATCCGGTAAGGTTTTCGACAGCCTTCGGAGAGTTCTTAGCCGAGCGCCTTGGCGTGACAATTAAACCGACACGGTTTCACAGTTTAATTAACATTACAGCCGTTGAGCAATCTTGGCTGTCTGCGGTACACGAGATTGTTGGGCGAGACGTGCCGTATTGGATAATCAACGCGGGACACAAACAAGATTTTACCGCTAAAGCTTGGGCGTTTTATCGGTATCAAGAACTTGTGGACAAATTCCTTGACGTATGGTTCGTGCAGGTAGGTGCAAACGAACACATTCATCCAACGCTAGTCGGCAAAAACGTAATTAACATGATCGGAAAGACGGACACGCGGCAGCTTATTCGTCTTGTTTATCATAGTTTCGGGGTTATCAGCGGCGTTAGCTTTCCTATGCATTTATCGTATGCTGTCCCGCCGCACCCCCGATTTAATCGCAAGTCTCGCGCGAGTATTGTCATTGCCGGTGGCCGTGAACCGGCACACTGGGAGCAAGGGCCGGACCAGCAATTTTTACACACGTGCGGCATGCTGCCTTGCTGCGATCAAGGCGGCTGCTGGAAAAGTCGCGTTATCCCATTAGGCGACGGCGACGACAAAGATAAGAGCTTATGCCTGTCGCCCGTCATGCTTGAAGACGGGCAATGGATTGCGCAGTGCATGTTTATGATCGAGGTTGACGATGTAGCGCGCATTATCTCTCGGTATATGGACAACTTGGAATACGAGCCTAAAAAATGACGCCGCATAGGACGCTGGTTATTGCTCTTGATTTTGACTGCACGTTTACGGCTGATATTGAGTTTTGGCGGCTTTTTGTTCGGCTCTGCGTTATGCGGGGTCATCGTGTGTGGGTTATCACTGCGCGACACGATACGCCAGAGAACCATGCCCAGCTCGCCGACGTTATTGGCGCGCAAACGGCAGAACTTATCCTCGGCACTATTTTTTCCAATCACAAGCCAAAGCGCGCTGTCGCCGAAGCGCGCAACATAAAAATTGACATATGGATTGATGACTTGCCGGAGTTTGTCGGCGACGCCAGTCAAACAGTTCTAGACAACATTAAATCTCGGCAGTCTATTACTGAGACGTTGCCCGTGTTTGCGCCCGGCGCTGTAGACCCAGCAGCCATTTGGGCGCCTGAATTACTAATACTGGACGCCAAATTAGCTTCTGAAACCGCCCCGTAAAAGGTTAAATTAATACTAGCGGTTAGTTTGGCCTAGCCGCGCCTACAGCACTGAAAGGACTCAGTGTATGGAAAAGCGCTGGCATTATGTTTACGTTATTTTGTATCCCGCACTGGATTACAAATTTTACTACGGGTCACGCATAACCGACGTGACCCCTGCAGCGGACGTTGAGTATTTTGGCTCATTGGTTACGTTCGCGCAGTACAACGACGCAAAAAACGCCGAATATCAGGCAGACGCCTTAAAAGTCGTGCTGCACGCAGAATATCGGGCTGTTTCTCGCACTAGTTTACGGCGACTTGCTGAACGGGAAAATACGTTAATTAGAGAAGCTTTAGAGGCTAGTCACGTCGGGCCCGCGATCTGCATAAACCGCAATATTGGCGGCCGCATATACGCGACAACAGATGAGCGGCGCCAATGGGGCTCACTTGGCGGTAAGAAGTCGGCGGCCGCATGCGCCGGCATTCACGCGTTTGTCTATGACCGCAGAGGGCAACCACAAAGACTTGGTGCAGCTATGGCGCAAGCCCAGCAAGCCAAAACTTTTAAATTTTTAGATCCTGCTGGTAACTCAAAGACTGTGCACAATTTAAGAGCGTTTTGTCGCAAAAATAACTTAGATCACGCTCACATGTGCTGCGTGCATCGAGGCTCGCGAAAAAACCACAAAGGATGGTCTAAACCATGACAATAAACCTTATCGTATTTTTAGGCATTTTGGGTAGTTTTGTCGCTGGTTATCTTGTTGGGCGCGTAGACAAAATAGCTGGCGCGTTGCAATCTAATACACAACAGCCCGCTAGCTTTCTAAAGGCTGCTAAAACTTCAGCAGCAATAAAAGCAGCTGTAAACATTGACGACACTAAATACGTAACGACAATTCGGACGGACGGTTTAGCTAAAATGCAAGATACCGCTATTGGCAAAACTACGACAACACAGGATGATATTCAAACCTCGGTTTCTAAACTCGCTCAGTTAAAGGGCAAATAATATGGCAAAAGGTTTAGACGTTGGTACATCGTTCATTGTCCTCGCGAAAGACGGCGCAGAGGGAAACGTGGACTACAAAGACTTTCGCGACGCGTTTTACGCAATTAAGCCAACCACGCCAGTCGCTACCAAAATGATTGAAAAGGGGCTCGCCGGCAAAATATTTGTAAAAGACGAGGACGGTACCTTTATTCTGCTCGGGCAGGACGCAATCGAGAAAGCCGTTGAGCGCAATGACTCGGCCAAACGTCCGATGTATCGCGGAGTTGTTAGCCCTAAAGAAAAAGACGCAAAACGCATACTAGCTTTTATTCTGCAAGAAGTCGTGGGTAAAGCCGACGAGGCGGACGAAAAGATCGTGTTCTGTATTCCGGCGCAGCCTGTAGATCAAGAAGACACGGATTTTGACGTCGGGTACCACGAAGACGTCGTTAAGCTTATTTTGGCCGGGGCCGGCTATCTTGCGCGGGCTATTAACGAAGCTGAGGCGCTGTGCTACTCAGAATTTGAAAACGACGATTACACCGGTATTGGCTTATCTTTTGGTGCCGGTATGGTAAATGTCTGCGTAATGCTTAGCGGCGAGCCTACTGTAATGTTTTCGACAACCAAATCCGGCGACTGGGTTGATCGAATGTCGGCCGTAGCTGTTAACGAGCCGGATAGCGTTGTGCAGGCGGAAAAAGAGCACGGCGTGTTTCAAGTAGGCGAGCCAAACGAAAATCACATTTTGGCTGCTGTGTCGGCGTATTACGAACGGCTGATTGACTACACCACAAAGCAACTTGCCGCGGCGCTAACCGGGCACAAGTTGCTACCGAAGTTCAAAGCTCCGCTACCTATTGCCGTAGCGGGCGGAACATCAAAAGCTGCGGGTTTTGTTAAATTACTTGCCGAAAAATTGGCTGCAAATGGGTTTCCGCTGGCCGTTAAAGAAGTTAGGCATGCAGCGGATCCGCTTCACGCAGTTGCCAGGGGCTGTTTGATTGCCGCAAAAATTTTGTAAATTTCTGTTAAACTTGACATGTTGTAAGTTAGTCGTGGTGGCCGACTGGTTAGGGAAGCAGTTCGTACAACAGGGATGTTTTACGGGCTGACAGGAATCCGTGGTCAGGCTTTGGCCGCGCTCACGGTTGGTGGAGCAATGAATGCCGCACGAGGTTGAGTTTACGCCTTAGAAAGTCATTGCATGCCTCGTTTCGACGAGGTCCGGGCCTGTGGAGGGGATCACAGGAGCTTACAACAAATACACACACAAATTTTACATAACTTACTAGGTAGCAACGTGTTAGACGAATATTCTCATTCGCTAGCTGTATTTGCCAGCGCGTTCGGTGTAGCGGCTTTCGCCGGGCTAGCGACATTTTTGCGTTTCGCTCGAAAACTCTCTAAACTGGCGTTAATAAGCGCGATGTTAAACGCCGGGTTTCTCGGCTTAGCCGTCGCACTTTTGTGGTATCAAAACTACCGAAACGCCGAAAATGTAAGTGGCTTGATTGGGATATGCGTATTAGCTGGCATGGGCGGATCAACCGTTACTGACATTTTAATTTCTATCTTGTCTGGCGCTGGAATTAAAGTAATTATTCACCACGAGCGAGATCGCGATGACACACTCCGCAACAATGACGATTGATCAGCGCTACCGGCTTAGCCTTTTAGCGTGGTTTTTAGCCGCTGTTTGCGCGCTGGGTTTGCTTTTTGCAGCCAGTGCGGACGTTAGTAGCCAATCCAAAGACATCCAAACGCACGATTTTAATTACAGCACCCGGAACAATACAGCTGCTTAATTCTGCCCGATGGCGCAACGGTAGCGCGGAGCACTGTTAATGCTTAGGTTCTAGGTTCAAATCCTAGTCGGGCAGCTGGAGTGAGTATGGATGGTATATCTTTTTTACAGCCGCTATCTCCTGAACTGCAGGAAGTTTTCTACGCGCGCGGACACGCGCACGGCTGTGTAGCGCTTAATTGCAAAACTGCCGCTACAAACTATCATCTTGCCGGCCGCCTGTACCTGTCTAAAAGCGGCTGGCTGCTGCTGTCAGTGCCGAACGCTTTCGTGCGCGGTCTGTTTTCGGCGTTAACCGCGCCCGGCGCTGAGCTCCCGATTGCAGGCCTAATGAACGTCCCCGGGGTGGCTGAAGACGCGTTAAATGCGCATATCTCGGTGCTTACGGCCGATGAGGTAGCGGCTATCGGTGCGGACAAGATTAATGAACGCGGGCAAATGTTCAACTACGGGCTCGGGCCTGTAAAGGAAATACCAGTCAGCAACGTAGACGGTATTAGCCGCGTCTGGGCTGTGCAAGTTGTTAGCCCCGCGCTGACCGCGCTCCGCAAAAGTTACGGCCTATCACCGTTACCGAACGGCGACCACGCGTTTCACATTACAGTTGCTTGCCGCCGCCGCCGAGTTCTTGGTAATAATGCCGTAAGCAAATTTGATGCTGCGTCTGGTCGCGGCGAGCTAAAAGCCGCATCTGACGATAAAACAACTTACGACTGCAGTTGTTCTGGAACGTGCACCTGCCCCGCGACATGTGTTTGTAAAAAGTTTGGTTGTTGCAGCACGCGCAAGACTGCAGCGCACGAAGGCGCGCCGTGGGATACGCCGGCCGACAAATTACCGTGGCGCGAACGAGTAGAGGTTTACGCGCACGACCCTAAAGGCCGCATTTACGGCGGAATTTGGAATACAGACAAATCTTTTGCTGTTCCGGGGGGCGGTATAGATCCCGGTGAAGATCCCGGGCAAGCGGCGATTCGCGAACTTGAAGAAGAGACCGGCATAAAAGCGACAAATCCGCGTGTATTGCCAGTAGCCCCGGTAGACAATGCGTGGAGCGAAAAACATCGTCAAGAAAAACAGCGCAATTTTGCGGGGTCTCGCACTCATTTTGTCGCGGTGGACATTCTTAATAAGTTGCGACGAAAAAATCTTGATAAGTGGGACGCAGCCCAGCGCAAGATGTACAACCCGTCCGCAGCAGCGGAAATGATGGCAGGCCACAAAAACTTTATGGCGCCAAGTGTCGCCGCCGGCCGACTCGCGGCCTTGCAGCATATTATTGCTAACGCCGCTAAAAAGACAGCTGCCGATATTCTTCCGAGCGTTACGGCGGACAATATCCCCGACAGTAAATTCTCACCTAAACAATTAGCTACGGGAGTCGAAGATGAGCGAGAACATACCGACAATGATCAAATCGCCAAAGAAATTGCCAAGGATTATCTGCAAACAGAGCCCGCCTACTATACGCACAAAGAGCAAAAAGAAACGGTAAATAAAACACCCGCAATTATTTTGCAGCTGCGTGCCGCCAAAGAGCATTCTGACGCTAAAAGATACGATCAAAAGAATGCTATCTTACGCGAATTAATGCTCAAGGCCCCGAATGAGTGGTACGTGGACGACCCGCTGCCGCATCACATGGGCGTCACGCATGACCCCACTAAATTCAAGTTCCACGCCGACCCGACTATTATTCCGCCTGACGTAAAGGTGCGCGCAAAAGCAGCAGAAGCTGAGCCGTATCTAGCGCAACTTAAAGCTACGCCTGTCGCTTACAGCAAAGATGAATCTGTGTGGCGTAATTTCGTAAAGCATCTAATGACCGTAAAAAATAGAGGCGACAATCAACTGCATATGCAGGCAAATACTGAAAGCTGGCGCAAAACACTAGACCCGGCTTACCGGCATCAGCAAAATATGGCACTAGCTCGCGGTGAGGCTCCTAAACAGCCCGGTTTCGCGACGCAGATGATTAACCGTCACGGAGGCAACGTACTCGCTGCGTTGTCATAAAATGGCCGCCCCTGTCATAACAAAAATCATAGATTGGTTTACGCCAAAAAAGGTAGAGCCTGATCCGGCACCCGCGCCTTTACCAGAACCTGTGCCGGCACCAACACCACCAACACCACCGGAACCAGAAATTCCCGCAATCCGCCCAAGCAATCTTCAGTTCGTAAACTACATCCGCGCCTTGATAATTTTGCAACGTATCCCAATAACAAAACTAAAAAAAGAGCTTGCAAAGTTACCGTGGCTCAACATCGCGTATGTGTGCGGCATTTTTATTTGGGTTGTTATGTCTTGTTTATTTGTAGTGCAACTTTGGCGAGCGTTTCTGTCATGAGTATTCCACCGACACAACTTACGCTCGCGGAGTGGCAGCAAGTTCCTGCGCGCGTGCAGGCTCTCTTGCCGACAGCGTGCGCGTTACAGTTAATGCATAACAAGGTAGCCAGCGAGACCGGCATTTTGGCTATTGCAACAATTAGCTGGCAACCTGAGAAAAATGAAATATTTGTACATACGCCAAACCGACTGTCAAATCGCGTAAAAGAAGCGTACGCAAATACGCTCCACGCCGGCGTGCCAATTTTGTTTACGCAAACAACCCCGGACAGCACGCATAGTGTTTTAATTAAGCAAGCCAGTATGACGAAAACTATCGGCGCTGGCTGGAACACAGCAAATACGGCCCTCGGCGGGCCGACCCCTCTATCAAACGCTATTGTGTCGAGCCTGCTTCTTGGCGGAATTGGTTACGGCGCCGGCACGTTAGCCGAGCAGTTGTTTCCAGAACGTTTTTTAGAGCCCGGGCAATTACGAAAACCGTTAGGTATTGCCGGCGGTTTAATTGGATTAGGTTACGGAGCGTTAAACGCCGGAGAAATTCGGCGGCAGCTGCCGGGTACGGGTTATTTAAACTCTTGGGTAACCAGCAACAACGCTAAGCTTCCAAACGAGCAACCGCCTGTCCCCGGAAAAAAAGCGAATTTTTTTGGCGCCGATAAAACGCAAGGCAACACTGGGTTATACGCTCCGACCATCCCTGTAGACGCGTTTAACCGCGCTGTCTGGTCTGACGCTAGCAAAGGTTACAGTCAGGCGGGTATCGTACCGCACACGAGCCCCGCGGTAGCTGCTGCCACTACCGGCTTAATGACAGGGCTTTCTACACAGGCCCGGTCTTCTATTATTAGCCCGGCTACTGTTATTACCGGTTTGGTTTCTGCGGGCGTTGGTTTAGCCACGGCGAACATCGCTGGGCGGACGCTCGGAGCTTTAGCTGGTTTAACCCCTATGGCCCAAGAAAAAATCCAAGATGCCGGGTTGTGGGCTGGCATGTTACACGCTGTTGTACCGCCGCTTTTTGGTATGCGGTGACAATATAATTAAACAGCGTCTTGCGTTGCGCATGTCGATTAGCGAGAATATCAGCTACAAGGAGATTTATTTACATGACTACAAAGAAAACATCTGTTAGTAAGCAGCCCGTTGACGCCCTTCGTGCCGAGCTGCGCGTATTAAATAACGCCGCTACTGACGTAGTAGATAACAAAAATTGGGTTACACCCGAATTTGTTTCGATGGTGAGCTCAGTGGCCATAAATTTAATTACTGCCGCTACAGTAGTTGGTTGGCTTGATTCGAACAACGCACAAGAAGTCACAAAGGCTGTTACGGCGCTTATTGCCGCCGCGGGCACAATTAGCGTTAACGGCTTTATTGTGTGGAAATACTTAGGCGGCCGCGAGGCTGTGAAAAAGGAAGCTATTCAAGCGCAATACCGCTACGCGGAAACGCTGCTTGTTGAGCGTATGCGTGCGGACAGTGCCTACTAACGATCCGTTAATCGCTAGGATCGAATCGAGTCAGGTTTTGCGGCGAGCAAGGGAAAGTCTTTTAAGTGAGCTTTCTTTTCGCGCTGACGGGCTGGCTCGATTCGATCCTATGCTGATCTTAATGGCAATTTCGATTATCGTGCAGGTTATCATAGCGTGCCGCAATCGAAATTCTGACGCAAAGATTGTTAACTGGTTGCGCAATGCTCGGACGCTTCCGCGCTTACGCACAATTCGGCTGCGTAGAAAACTAGACGCGCTGTGGCAAGAAACTTGCGGCAAACCAGACTGCGGCAAAAACGTGTTATTTGATGCTCTGCTGGACGCCTCAGAAAACGCTTCTGACGAAGAGCTATCAGAAATTTTGCAATTGGCGGCGCAAGAAGGTGCCGCATGAATAACACTTGCAAGGAAGCAAATCATGGCAAAATCAAAATCAGAACAAAAAAACGTTTTATCAGCAACAGAGATACTCAAGCGGCTGCAGAAGCTTGGTTACTTCGGTAGCCAGTCGTGGGCGCAAATTAAAAAAATTAGCGGCAAGTCATTAGAAGCCGTTGTTCGTGAGTATCAGAATTTTCACGGCCTTGAGCCGACCGGCATTGTGGGCCCGCGTACGGCGCACGTCATGGCCCGCCACCGCTGTGGTTTGCCAGACTTTAATATCACGAGCAAAGATAACGTGTGTAAATGGCCGCATAAAAACATTACGTATCACTCTAAATTAGTGCTGCCCGGCATTACTGATGTGCAGGCTACGCTGGCGTTTGACGCGGCTATTATGCAGTGGGCTAATGTGTGCGCTATCGAGCCCGTGCGTGTAGACGACGTTAATCACGCAAACATCCACGCGCGGTCTGGGAAAGGCCGCGGCGTGAACCTAGACGACCGCGGCGGCACGCTCGCGTGGAGCGAGCTGCCGTGCGGTGTTACGGCAAACATGCAGCTTGACCAGATGTACGACGAAGCGGAGGAGTGGACTTTTGACATGGCAGTAGCCGTTACCTGCCACGAACTTGGACACGCGCTTGGTTTAGAGCACCTTGGCCGTGGTAACTTAATGGCGCCCTACTACGACCCAACTGTCACCAAGCCGCAAAAAGGCGACATCGACGAGATGGTAAAACTTTACGGTAAAGTCAGTAAAAACACACAAAAAAAGAACAAGGGCGTTGTAGACGTTAGCGGCACAATTTTAATTAATGGAAAACCATATAGGCTTGTGCCGCAGTTCTGATAAAATACTCGTATCTCAATAAACGGAGCGTTACTATGAGTTTGTTTCAAGGCGTTTTAGCCGGATTATTTTTGTTTACGCTAGTTTTGACGTACGTCAAACAACTAGCGCCTCTCGTCAAGCTGGCTGTTCCCGCTTTTTTTAACGATTCAGCCCCGAAGGTTAAACCGTCAATTGCTGTTTCTCTCGTAGCGGATATTAAATCTGTCACAGAGCTGCGTGATCGGCTGGCCGCGGAAGGCTGCGAAGATGGCGTAACTGCGTGCACAACGCTGCTTCGCGTAATTGTCGAGTACCAACAACCGTCTAAGGGTGTTGTATGAAAAAAGTAGTTTGGTTTCTTGGACTTTTGCTGTTGCTGTCGTTCGTATTCCCGAACGGCCTAGCAGACATTAAATTTCCTGTTAAGCCGCCTGTTGTTGCGCCGGACCACGTTGTCGTTACCGATCCGACTATCGTAAAGCTGCTGCAAAACGCCACCGACGCCGATCGCGCTCGGGTACAAAGCATTTATATTGGTTTAAAGACCGTGGTAGCGCGAGATAACGGCAAACTAGTAAATACAACAGAGCGTTTTGCGGTACTGCACGCAAACACATTAAAACTAGCCGTAGATCAAGTAAATAAGTACCCTGGGCTTGACGTTGCGATTAATGACGTGATTAAAGCGCAAATGGGTACCGAAGAGGTCGTGCAGCTAAACCCAGACACGGTTAAAAAGTTGGTAACAGCTTGCGATATCATTGCTGATTCTGCGGTGACCAAATCGGCACCAGCTGAGAAAAAGTAACAATGATTAGTTTTTTGGCGTTTGTAATTTTAGGCGTTGTTTTGTTGGTGTATTCAATGTGGCGCGCGCTAGCGTTGTCCACAAGTACACCAGTTGGTTTGAGGGTGGTTCAACTTAGGAGTAACCAAATGGCAGATATGCTTTCATATAAAGTTTCCGCCGGCGCCCCCGTTGATGGGGATGTCGTGTCGCGTGTTGTAACGGTAACCGTAAACGGCGAATCGAAGGGTTCGACGTCGTACGCCGGTGATTCAGTTGAGCTCGGCGTAATCTCTGTGCCGCAAGATTCGAATGTTGTTTTAACGCTTGTCGACGTCGATGACGCCGGCAATTCGTCGGAGCCCGCCACGGTAACGTTTGTTGCCGTTGATACGGTTGCCCCGACGCAGCCCGGGTTTTTCGGGGTAACGCTTGTCGGCGAGACACACGAAGCGGCAACGCAAGTCGTGGTCGATACCAACACAGTAGTCGAGCCTGAGGCAGTAGTCGAGCCTGAGTCGGCTGAGTGAACTAGCTGGAGCACGCCATGGCCGATAAAGAGCAATTCTTTGACAGCGTCTTTGACGTTGCAAAGGCATATCAGACAGGTTTCGTGGGCGCTTACAGCAACCCCGAAGCTGCGGAAGCATTGCGCGCGCAAATTAAAAGTGCGGGCGGTATTCCGGATGGGGCTATGGCGTGCTCCGCATATAGGCTCGAGGAGACGGGCAAAGGAAAACTTTCTGCGCCCTTCCTCGAGATCTTAAAAATTTATCCAGACTGCCTACCGGGCGGAGCGCAGGGCCGCGGTGACTGTGTAAGTTGGTCGACGCGAAACGCGTGTCTCGGCACCATGTGCTGCGATATTACTTGCGGCGTTCCTGATCCAAAATCAGAGCGGCTTGAAGGCCCGCCAGAAGTTAGCGACACAGCGCGTTTAAACGGCGTGTTAAGCACAGAAGCGTTTTATAACTGGCGCCGGCACGGTGGCGACGGCTGGAGCTGCGCCGAAGCTGCTCAAGTAGCGCTAAACGAGAGTGGCCTCTGGCTGCGTAAAAAATACGACGAGATTAACGTTGATTTTACGCAATACAGTTCGCGTAACGCTGGGCTCTATGGCTCCCGCACTCCGCCAACCTCTTGGCTTGCAGTAGGCAAAGACCACCGCGTACAAACAATTACCGAGGTCGAGACATACGAAGTCTTGCGTGACTTACTCGCTAACGGTTATTGCGTAAGTTCTTGCGGTAGTGAGGGCTTTTCGGACCAGCGCGACGCTAATGGCGTGTCTAAGCGCAGCGGGAGCTGGGCGCACGCGCTTGCTTATCTGGCCGCGGACGACCGACCCGAGACTATTAAACTTTACGGCGAGCCGCTTATATTAGTCCAAAATAGTTGGGGCGCGTGGAATGAAGGTGGCCGCAGGATTTTAGGCACGGCCTTCGATATTCCAATTGGCGCGTTTTGGGCAAAATGGTCTGATATCAAAAACCGATACATGGTGGCGATTTCTGGCGTAAACGGTTGGCCGCGTAAAAAACTACCGCATTATGGCTCGTTAGGCAATATTTAAATACACGTCTGATTTGGAGTAGTTCACATGTTTGAGTGGCTTATGCTTTTAGCCCCGGTGACGTATGCCGAATCGCCCAAAAAAGATTGTGTCGGCATGGTCGCTGCAGAGGCTGCTTATGTTTCTTTCCTTCCTGACGCAATTCCGCCAAAAGTATTAGTCGACACAAAGGACTGCACAAGATGTAAAGGTACGGGTAGAATCCGCACAGGTGACGATCTGCACTGGACGGACTGCCCGGATTGCGAACCGAAAGACGGCAAAGTAAACGCTGAGTCAAAACTGGCGCCGGTTATGAAATTACAGCAACGCGCGTTACCTGATAATTGCGTATCTGGTACATGCACAATTCCGGTAAATAAATGAGGACATCATGGCTGACCGCAAGGATGTGATTGGTAAGTGCTACACGTACCGCGGACTTAAATTTTACGCGCAAAACGGCTTTGTGTGTCTGCACGACGAGCAGACGGGCGAGTTCTTCGTGCTAACCCGCCGGGAGTTTTTGGAGCGTGCCACCGCGCTTAGTGCTGAAGCGAAACAGCTGCGCGAGATGATGGTTAAGAACCCCGGCAAGCGGTGGCTCTCCCACGACCGCATGGATTTACAGCAGGGCGTTGACATGATGGCCGAGTGCGCGCGTGACGCTAAAAATCAAGGCGACAGGACAGACCCGAAAGTCGACGCGTGGTTTATGCGTCACCGGCCAAACCGTAAAAGTGCTGTTTCGCTGTCCTCGTCTGGGAATTTCTCAACCGCCCTGCCCCCTTCTCTGCCTGTAGGTCGGGATACCGGCAAGCATGTATCACCTGACTTTTCTGTTTTTTCGGGGCAATCTGGTAAAAAGAAGCTCATCCTCCCCGGAGACTTCTGATGGATATTACAGCGCAGGATGGGTTTAAGCTCGGGTTTTTGACCCGATGCGCCGAAGAAAAGCTGACTGGCGCCGAGCTCGACGCGCGGCTGGATCAAGTCGCTAGTTTTAATAAACGGGCTACAGAGTTAGTTAAACTCTCGCCCGTGACTATTGGCGGCGGGACGGCGGCGGGCATGATCGTCGGTGCCGGTAAAACCTTAGCGGGTGCTCTCCAGATGATCACGGCCGTCCCGATCGCCGGGTCAATTATTGGTGGCGCGGGGCTTGGTTACGGTACCGCCAAAATGCTTGAGCCAGCACTAGATGACGACGAGCTTAAAGCGCAAGAATTAGCCGCAACCTACAAGCTTTATGCGGATAAAGCTAAAAATCGTAAAAAGGTTCGGCAGTACCGGCTGGGGCGTGGGTAGTCGTGAGCCTTAAAAAATACTATGGCGAAACCGGTGGCGAGTCGCATGGCGGCGAACGTCTGCACTGGCCCGGAACAGTGGACGGGTACCCTGTCCGCGGAAATGCGCTGCCGCCCGATCTTAAAAAAGAAGAGATGGAGAATATCGATCTCCGCCTCGATTTTAAGAGCAAAATGTTTGAATTATGGGATCCGGCGCAGAAAGCGGAATTTGACGACGTAAACGATAAAATAGTTAATGGATGGTACTTACTTCAACGCCGCAACGACAACTGGGACGACGAACATAAGCATTTTCGTGTCTGGGTAGAGTGGGCGCAAGTTTACGGCATGTTGCCGCCAAAGGTGCAATAATGACAACAAAAAAAGCTAGCTGGCTCACTCAATACGTTACAGACCCGCTGAGTTCGGGGCTTGATTACGCCTTGGGCGGCTCAATGCCGAATGGCGCTACTGAGCAAAACGCCGCCGCTATCGCCGCCCGCGCGGCAGCGAAGTCGGACGCCGCCTCGGCCGCGGTGCTTGGACCCGACCTGTTGAAGTACACGCTTGCCGGTGCGGGGCTAGGGCTGGGCGGCGCAAAGCTGTATCACTTACTCAGCGGAATAAATAAGCCAAAACAAAAATACACAAAGTTTGGCCCGGGCTCTAAGTCAATCGACGAGGACGAGAAGATCGCCGAAGCAGGTATTTTAGAGACTATTAGCAGCGCCCCCGGTAATTTGCTCAATAAAGTATTGAGCAATCCAGCCGACCGCGGTGCGGCCCGAGCCGCCGCGCTAGTCGCGACCACCGGCCTCGGCATTTACGGCGGTTCGTCGCTTATGAATGCTATTATAGCTCAAAAGAAAAAAGACGAACTGAACGACCAAGTTGACGCCGCAAAGAAAGAATATCAGCGCGCGTTAATCGGGCGTAAAGCCGCTGCGCTTGATGCGGCGTTTAATAAATTTGCCGAAGTTACAAAGCAAGCCGATAATCCGCTTTTAACTGCTATCGGTAGCACATTTTCAGGCCCGCTTACCGCGGTTTCTGGCGCCGCAAAAGCTGTAATGCCGGCCGCGGCGGCCGGCGGCACCGCCCTGGCCAAGCTTCCGTTTGACATTATGCGGCAGTATCCGGCTGTTTGGAATGCGTACGTAATGTCGACGCTTGGGCTTGGCGCGCTGTCTGGGAAAATGACATACGACTGGACGCGTGAACGCAGCCGAGATAAGGCTGTATCGCGTGCACAGAAAGCACGAGCGCGCATTGCCGGGGCAGCGCCAATTTATGTTGACCCGGAACAAATTGCGGCTATTAAGCAAATCGCTGACTAACTCGATGAGCCGCTACTATGCCACTTCCCGAACAGTCAAACTCGATCTTAGGGCCGCAAGCCCGAGAATTTGGCGACGTTAACGCGTTACGCCAAAATATCTTTCAGCAATCGCAGCAGTCTGCAATTGGCGTAGCGCCGTTCGAGCCCGTTTTTACTCGAGAAGATATTTTTGATACTGCGGCGACTCAAGCCCGCGGTATTAAACCTGTCCAGAACGATCTGTATACGCTCAGCCTTGGCGAGGTAGGTTACGAAGGCCCCGAGCGTTTTACGAAAAAAGATCACAAGCAGGCTGTGCTCTCTCACGGCTCCCTCGCGCGAAAATTGCGCGGTACGTGGAATCTAACGGACAACAAAACAGGCGCGGTTATTGCGCAAAAGCGGTCAACGTTGGCTAATGTGCCGTATATGACCGACGCTGGTACGTTTGTGCATAATGGCGTGGAGTACACGCTGGCCCATCAGATGCGACTTCGCCCGGGCGTATACACCCGCGAAAAAGACAACGGCGAACTTGAAGCGCATGTAAATGTGCTTCCCGGAAAAGGCCGAATGCACCGATATTATCTTGACCCTAAAACGGGCGTATTCAAGATCAATATTGGCCAAGCGCAGATTCCGCTTATGCCGCTGCTTAAAGCGCTAGGCACTTCAGAGCAAGATATTCGCAAGGCGTGGGGCAACGAGCTCACCGCTGTGAATATGGAAAAGGGCGACGCCGGCACGCTCGACAAGCTGTATAGCCGGCTTGTCTACAAAGCCATACCCGGCATTGACGCCCCAGGAAAACAAAAAGCCATCGCCGACGAGTTTTTAAAAATGGAGATGGATCCCGAGGTGACAAAGCGCACGCTTGGCGAGCCTATCAAAAATTTAACGCCTGACGCCATCCTCAAGATCACGAAGAAGCTGATTGCCGTAAACCGGAAAGAGACCGAATCAGACGACCGCGACAGCATGGCTTTTCAACAAGTCCTTGGCCCTGAAGATTTAATTGCTGAACGCTTCTCAAAAGATAGGGCCATGCTGCGGCAACTGCTATGGAAAGCCACGGCGAAGAAAACACTCGATCATGTACCGACTGGTGCGTTTAATAAAGCGATTGTGGCTGCGCTTATTGGTAGCGGTCTCGGGTCTAGTCTCGAAGAAATTAATCCGGCGGAAATTTACGACCATCAAACGCGGGTTACCAGATTAGGCGAAGGTGGCATTAGCTCGCTTGACGCCGTGCCGCAAGAATCGCGCAGCGTGCAGCCGAGTCACTTCGGGTTTGTAGATTATCTCCGCACGCCGGAGTCTGGAAAAGTAGGTGTAGACATGCGGTTCGCCCGCGGTGCTGTAAAAGGCTCTGATGGCAAAATATACATGAAAGTGAAGAATCTGAAGACAGGCGAGCTTGAGTACAAGTCGCCGCAGGACATTGCTGATATGCCGCTTGTGTTCCCGGGCGAGGATAAAAGCGACCTCCCAACCGTGGCCGCAATTGTTAACGGCAAAATGAAATACATTCCGCGCGATCAAGCGCAGTACATGGCTCCAAATATGGATGCGTCTTTCTCGATGTTGTCTAATATGGTGCCGCTCAAATCCATGATGAAAGGTCACCGCGTTATCATGGGTTCGCGCATGTTTACGCAGGCGCTGCCCCTTGTCAACGCTGAATCGCCGTTTATTCAATCAGCTATCGCCGACGATCCATCGCGCTCGTACGAAGACGATATGGGCAAGAGCATGGGTGCCGCATACGCCGACGAACTTTCGCAGGTTGTATCTGTTACGCCAGACGAGATTGTTTTACGCAACAAAGACGGTGAGCAAAAAACAGTTGAGCTTTACAATGACGCGCCGTTTAATCGAAAAACTTTCTGGACACAAACAGCAGCTGTAAAACCCGGCGATACAGTTAAACCCGGCCAGCTTATTGCGCAGTCAAATTTTACAGACAAGAACGGCACTGCGGCGCTTGGTTTAAATATGCGCGTAGGTTACTTGCCGTTCCGCGGGCTTGTGTACGACGACTCAGTGGTGATATCTGAGTCTGCAGCAAAGCGCCTGACATCTGAGCACATGTATCAGCACGAAGCCGACGCGGACGACAACACGCACATAGACAAGAAGAAATTTGTTAGCTTGTTCCCAAGTGAGTATGACAAAAAAACTTTAGATAACTTTGACGATAATGGCGTAATCAAAAAAGGCGCTGTTGTCACGTACGGCGACCCGCTTATTCTCGTGAGCAAAGCGCGGGAAACCACATACGGGCAGGTGTTTCGCGGCAAGTCGGCTAACTTCACTAATGACTCTGTTACTTGGGATCACCACTCCCCGGGCGTCGTCACTGACATCGCTAAAACAAAAAAGGGGTACAGCGCAATTGTTAAAAGCAAAGCGCAGATGGAAGTAGGCGACAAACTCACCGGGCGCTTCGGCGACAAGGGCGTCGTGGCTGGCATTATTGCTGACGATCAAATGCCGCAGGATGCGCAAGGCCGGCCAATAGAGGTGCTTGTCAGCCCGCTCGGTTTAGCCAGCCGAATTAATCCGTCTCAGATCGTAGAAGCAGCGCTCGGTAAAGTAGCTGAAAAAACTGGGCAGCCGTTCAAGATTAAAGACTTTGACGACCAGACTGATCTTATTGCTTTTGCAAAAGCAGAATTACGAAAACATCAACTTACGGATCTCGAGGACGTTACTGACCCCGAGACTGGGCGCAAAATTAAAGGCGTGCTTACTGGTAATCGTTTCTTCATGAAATTGCACCACACGAGCGAAAGCAAAGCGCAGGGCCGGTCTACTGGCGGATACACGGCTGAAGGCACGCCAGCCAAGGGCGGGCCTGAAGGCGCTAAGCGCATCGGCATGCTCGATCTGGGTGCTTTGCTTTCGCACGGCGCTGGGCAGGTTATTCGCGACGCCAAAATGGTGCGCGGGCAAGCTAATCCAGAATATTGGTCGCAGGTAATGGCGGGCTATACGCCGCCGCTTCCAAAGATTCCGCAAGTTTACACAAAATTTGTTGAGCAGCTTCGGGGTGCAGGTATTACCACCGTCCGCGAAGGCACAAAGACGCACATCATGGCGTTGACTGACAAAGAAATTGACAAGCTTACGGGCGACCGCGAAATACAGAACGCCGATACAGTTGATTGGAAATCTGGCCTGCGCCCCAAGACCGGCGGGCTTTTTGACGAAGGGCTTACTGGCGGCCATAACGGTAATCGTTGGGCTAAGATCACTCTGCACGAGCCTATGCCAAATCCGGTTATGGAAGAACCGATTAGGCGCACTCTTGGGCTTACCGAGAAAAAGTTCAGAGATATCTTAGCCGGACAAGAGAAGCTTAATGACGAAACCGGCCCAATGGCTATTAAGAACGCGCTAAAGCGTATTAATGTGCCTAAAGCTATAGAGCAGGCGCGTCAAGATATTCAGTCCGGCCGCAAGGTCGCGCGGGATGCCGCCGTTCGAAAACTAGCGTTTTTAAAAACTTCAGAAAAGACTGGCACACATCCCGAGGAGTGGATGCTGACCAAGATGCCGGTAATACCGCCAGCGTTCCGGCCCGTCTCGACGATGGGGCAGAAAAAACTACCGCTCGTTGCCGACGCAAATTATCTGTACAAAGAACTGCTCGACGCAAACTCTGTATTAAAAGATTCTGCTGGCGTATTTACTGAAGTCGGCAACGAACGCCTGGGACTATACGACGCAATGAAGGGCGTCACGGGCATGGGCGACCCTGTGCAGGCCAAGAACGTCGAGCGACGAGTGCGCGGCTTTTTATCGCAGATTTTTGGAAGCTCGCCAAAGTACGGCACTGTGCAGCGCAAACTTCTTAGTTCAACTGTGGATCTTGTTGGTCGAGCTGTAATTACGCCTAATCCTGATTTGGATATGGATCAGGTTGCCCTCCCCGAAGAAAAAGCGTGGGAAATTTATAAGCCGTTTATTGTGCGCGGGCTGGTGCGTCGGGGGTTACCGCGCATGGAAGCAATTAAGTCGTTTGACGACAAAAACAATATGGCCCGCGGTGAATTAAACCAGCAAATGAATTCTCGGCCAATTATTATTAATCGCGCGCCGGTACTGCACCGTTACGGCATAATGGCGTTTTATCCGCGTCTTACTAAAAACAAAACAATGGAAGTGAGCCCGCTTGTAACCAATGGTTTCGGCGCTGACTTCGATGGCGACGCCATGCAATTCCATGTGCCTAGCACTGACGCAGCCGGCCGAGAAGCCGCTGAAAAAATGCTGCCAAGTCGTAATTTATTTGCGGCGTCAACGTTTAAGGGTCATTACACCCCAGTAGCTGAATTACAATCTGGCCTGTATGTTGCTTCCAACCGGATTAACAAGAAGTCGCCCGCGCGAGTCTTTAAATCCGCCAAAGATGCCATTGCCGCTTATCGGCGTGGTGATATTGAGGTCGACACGCCGGTACATATTGTGGAGAATGATTAGGGCCACCAAACAAGGAGATTTTCATGTCCATGATCAATTACGAACTTTTGCGCCTTGCCCGCGCGACCATGCAAAAAGCTGCCGCCGTACCACCACCTTCGGCTGATCCTGCCGCCATGGGCGGTATGGGAGCGCCCCCGATGGATCCGGCTGCTATGGGCGCTGACCCGATGGCCGCGATGGCCGCTGCTCCTATGGACATGGGTATGGGCGCTGGCGCCCCCGCACCGGCCCCTGCCCCCGCACCGGCTCCTGCTCCGGCCCCCGCCGCCGCACCTGCTGGCGCGCAGCAAAAACTTAAGCCGGAACAAATGATGCAAATGATTGATTACCGCATGTACAACATGCAGCAGCAGCTTACGGCGATCATGAATGCAATGGGCGTGCAATTACCGCCTGAGGCGATTGTTCTCCCGCCGGGCTCGACCAGCGCGCCGTCAGTTGAGTCAGCTTTGCCGGGCGCTGCTAACGCGCCTACGGCCGCAGCCGATCCCTCCGCCGGTGGGCAATTGCCGCCGGATGTGTACGCCGGGCAAGACCCCACGCAAAACGGCGGCGCAGTAGCCCCGATCCCGCCCGAGAAAGCCGCTTGGTGGCAGGTTGACGACTCGACGAAATCGGCTTCGTATATCGGTGACCCGGTTGCGCGTACAGAAGCGCAGCAAATTAACTTACAAGTTTCAGCAGCCGCAGCTTCAGCGCTGTACAGGAGCTTGATGCGGAATGCTCGTTAAAACGCAGCACTATCTTCAACCAAGTGTTACTGACGCGCATAGCGTTATCGTTGAAGATCGTTTTGGAAATATTCTGTACGTAGCGGTAGAAGTCGATAACGGCGCGATTGTAACGGCGCAGGCGGGCGACAGTAATTTTGCTGCCGTTCTTAAAGCGTTAGGTTTTGATAAAGTTACAACAGTACACGACGTTAAGCCAAAATCAATAGAAGAAACAAAGAGCTTGTTGTGAAATGTTAAAAACAACGCTTGGACAACTTCTGATAAATAGCGCGCTTCCCGCGGACATGCGAGACTACAATCGCGTCCTGACGAAGAAAAACGTGACTGGACTCGCTACTGATCTGGCCACGCGGTACCCAGACAAGTACCGCGAGGTCATGAAGCAGATGCAAGATATCGGCGCTGAAACTGCGTACACGACAAACGGTATGTCCGTCGGTTTAGACGCCATCACCACGTCGATTGTTGCGCAAAAAAAGCAACAAGAAATTAAACAAAAGCTGCGCGGCGTGCTGAGCGACGCTAGCCTCGACGACAAATCTCGGAACCTTAAAATACTTGAGTTATCGTCGCAGGCTCAAAAAGAACTTATCGACATTGTTTACAAAGACGCTGAAGAGCAAGATAACCCGCTCTTTCATCAAGTGTCGTCTGGCGTTAAGGGAAATAAATTTCAGCTTAATAGCATTCTTGGCGCCGACATGCAGTACGTAGATCATCGCAACCAACCAATTCCAATTCCGGTGATGCACGGCTACAGTCAGGGCTTGCGTCCGGTGGAGTATTTTGCTGGGGCGTTCGGCACGCGCAAAGGTTTGATGGACTTAAAAACTGCGACGTCTGACGCTGGATTTTTTGCCAAACAGTTAACGCAAATGAATCACAGGTTGCTCGTCACGTCTGATGATGAGGATCAGCCTGAGTTACTGGCCGGCGCCGATAATCGCGGCTTTCCGTCGGACGTTGACGATGTAGACAACGAAGGTGCGCTACTGGCCAGAGCCTCCGGGCCGTACAAACGGAACACGGTGCTTACGCCAAAAATATTAAAAGACCTAAAGCAACTTGACATTAAAGACATACTAGTGCGTAGCCCCGCAGTAGGCGGGCCAGCCGACGGCGGTGTGTACTCTAAGGATGTCGGATACCGCGAAAAGAACCGGTTACCGCCGATTGGTGATTATGTTGGAATTGCCGCCGCCCAAGCATTAGCTGAGCCAGTTACACAAAGCCAGATTTCTTCTAAGCACTCTGGCGGCGTAGGCGGAGCTGGCGCTATTTCTGGATTTAAAGCGCTTAATGCTTTAGTGCAGGTGCCGGAAAAATACCCCAGTGGCGCCACCCACTCTCAATTAGACGGTGCAGTGCAAGATATTCGGCTGGCGCCACAAGGCGGCCATTACGTGATTGTTGCCGGAAAAGAACATTACGTGCCGACAGACGTGGCGCTTAAGGTGAAAAAAGGCGATGTACTTGAAGCCGGTGACGTGTTGTCAGAGGGTATGCCCAGCCCGGCCGAAATAGTCAAATACAAAGGAGTCGGAGAGGGCCGCCGTTATTTCGTACAGGCTATGAGGCAAGTACTAGGTAATAGCGGAATCACTGGACATCGGCGTAACATTGAATTGTTATCTCGCGGACTCATTAATCATGTCCGGTTGACCGACGAATACGGCGATTATGTGCCAGACGATATTGTGCCGTATTCTATGCTGGAGCGGTCATGGCAGCCGAGAACCGGGAGCGTACACGGTAACCCAAAAAGCCTAACTGGACATTATTTAGAAAAGCCGGTGCTGCATTACTCAATTGGCACTAAAATTGGCAAATCTGTTTTAGACAACTTTGACAAATACGGCATCAAAGACATTGAAGCCCACAAAGAGCCGCCACCTTTTGAGCCAGAGATGGTGCGGGGTATGGCAAGCGTTGCTACAGACCCGGACTGGATGACGCGCATGATGGGCTCGTATCAGCAAAAAAGCTTATTAAATGCTACTCATCGCGGCGGCGTGAGCGACACGGCTGGTAGCAGTTTTGTGCCTACTTTGGCTCGTGGAGAGACGTTTGGCCTGTCCGGCGCGACTGCCGGATGGCAATCGCAACCATAAAACAGTGGATCGCAAAGTCAAATACAGGTAAATTATCAGTTATCTGTTTCCGAATAGCGCAAATGCCGCATGGAGGTGGCTGTGTACAACAAAAAAAGTAACAAACCCGCTTGGAAGCAACAACTTGAGAAGTTGGGGCAATACTCCCGCTCGAATGTTAAGTACGCGGCGTTAGGCGGCAATGGTGACGACACCCCGTTTGAGCAGGCATTTAGCAACTTAGCTCACGCTTACCTGCAAGACAAAGCTCCCGGCCTACTTGACCACGAAGTCGGCTTTCAGCTTCTCGACCGCAATAACGAAAATACCAAGGCTGTTGGTGTTTTTGCGTTTAAGCTCGGGACGATGTGGCTGTACGCGCCTATGTTCTTTTTAAACGGCGACTTAAAGGGTCACGAACTGCTGTACCTGAAAAATCAGGACATGTTTGTACCGCTCAAAGAAAATTGGATTAATTATCTCATTAACCGAAAACCCGGTATTCTCGGCCACGGCGTCGACCGCAGCCTTTCTCGGCTTGGCCAACGGCAGCCTGACTTTACGCAGCTTAGCCGCTCGCCGTCTAAGTTCGGCTCGGCAAACCCGACGCTTAAAGAAATGATCACAGAAGCCATGCCGGCGTTTGCAAAAGCTGCAACGCTGAACACCACCGCCGCATTTCAAGAAATCAGCGTGAGCCTCGACCTGGGTACTTTTTTGAAGTCGGCCCGGCTTGAGACGCTCGACTTCCTCGTTAAGGCTTGTCAGCGCGCGCCGCAACTAGCGTCGGCTATTGAGCAGTTTCACGGGCTCAATATTATTAAAGAAGCCATTGACGCGGCCAAGATTCGTGAAAACGCGCCAAAAATCGCCAGCATTGTGTCAGAGGCGCCTGAGAAGCCAAAGGCTCTCAAGGGCTTAAAGATCGTAACTATGGACGTAACGATCCAAACGATGCTGCCCCCCGGACACACAGAAGAAGATCAAGAAAAACTTCTAAACGACGGTATTCTTATCGACGATCAGCGCGACCGCGATAACGTGGCAATTCCGTATCATATCCAAGTAGATAAGAAGCTTTTCAACCCCACTCAAAGCGGGCTGTACGACATCCTCGTTAAGCCGGGTGACATTGAACGCTGCTACGTAGCCGCTTATCCGATGGGCGCGTCCAAGCGCACAGACTTTATTACCGTAGTTCGCGTAGACGGCAAACCGGACTGGATTAATACCCGCGCGGATCAAGTGTTCGCCCTAGCCCGAATTGAAGGCGAAGAGTTTGACAAGTGGTTTGACGCACTGCCAGAAGCCAATAGCGTGTCCAAGTCTGGCCGCCACATGGCGATCTGCAAGCGCGGCGACGCGACAGTTCCGTTCCGCGTTATCCGCGAGTACGGCGAGTCGGAGTACGGCACGACAAGTTACGAGGCGCATCTTGAAGATCACTCGAAATTCCCGCCCAAGGGGCACATTTCGCCGTGCTGCTACACCGACCCACTAAATTACGATAAATGGCGCGACGGCGTGCGCATCCACCTTAACGGCAAAAAGGGCGGCAGCCTGCGTTCAAGCATGGGCGACATCTTTGTCCCCGAAGGCTACAAGTTGCTCAAAGTCAGCAAGGGTGAAGACGACGCCGAGTCTGCCGACGACCAAGGCGCTTGCGGTTGCGGCGAAAGCGACCCGCCAGCTCTCATGCCCGGAAATCTTATTGACGCGCAGCTTTGCTTAATGAGCAAAACGGCTTCGTTGGAGGTAACACATAACGGCACGGAAGTCGAGATAAATGGCGAAAAGAAACTTTCCGAAAAACAAGCGCTAGTTAATCTGCTTGTTGAGCACCACCTGCGAGAAGACGCCGCCCGCGAGATTTTGACGCGAGCTGCTTCGTCCCGTAAGTTCTCCTGCCGGCTTAAGCTAGCTGCTGACCCGTATGGCGGCCCGATGATGATTAACGGCGCGCCCAGTGCGCCCACTATGCCGTCACCGGTAATGGGCGGCGAGTTTGTCATGGGTACAAATGTGCCCACGCAACTCGGTATTGATCAGGGCGTACCAGTTCCCGACATGCTTGCTCTTAATACGGACCGCAGCGTTTACAATCCAAACCCAATGTACGATAAGGGCGTGCTGGGCTCCGGAACTGATCAAGAACTGCAACGCGTTCTTGACGCGGCGCAGTCTGGTCAAAAAGAAGTATTTGATACGGCTATGATCGGCAGCATGTTACGTGCCGTGCGTGACGACTCGCTTGTGGATCGCTACATGGGCGACTTAACCAAGGGGTTAGATAAGCTTGGCCGCATCTTGTTTATGTTCTACTGGCACGGAGATCGATTTGCTGACCGCTATGGCAAGAGCGACATGCCCGAACTTGAAGACTCGCTTCGTAACGCGTTTGAAATGCTCGGCGATGTTATTCTCTTCCTGAAGCAGAAGACAATCGACCCGAACCCGGACAATAGCGCGCAGGATATCGACCTGAGCGCTGTAGCTAACTCTTAATAGGTGAAAAATGGCTGGCACTATTTGGGCGGGCACTACTACATTTACAGCAGCAAGCGGCACTGAAACAGTTGTGCCGGTAAAGATGCCGCACCGAGCAATTTTGCGCGGATACGCGCTTGTTCAACTAAACGGCGCTGACAACAAGTTTGAAGCCGATCTGTATTCCAGCAGCCAAGAGACAGCGCCGAACAGTACATTGCCCGCTGAGGCTTTTCACGTTTTAAGTCTTTCGGATTTTGCCGACGTAGTTTCTGATCAAGACGTCGTGGCTATTGCTGAAAATAGTGATGTTAATGTTGCCTACCTTAACCGCGACGGAACACCTACGCTCCCGCAGCGTTTTTTGTACCTGCGAATCAAACCGAACGGTAGCGGCAGCAAGAACTTTGTGCTGACTGTCACCGTCGAAACGCCGATGCTTCGGTAAATACCACATACTGGAGAAATAGCATGAGTGTTTCTAGCAATCTGCAGACACAGCCAGCGTGGCTTGATACGTTCCCAGACGCAAACTTAGCGTTTGGTTTTGACTCTACCGGCATGTGGTTCTCTGGCGACGCGGAAAATGCGCTGTACCCTATTCGCACGAACTATGACATCGGTGGCGAAACAACTGTCGTAGTCGTTTACACGTTTGTGCACAGCAACATTAGCGACGGGGACGAGGATGAGGCCTGCCCCGATCACGGCATTTGTTTTTTCAAAGCCGACGCTGAGCCGTACTGGAGTTGGGACGATGACACGTCACGTATTGCCGTTCAGTACAATTGCGGCAATCCGCGCGTGATGGGGCAAGTTGCAGAAAGCGTCGTGTATTCAGAATACACACTCACAGTTGACATTACTTACACAGCGCGCGTGACGTATGACCCAGTTGCAGAAACTATTACGCACGAATTGTTTGTAGGCAGTAGCCCCGACCCCTCCGACCTTGTCGACACAATTGTGCTTGAAAACGAGCGGCTTTCTGCTGGCGCGTACCGCATCGGTTTTCACGCCGATGTGGATACCGATGTTAGCGATAAGGCTTATTTCACGTACCTCGAAATTAGCGCCGAGCCGGGTGAAATTTTTACGCGCGTATTCCGCGCGTTGCATTTTCCACGCCGCCGCCGCGAGATTGTCAGCGAAATAAATCTGACGCCGATCAACGTGCAGCCGGGTGAGATGCTGTACGACGAAGACGAGAATAAACTGTACGCCGGACTTGCAGACAACACGGCGGTAGAGATTGGCGGCGGCGGAGCAAACAACTACGTAGAGAGCGACATTACCGGGCTTACAGGCGGGACAGTGCTTACAAACATCGTCAAAATTACCCAGGCCGGCTATAACGCATTGGCGACTAAAGATCCGGCAACTGTGTACTACATTGTTGCCGAGTAATCGCTATGCCAATAGTAGACAGCGATACATACATAGGCAGCACCAACATCACGTCTATTAAAATAGGCGATGACGATGTTGCACGCGTGTTTATAGGCGATAAGTTGGTGTTTTGTCGCGGCGATTCGTGTTGCTCGGAGGCAACTGCCCCCGTCAAAATGACCGGCTGGGTTGCTGGTGAGCGCACTCTCTCTCCTATTAACTACGCGCCGTATGGCCGTGAGACATATGTTTACGGAGATGAAACGGTTCGCTACATAACAGGCGTGTGGCTTTACACGAACGAAGGCGCAGAACTCGCCAGAGCGTATAGTTATGCGACCCGGCCGTGGTTGGTAAATTGGCCGGCGCCATTTACGGCTGAGCAGGTTTGCCCTCCGTGTGTTAATGGCTGCACGGATAACACAGCCACAAACTACAACCCAAGCGCAACGTGTGACGACGGCTCATGTATTCCATGCGTCTATGGCTGCACGAACCCAGCCGCCGACAATTACAACCCGTTAGCGACTTGCGATGACTCTTCGTGTACTGGCGACTCTGGTTTCAAGTGGATGAGAATGCTGAGCATAGATTCCACCACGGCGTCTGGAATCGGGCAGAACGCCATCACAGTCGCAATTACCCAAAGTGGTGGCGGGATGTTCGAGCACAGCGGCATGTACAACCCCGGCACTTTCCCGGCAGACTACGGCGTACCAAGCAGCGGCAAGCAAATTGGAAACACGCAGACCGGGGTATTTACTGCGACGTTTAGTTCGCCCGTCACAGACGCCCTAGTTGCTTTTGCTAGTGTCGGTAATCCCGGCACGGGGGTCCCAGTACAGGTACTCGACGAGAATGGCGCGCCAAAACCGTTTACGCCAATCTGGGAGTCAGGCGGCGAAACGACATATCAAAATCCCGTAGGCGCTACTCAGTACACACAATTTACTGGCGCAGAAGGGTTCAACATTATTCGAATCGACGGCACAATGACTAGCGTGAAGTTTAACTACACCGTCAGCGAATATTACTGCACAGTCTGTTTCGGGTTTGTTGACCAAAACTCGCCGTGATAGCCTGGTAATTGCGACCAATACGGCTAAGAAAGTTTTACATGCTGACCGCCTTACGCGACAATCCCCTACGCGCGCCGAACTGGCGTTGGCTGCGGGCTGTGCAAATTGACGCTGGTGGCCCAAAGCCGTCCAAAGCCGTTGACGGCTCCGATGGTTTTGAGTGGATTCGGCGCATTGTGCGGCTAAAGCGTCGTCACGCTATGGCTGCAAATAAACCACACGCTGTATACGCCTTAGTGCGTTTAGACCGTGGGTTATTCTGGGCGCATTCAGTTTGGGCAGAAGAAAAGGCCCCGACACGTTGGGCTATCGAGGCTTACATTCTGGCCGGCGCGTCTGACGAGGAAATTGCCGAAAAAGTGGGTTGCGAGCCGGACGTAATTGCCGCATACGCTGCCGTGTTTTTTGATGTGCGCGGAAAGCTGCATAATGGCAATTATATCGTAAACGTTGTAATGGCAGACGCCGTTTCCCGCGGGCTGACCGAGCGCCAATACGACCTGCTGTGGAAAATGTTTGGCTACCAAGGCGGTGTTTACGTTCTCGACGCGCTTATCGGTAAGTTCACAAATATCCATAAGCCGCAAAATGCCAACGAGGTTTCTGAGTTTTTCCAGACCTCGGCCATTAATTCTATGCGACATAAAGCCGCCGTTGCCGCGCTTACGGTTCCAATTAACACACACACCCAGCTTCCGCTCCTCGAGTCGTACGTTAAGTACGTTGAAATTGAGCGGACCACGGAAAACACCGAAAAGTCTCAAATTAGTATTGTTCAAAATATTGGCGCTATGCTTAGTCATCTGCCGTTCAAAATTGGGACAAAGCTGGATTCCGAGGGGGATAAAATGGTACCATTTGATAATAACGCCGCAGAATTGCGCAGTGACGAATTAATGATTGTGGCGGCTGGCGGCAAGCTCGAAAATCAAAAGATGCTTGAGAACTTAAAGTTCCCGGGAGAATAACGAATGCGTCCTTTAAGCAAAGACGCCGAGACAAAACTGCTCTCGGCTATTGAAAAGGCCGCCGCGCTCGTGAATGACGGCGCGGAACCTAACGACGCGATTATAAAAGTCGCGGCAGCGGAGAATTTTCCCGCTAATTACGTAAACCTTATGGTGCATGCCTACAACACAGGCCGCACCACTAAACAACGCGAGCTCGGTGAAACAGTTAGTGAAAAATCAGCTGACTTCAAGCTTGCCGATGTAGACACAATTATTGACGCGCTTTATCCGAAAGCCGTAAAAACCTCGGGCGAGATTATTCGGGACACGGCTATCTCAACTGAGTACGCGGTGTCGCCGTCCGGGTTTTTAGCCCGCCGAAAAGCGACTATGGAAAAAGCGGCTGCTGCGCTTCTGCCGCTTCCGGAAAAGACGTTTACGCCGCCACCGAGAGACGAGCACGCTGCGGTCATGCGCGAGCAAAGCCGCAAGGTAGCAGAAAAGCGTGCGACAGAAGAAATTCGCCGTGTTGCTACCGTGGCGTACAGCAAAGCCGCGGTCGCGATGGACGAGCTTACGACGTATTTTCGGTCGCCGGGCAATATGAGTTTTGGCGACGCTGTTCGGGAGACTGAGCTGCGACTTGGCGACGAAGGCGTATCAGTGCTCAAAAAGCTTGCGGAAGTTTACCCATGGCTGAATAAACAAGCCGCCACCGGCAAACACCACTTCGGCGACAACGGCCCGTACACCACTGTGCAGACAGTTCTTGAAAAACTGGCTGCATACAAGGAGTATCAGGGCAAATTTAACGCTGCCAGCCCGCCGCCTAAAGAGAAGAAAGCGGAAATAGTTGTTACAACAGGTTCGATTCTGCGAAACCCCGCCGAGGAACCAGTCGAACTAAAAAAAGCTGACGCGTTGTCGGGATACCCGACCGGCCCGGTTTCGGCAACGCGTGCACTGGGTGAGACGATGTGGCAGGGCGCTAACAGCTACATTAAATCACCAGATGAAATGCGCAATGAGGCATTTAAAGACATCACAGATCCAGACCATGACCGGAAGCTGCGCAATATTCGGGCGCAGGGCGTGCTGGCTGATTTGGTAACTAACGATCCTGTTATTTCAGGCCACGACCCTAGGGAGGTTGCAAATGCGTTTAATGAATTGGCTGAGGTCGCTCCTAGTTTCATGGATTCGTCCGCAACCGTGCAGGCTCTTTTGCGAAAACGACTCGAGGCCGGGCAGCTTGCTGATTTTGACATAAAGCAACTGTTAGAGCTTGAAAAAATTAAGGCCGAGCGGACGCGTAACCTCATTGACGTACAAGATAAACAACGCGGTTTAGTTTGAGGACGTTATGAACGAGCAGACAACTGAAAAATTTGCTAGCCTTCTCGGTGTTTATGCGACTACCGGCAATAGCGCCGGCTTGCAAAAAGAAGCCGCTGAAAGTGGACTAATTAAATCAGCTATTAGTTCGTTAATGTACATGCCACTTATTGGCGCGGGAATCGGCGGCGCTAGCGGTTATTTCGGGACATCGGGCAAAGAAAAGCAGAAACAGCGTAATGCGCTATACGGCGCGCTGACGGGCGGACTAGGTGGATTTGCTGGCGCGGCATTGACGCCGGTAGTCAAAGAAATGCTTTCGGCAAAGGCCGACCCTGCTGCGGCCCCGGCAGCCGACACGGCCGGTAAAAAAGAACCGCCGGGGAGCGTTTATGGCGGGCCGAACTCGACTCCGCTTGGCGGTGCGGCCGTGCTCGCGGGCGGCGTAGCCGGCGGTGTTGGCGGCGCCCGATCCGGCGGCTGGCTTTACGACAGAGTAACCGGCACTAAGCCGGATCACGGCTCTCTTGCTCGCCTCGCTGACGCGGCCGGTAAGGCCACGAAAGGTAAAACAGGTCCGGCAGCAAAAAACGAATACGGGGTTTTAAAGAAAATTTTTGAGGCGCATAACCAGCGCAACCAGCCCATCGCGGCTAGTTTAGACGCTCTGCCGGCAGTACCGCCTAGACTTAGACCGGCACCGGTTATGCCGCGCAGCCCCGAAACGCTCCCCGGCTTCATCTACGGCCACCCGAGCAGTGTAACGGCAATGACTGATTACAACAACGCCGTAGCGGCATACAATAACGAGGTCAAAGCGTGGCGGGGCGACGCAGCAGCGTACAATACACAACTTAAACAATTTCAAGCCGCGCGCGCAGGCTTAGCTGGAAAATTGCAAGATGCTGAAGCTATTGTGCGGACGCAAAGTCCGGGCGGAACACCGGCTGAGCAAGCCCGCCGCGCAGCGATTCTTGATGAGATGATTAGAAACAACAAAGGCGTACCCAGCGGGCGAACACTAACAGATGTTAAGCCGCATTTAAAGGGCACTACCGGGCGGCGCATTGCGCGTGTCGGTGGCGGCGGCTTGGGCGCCGTCGGCGCGAGCGCGATCACTAATCTTCTTGGGCGGATTCTCGGCAACGCGACAGACCGCGCGTTTAACAATGTTCCCGCAACAACAAAGCAGGAAAAATAACATGAGCATGATCAAGGTTATCCAGCCAAATTCGCAAGACTTCAGCGAACCGGTTGCGTCGCTTATCAAAATTTCTAGCCGCGGGATTATTGGCGCCGATAAGCTTGACCTTGTAAAGCGGGCTGGCGCAGAATTTGTGCACAAAATGCAGCACATTAAATTCGCAAAAGATGAAGTTCCTGTGCACTTAATTGCAATTGGCGCCACTGAAGATTACGGCCCCAATCGTAACGGTGACGGTTTCAAACGCGCATGCTGCGAAAAATATCACGATACGTTTGTTAAGCATGCAAGATTTTACCGCGACCATATCAACAAAAATCCGGCTAAAAGCTACGGAATCGTAAAGGCCTCGGCGTACCACGATCCCATGAGGCGCATTGAACTTGTCTGCGTGCTCAACGCGACAAAAGAAGCGGCTGACCACAACGGCGGGTTATTAGCCGATAAAGAACTCGAGAAGCTGGCCAACGGCGACGATATCGGCGTGTCTATGGCGTGCACCATTCCGTTTGACGTTTGCAGCCATTGTGGCAACAAAGCCCGCACCCGCGCGGAGTACTGCGACTCAATTGAAAACGGCGGGCACTGCAAGGCCGGCGGTTTAAAACACAACATGGGCAAGTGCGCGTATGACGGCAGTATTTTATTCGCCGATAATACCCAACCTCGATTCTTTGACATTTCTCATGTTTACCGCCCAGCCGATCGTATTGCCTATATTTCGGGGCGCCTCAAAGCAGCGTCCGCCGGCGTAATTTCCGGCGCTGAGTTGGCAGAGCAGCTTGGCGTTACCGCCCCTATGTTTTTAGACTTAGACGGCGTTTCAGCGCATACCCGTGGGCAACTTATTGCCCTAGAAAAGCTAGCCTCTGCCGAGTCTGCCCCTGACTTTGGCCGCAATTGGGCTAAGACAGTATTGGCCGAATCGCCGGCTGTACAGGAAACAATTAATATCGCGGAACTAGCCAACGTAAAACTGGCTGAAGCTTTTCGCGCGCTTGCTGATGCGGGCGTTATCCTGCCTGTTAAGGACTTTTTAAACCTCACTGTTAAGGCCGCTGGACAAGAATTGGTTACGTCCGTGACCGACGCCCTGCCCGGCATATTTTCAAAGTTGGCTGCTGAGCAAGATATTGTTTCAAGTTTGGAGCAAAATGCTTATAATCCAGCATATGCAGCAAATGCCCGACTTCACAGTTGGGCAGAACGGGTTGCAGCTACGCGAAGCATGTTGCCGAAAGCCGTTGAAAAGCGCGCTTATCTGGCTGTGATTCGTAATGCAACGCCGGCGGCTATTAACGAAACAAATTTTCAATCGATGACTAAGAAAGCAGAAACAAGCAGTGCGGCAGTGAAAGCCCTTGCGCGTCATTACGCTCTGTATAAAATTGCTGCGTTCTCGGAAATCATGAAAAAATATGATGCTGATGGGTTGACAGCACAGCATTGTGTTATGCAGAATTATGTGATGTAACAAACGCCGACATAAAATGTGCGGTGTACAAAGGAGACAACTATGGCACGGATGCAACGTTCGCTCTTCGCGCAACTGAACGCGCTGGCTGAAGAAATTTCTCAGAACGCGGAAAAGGTCGCGGCTGCTAAGCAGGCCTCGCCGGTTCCCGCTGACCCGGGTGGGTATCAGGGCGCGTCGACGCACCCCAGCGCGCACGTCGATAACGATGTGCAGAAGGCAACGACTGGCGCTCGTGCGTCTGAGTACGAGGCTGATGTTAAGAAACAGCAGGGTGCCCTCGCTGTTGATAACACACCTGAGATGTCGCAAGAAGGTCGTCAGGACGATGTTCAATTAAACATCAACACCAACGCCGCTGCGACAGGCGAAGATCCGTCCGCTGAAAAAGATTACAAGGGTACGAAAGACGACCCAGGCACCTCGCATCCCGCCAAGACCAACGACGGCGAGAAGTACAGCCACGTATCGTTCAAACAAGCTCACACCAAGTGCAGCAATCTTGGTAACGAGATTCTGGCTGACCTCGTCAACTTCGGAACAGCTACTTTTAAAAAGGCTGAAAAAGACGTTGCCGAAGCGGTGACAGAAAAAAAAGACAATAGCGGCAATTTAAAGGGCAACCAACACAAGCTCGACGTCGACCCCCGTGACGGCAAGCTTGAGGCTTCCGACTTTGCCGCGCTGCGTAATAACGACAAGGCTGCCGCTTTTTCGGCTGGCTACGAGTTAGCCGCTGCGCTTGGTCTGGATAAGGCTGCGGCCGAGGCCAGTGTCCGCGACGTATGCGCGAACACCCTGCGCGAAGCTGACGAGATGGCTGACCTGTTCGTTGGGTTCTACACAGCGAAGCAAGCTGACGACGACGCCGCTGAAGAAGGCGAAGATCACGCCGAAGAGGGCGAAGCTGAAGGCGGCGAAGAAGCGCCAGCTGTTAGCGTTGAAGAAATGATGGGCGGCGCGGCACCGGGCGGCGAGCCCGGACTTGAGCAGGCTCCGCCGTCTGAAGACGAGGCGCTGCAAGAGTTGGCGATGGCATTACAAGAACTTGGCATTCCGCCTGAAGCGCTGCTTCAGAGTCTTGCCGCCGAGGGCGGTGGCGAAGGGGCGATGGCCCCGGAGATGGCTCCTGAGATGGCCCCTGAAATGGCGCCCGAGATGGCTCCGAAAATGGCGGCTGCTCGGGAGCTACAAATGATCGGTAACGCTGTTATTAATTTTCAGAGTTCCGGTAATTTTCAAGTCAAAGAGGCTCGCACCAAGCGGTCGCGCCATCTGCGAGACATCATGAAAGATCATGTGCGCGAACTCGTTGGTCGCTGAACTTAAACGGAGGTTTCCATGCCTGATACGAATCAGTTAGTTCAAAAAGTCATCGACTACATCGGTTTTTCCGATGTCGCGATGAGCAAGGCTGCGTCGGTGCTCGCTAGTCGCGACGCGCAGCAAGAGAAAATTGCTCAGTTAATTCCCGAGGCTGTGAAGGCGTGCACTGAAAACGAGCGCATCGAATCGCACCAGAAGGAAGCGCTGGCCGCTGCTCTGCAAGATCCAGTTCGCGCTATGGAACTGGTCATTAAGTTAGCGTCGCACAAGAATGCCGCCGAAATGGCTCGCATTGGTGCGCCGGTAACGCAGAAGTCGGCCGGGTACGATCCGAATACTAGCGTCACAAGCTCGTACGTGGGAGCTCGTGACGGCAAGCTCAGGGCAAGTGACATTAAGTTGTTCACAGGTCTTGGTCTTAATCCGCCCACGAGTTGATTTCTAATACGTTACTTCACCACCAATAAGACACGGAGGTCTTACAATGGCTGTTTCTCCTGATCTTCCTTTCGAACATGGCCTTGATATCAAAAAGGGCTGGTTCGACATGGCGTCGCTCGACTACTCGGCTAAGCTGGGTACTGTCAGCTTCGTAGTCCCCCGCGGCCGAGTTGTGCATCTCGAGGTTGTCGGCGGCGCAGAAGTTTTTCTGCCCGGCGTACGCAACACCGACGTTGCAATCTTCCTGCTGAATGGCTCGTCCGATGCCGATGTGTCCAACCCGGGCACAACTGCGTCTGGTCGGTTTATGCATCAGGCAATCTCGCCGTCTGGTAAGTTGTCTGGCGTAGTTGCGACTGGCGGTTACGAAATTGACTCGACTGAGTTCAACGCCAATCTGTCGTACGCCCCCGGCGATCTGCTGACGGCCCCGACTGGCACCTCTTCTGGCTCTGCTGCTACAGCCGGTGTTCTTACGAACGCTGCTGTCACTGTATACGTCACGCCGGTCGTCGGCGTCGTATCGAGCGGCAAGCATGTCAACCACAACGGCGTTGATACTCTCTCCTTTTGGAGCGCTTATCTCCCCGGCACTGCGGAATAATTAACCTTTTAACTTCACCGGAACACGGAGGTTCCAACAATGCCCACTCAGCAAGAAATCCAGCTGCTTAACGAGACTCTCTTTGAGCAGCTCGACACCCCCGGCATGCAAAAGCAGGCCATTGATGCGGTTAACGACTTCACGCGCACCAAGATGCGTGAAGACGGGTTCTACCGGCGGATTATGCCGCCGCTGACCATCACCAACGACGAGCTCGACCGTCAGGTTGATACTGACAAGCCCGTTAAGGTTGTGGACAAGGAGCCCGATTCCCCGGCGGCTGTGTCGCTTCCGTTCGCGACGCTCCCGATTAACTTTTACATCCGTGGCCCTCGCTACCGCGTCATGTTTGACCGGATCGTGTCGCCCCGCGCTGTTAAGGACGTCGACGAGCTGCGTACGTACGTCATGGACATCCGACAGGTTCTGTCGGACAACATGATCAAGGACATGCTCGCCGAGGAAGACTCGAAGTTTATTGCTGCTCTTAACGCCGTTCTTGGCGACACTCCCGGCGCGACTAACCTCGCTTCGGGCGCTGTGCAGTACGAGGAAATCTATGGTGGTATCACCCGCGAGACGCTGGTTGATGCTCTCAAGATCATGCCCCGTACGCCGTCGCATTTTGAGGTTGAAACCTGCCTCGTGAATAACCTCACGATCAAGGAGCTCCTCAAGTTCGGTCGCGACGAGATGGGTGGTGACTTCTCGCAAGACATCATCAAGAACGGCTGGGCGGAAACCAATTTCCTCAACTGCCGTTGGATCGTCACGATCAAGACCGGTCTTGTCCCGACGGACACGATGTACATGTTCGCGTCGCCGAAGTTCATCGGCAAGAACTACGAGCTCGAGCCCACCACGATGTATATCCGTCGTGAGGCGTTCATGCTTGAGTACTTCGCCTACAACACGCAGGGCGGCTCGTTCGGTCATACGAACGGTCTCGCTCGCGTGGACTTCAAGTGATAACAACGTAACAAGGAGCACATGACATGGATCAGGTTAAGCAAGCCGCCGATCAGAGCGTTGCGGTACTCGTAAACGAGCTGGCGGCGCCCTACTTCTTCGAGAAGCTTTCAGCGCACGGCATTCGTCCGCGTAATGAAAGTGAAGCCTCGGGTATGTGGGCTGCAGCCCAGAAACTTCACGTGCTCTATACGGCAGAGCAGCAAAAGGCCGCCGCGGTCGAAACGTCCAAACTGGCTAGCGCCAACGAGCAGCTCGACGCTGTTCTTGTCGCTGCCGGTCTGGCCGGCTCGGAAAAGGTTGCGGCGTTTAATCAAGCTGCCGACGTCGTGGCCCAGCAGCCGCACATCGCTGACGCGGTGTTGCGTCTGCAGGCCGCGCTGGCGATTGCCGCTCAAGACGCAGGCTAACTAACAAACGGAGTGAACAATGGCACTTGTACCCGGTTTATACACAACAGTTAAGAACATCTCAGGCGCGGAAGCGACCTTTGGTTTTCTTGGCGCCCACGGCAAGCGGCTCGCGGACAACGGCACGTACACTGTGCCCGGCGATCTCGTAGCTAAGCTTGGCAACGGCGGTAAAGGCTCGCAGCGGGCGTTTAAGGCGCTCGAGAAGGCGCTCAATAGCGGAGACCTGGTTATCACTAAGTCTCCGGCGGTTTACCTTACCGATACAGCTGACAACAGCATCGACGAGGTCAATCTGTCCAGCAACACGCTGGGCACTGCATCGCCGGCGGGCTTTGATTGACAATTTAATTATTGCGATTCGTCGTGATAAGATACAAAGGCTGGCCTTCGGGTCAGCCTTTTATTTTTCCCCAATGAGGTGAAACATGGTCGTAATTGCGACTCCCGGCTCGGCGCCAGCTGCCCCGTGCTGCAATGTAAACGAACTGGCACCATCGCCGCTTACCCCGGTATCCGCCGTTACACAAAACGTCGTCAGCGCGCCTGTTTCGACTGTTAACGGCCAGCCCGTTTTGACCCGAATGCGCGCTATCAGCATTAATCAGGGGCAGTGCGCAACAATTGACTGGCAATTGCACGATAACGCAGGGCACCCTGTAGATCTGACAACCGTCGGATTTAGCGCGGGGGTGGCGCAGGTCGCGGGGTACGCGATTACGCTTCGAGTAAAAGAACAGATCTCGCTGGGCAACCAGCAGGCTCCAACAGAGTTAATCGGGCAAATAACTGACGCCGCGGTGGGCAAGGTGCAGTTTGCCCTTACAGCGGCCTTGGCGGCGTTTCCGGGCATATACTACGCCGAAGCTGCTTTAGTGACGGTAAGTGAAGACCCGGCAGTATCCCCGTGCGTAGTTTTCTCAAATATCTTCTCGTTAATTATCTCGCGTAGTTTGCACGGAAACGCTACGCCAGACGGCCCACCATCAATAGCTGAAATCAGGCTGCACCTACGCGACTCTGCCCCCGGCGAGAGTTTTCTGCTCGATAACCTAATGTTCGACGACGCGGAAATTGCTTTGGCTATCCAGCGGCCTGTTCAGTATTGGAATGAAGTACCGCCGCCAATCGGCACGTTCACGACGCAGAATTTTCCGTTTAGATATCATTGGCTTGAAGGTATTTGCGCTAATTTGTTTTTTATGGTGGCGGAGCAGTACCGCCGCAATCAGTTAGATTACTCAGCGGCTGGGGTGCAGATTAGCGACCAAAATAAAGAAGCCAATTACGAGCGCGCTGGGCAGGCTCGGTGGCAGGCTTACCGAGAATGGGTGCGCGGTAAAAAGGCGTCTATTAACCTCGAGGGCGGCTACGGCGAGGTGGGCTCTTTATATCAATACGGCGCATACTCGTCAGGTATTCGCTCGCGTTATTAACAGCTAAAAAACGCGCAAAAAAGCGGCATATTAAATAGCTATCATTTTGCGTTAGCGTATGTCGTTTTTTGGCGCGTTTTTTTTTGCGCGCCAAGCGGCAAGACAAGCCGGCGCTAAATTTATGGCGTCGGTTTACCTAAGGAGCGGTTATGCGTAATAACTGCATGTTCAAGGCCGACAGGAGCTGACAATGGCAAAGAGCGCCATGCCTTGGTTGTGTGAGTGCGCGATTACGATGCGCGAAATTCGGGCCCGTATTAATTTTGGTCGTGAGCTGCAGGGCCTTCGGCCACTGACGGCGATTCGTTTTTACACGCTGCGGCAAAAGGTTGCGGAAAAGTTTCTGGACGCGCATCCGCACGGTAACCGAGGGTTGGACCGTAATCCGTTCCTTCCCGACCGAATAATCGGAAATAACTATATCTTCAAGCCACATAAGGCAAATCGCTTGATTAGTCTCGGCGTCGCTGTGGAGATCAAGAACACCGGCCGAAAGCCGGGTACTCGCGTCGTATCCGGCCGAGTGCTTCAACCGGCCGGCTGCTGATCTTGCTCGTTCGGCTATGTTATCTTAGGGGTTTCCGGTAGTCCAAGACCGCAACCCCTTTTTTTTAGCTATCAGCGCGGTCATAATAACGTTTTACTGCTTGCGCCGGTAATGCCTATGTCGCTGCAAAAGTCTTACCCGTTTAGGCGCGTTTCCGTAGATCACATGATCCGGGGCGTTACGCGCGTTTGGTGGCAGCTTGAGCCCAGTTTTAATGACCCGGGCCCGTACGTATTTCAATTGCAGACCAGCGACACCGGGCTGCCTGACGCGCATAACTGGCGTACAGTAGGCGCGCCGGTAACTAACGTCGTTTACGCTACTGACGCAAAACGCCGCGACGCCGGCGATTTAATTATTAGTCATTATCGCGTAATTTTAACAACAGCGACTGGGGAGTACGTTTCAGCTCCGGCGTCTTGCTGGGGAGAATTAGCGGAACACGACTGGGTTACCGCGCGCGAGATTATTCGCAAAGAAACGTTGCGGCATCAGAAAGTATCGACAAGCGGCTATCTGCTTAAGATCCTGCGTTATGGCACGCCCTGCTCAAGATGCCGCGAAACCCTAACGCAAGAAGCGTCCAATGGCGACTGCCCGCTCTGCTACGGCACAAATTACGAGGGTGGTTATCATCCACCGCTTGCTATGCAGTGTTGGGATTTAAGCCCGCAAATTATTCAAGAAGATTCAGACGACAAGCTCCGCGGCTCTACGCGCGAGAATCCAGTTGTCACAGCGCGAGTCATAGGTTTCCCGGGATTAAATTACCGCGATATTTGGATCAACGACAAAACCGACGAGCGGTGGCGAATTGATGACATAAAAGTCGCTGCAGCTATTCGTGGTGTGCCGCTTATTTATGAAGTCATCATGGGTTTAATCCCGTTTGCCAACATAGCGTATACAATACAGTTAGCGCACGATGAGCCAGATTACCCAGACGTGCCGATTCTAGGTACCGGGTGCGTCGCGGTAACGTCCAGCTACAACGGCGGCGACCTGCGATACCGCACGGCTGAAGACAACCCCGTCGCCGACGCGTACTTGTTTGCGTTTGAAAAAGAAACGTTTGACGAGTCAGAACCGCAATTCCCGCCCCGAAACCTCGCCGTAGCCGCCACAACTACAGACGCAAATGGCGACTGGACTTCAACGCTGCATTTAAACTACGGCCCTCACGTATTGCTGTATGAAAAGCATCACGAGTACGGGCCTGACACAAAAGAACTAGTTATTTCGCATTTGTCTAGCAGTTCTTCTAGCGGCTCTTCGTCCACTGCGGCTAGCAGCTCCTCGTCGTCATCGGCGTCAAAACGCAAAGTTAACAATTTTTGGGAAATTTAATGACTGACGCAAACGACGATAAAATAAAATTGCAGCAGACTATTCGGCTATTGGATAAACCGTTAAAATTTGCGGATAAGCCAATAAAACTTATCGAGCCAATTAAAATTCGCCTTGAGCCCCAAACAGACGATTTTTTAAAGAATTACCTACAAAATGTCAGACGAAGATAATTGCCCGCTTGACCGTGTCCCGGAAGACCGCATTGCGCGCGTAAGTTCTCTCTGCTCTTACGGCATGCGCCCGCACGTCGTGACTGGACTTTTACGCCAGCTGCTCATCGCGCACTTCTCCGACGCAAATAACATAGAAGAGCCGCAGCTTCGTCAGAAATTTATTGATGAGGGCCCGTGGGTTAAAGACGAAAACGGCCTGAGCAACAGCAGCATAATTATTGAAAGTATTACCCGCTGGCTCCCAAACGAAGCCGACAACCGTCCCGCTATCCTTATTAAAAGAGGCAGCTGGGCGTGGAAAAGAACCGGGATAGGCGATCAGGCTGGCGCTAATGTTTTTAGCGGTTCTAGTCAGTATCATGGTTTGTGGGAGGGTAGTCATACGTTATACTGTTTAGCGTTAACTGGCCTAGAAGCCGAGTTGTTAACAGTTGAAGTTGTTAAATTTTTACAGCACTTCGGCCCATGGATTCGCGAGCAGATGGGGTTTATGCGCTTTATTGTTAGCGAAGTGGGCGGAATAGGTGAGGTGCAAGAGGTGGTACAGGGCTATGCCGTACCTGTTACCGTAGCATATGTGGCCGAGGAGTCTTGGGAACTCCAGCCCGCTGCGCCGCGACTTAAGCGGTTTGTCCTAAAGGCGTCTGAATTGTTTGCGTGCTAGAACCCAACTTCATAAACTTTGTGTAGGTGCTTTTTTTGCAGTAACAGGTTACTTATACTGATTACCAGAGCACCGACCACAGCATTACGGCATGGAGAGCTTTAATATGGCATACGTAAAACCGCAGGTTCTTGTCTTTCAGGAATTCACTATTGTTCCGACGGAAATCACGGAACCGCTGCGCGCACACATTTCCGGCCCGAATGCGATCCTGCATCGCTATTTAGATGTGTCTGAGAAGGCCCTGTCCGGCCTCGGCGCTTACAATTCGGCCGTTGATACAAATTACGCCTACCCGCAGCGTCGGGCTGGCTCCAAGGTTGATAGCGCTTACGTTAAACTGTTCGCCGATAACGCGCTGCTGCGTTACCTTGAACACACCACAGCCAGCGCTGACACAGTTATTCGCGCGGTCGCCGGTAAGCGTAACTGGGTCGAAGCTGTCGAGGCAAATGAGGCCGGCTCGCCGTTGTATTTTAAGGCGAACGGAACATTCGAGCGGAGCGGAGCGTTCTACGAACGCGATGTAAAAATTGGTGACGTGGTCCGCCTTCGCGGTGTCGTCGATAGCGGCGAGACATGCGTAGAGAAAATTTTGGAAACAAGCGTTGCCGGTTTTGCCAGCGAGACGGTCGCCTCTGTAATTAACGCCGCAGTAATGGACAGCGGCAACGAGAGTGATTTTAATTCGGAGAGCGGTAACGAAGTGCTGGACAGCGCTCAAATCTCTGGTCCAGTTAATTGCGTTGCCATTTTAGATATCGATGTTAGCGAGTATGACGGCCTTGTTGACGGCGCTCTTACCGAGACGTACACAATTGAAGTAATTAATTCGTCTGTTGCTGGTTGCACAGGTACGCGTATGCGCGTGCGCTCGACTAGCAGCCTTGACGATGTGGCCGAGTTAAACCCCGGTAACATCGGGGACGAAATTGTAATCGGCGCGCGTGGGTTAAAAGTTACATTTAGCGCCCTATCGAGCCCTGGTTGCATAGCCTCGGCCGCAGCCGCTGACATCATTGCTAGTAACTTTGTAATCGGGCAGAAGTGGAGCATCACTATTCGGCAGGACTTCACGAAAGTTCGTGCAAAGTCGAACATCAGTGGTAACTACACCGGCAATTACAACGACACGTATATTTTAGAGTGCGTAAAGGGCGGCTACATCTCCGGCGCAGGCGAAGGCGACACGCCGCCGCAGGTGAGCGTCCGCACGACCAAGGGCCTCGACTACGCGGCCCCGTTTGAGGTAACGAGCTCCGGCACAGCTGCCGGTAATTACTTCCCGGTAGGTCAGTACGGCGTAAGCGTTGCTTTCGTAGCCGACATCGACGGAACATCGCCGGTTACGACTATGGTCAAGGGAGATAAGTGGTACGTTTCGGTCGTGGCCAGCACGGCCGGCGCTGTAAACAAACTTATCCTTCGCGACAATCTCCCGGCCGATATGCTGGAGCTTTCCAGTCTGGACATGAGCCTATTCATCAAAGACGATATTCAAATTTCCGAGAACCGGCTAAATACGACTTCGGGCGTTAATTACGAGCTGGAAGCTACTCAGATTGTTGTTAAGTCTGGCGTGACCGCGTTCCACCCCGAGTGGACGGACGCCGGCACAGCGCTGCCGTTGCCTGTTTCGCGCGGGCAGCTATACCTTGAGTACCGCGAATGGGTCGCTGATCTGTGCGACACAGTAGAGTCTATTTCAAGTGTCGGCGACCTTAACGTCATCCCCGGCCAGCTTGACCCTGATAACCCGCTAAAGTGGGGCGTTTTCAAGGCGCTCTCAAACTCAAACGGAACAGCCGTTAAGTACACGGGCGTATGCGAGCCTGACGATCTGGACAGCTGGGGCGAGGTACTTGAGCGGCTCAAGGGTCGCGACGATCTGTATAACCTCGTGCCGATGACGTTCAACAAGCAGGTACAGTCGTTATACGCAGCGCACATCAATAACGAGTCGAACGAGATTGCAAATAACTGGAAGGCCGGGTTCTTCGGCATTCAGTCAAATTCGACAAGGCTCGTAGTCGGCGAGGGCGCGGCCATCGACGGCGTTTCCGGCAATGTGTCTGACGTAGTGCTTGCAACTGTCAGCGATAACGACAGTGCTAGCGGCGACCAGTTCACGCTGCTCCTCGTAGAAGAGAACAACAGCTACTTTATTACAAACGGCGTGGTTCCGGGCGACATCGTGCGATACGGTTTTGCTGTTAACGGTTTTGGCGAGACAACGTACAGCGAATACGTTGTTGACGAGGTGCTCTCTGAAAACTCGCTGCTGCTTTACACAGGTACCGGAGCCCCGGTGACTGAAGCTGAGCGCGTTGAAGTTTGGCACAACCTGAGTCGCACAGAGATGGCTGACGACATTGCCTCGCAAGCTGGTGCTTGGGGCAGTCGGCGTATCTGCGCGATATGGCCTGATCAGGTTGGTTCCGCCGGTCGCCTGCAGCCCGGATATTATCTGGCGGCCGCGCTCGGGGGTCTTGTGTCCGGTGTTGTACCGCATCAAGGCATGACAAACGTTGAAGTTGCGGGTTTTGACGACTACACGCGCTCGTACAAGATGTTTAACGAGACGCAGCTTAACCGTATGGCCGAAGCTGGCGTGTGGATCGTAACGGAGGATCGAGACGGCACGCCGTTCACGCGGCACGGCCTCACGACCGATAACCTTGACCTCAACCGCCGAGAAGAGATGATTCGGCGTAACGTCGATTCGCTGGCGTACTTGTTCCTGCGTCGTCTGCGCCCGTACATCGGCCGCACAAACGCCACGCCAGGAATGGTTGACTACATCCTGAATCGTGTTAACGAAATCCTCGATTTTCTCGCGACAAGCGGTTACACAGCAGAGCTTGGCGCGCAGCTAATAAGCGGCGAAATCCGCGTGCTGCGTATTCACCCACTGCTCAAAGACCGGATCGAAGTCGTGCTTGATTTGGTCGTGCCCGCGCCGTTGAACAATATTGAACTTCACTTGGTCGTATAATTTAACGGCGAATCAAACAACAAAGCAACGGAGCTAGAACATGCCAGCACATAGAGCAAATATTTTTGAAACCAAAGACCAGACAATTGGCGGCGCATTTACCGCTGAAAATTGCACGCTGGACCTTAACGGCACTGTCGGCGCCATTGTACAGCGTGTGCAATTTAACATTGAGCGGCCGATCAACTTTGTTTATGAGATCAGCCCGGAGAACTCCCCTGGACAAAACGTCTATTACATCGGTGGCCGCCGCCGCGGTACGGCCACGTTTGAGCGCGTCGTAGGCGGCTCAGGTACGTTTAAAGCGTTTATCGATAACTATGGGCCTTTGTGCGCAGCGACGGGTGCAGATATTATACTTAAGGCTAAGGGCGGGTGCGCTATCGGTGGCGGTGCGATCGCCGGCAGCAAAACGATTACCTACACCCTCAAATACCCGAAGATCACAGCGCTAGGCGGTAGCGTATCGGCACAAGATATCATAATCATGGAGACGGTGCAGATGGTCTTCCTTGAGCTGAAGTACGAAGAAACAGCCGCAGGCATGACCCCCGGTACTGCAGCTGGAGGCGGCGGCGGGGCGACGATTTAATTACAAAAGCAATTACGCGTTAATTAATAAAACCAAGAGCGGCGGTTGCTTAAAACGCAGCCGCCGCTTATGGTATTGGGCAGTAATGCCCGGGGCTTCGGCCCATAACCTGACCCTAGTGGTTGTAAAATGCTCGATAGACGAAATCGCGCAGAGCCTTTGCCGGGCTCTGGTGAGCGCGAGCACCGCTTAGAGACTGTAGCAGGCAGCAAAGGCGGCTCGACAGCTCACGAAAGTAATTTAACGCCAACTGCCGACCCGCGCAGTCGTTACACTTCGTACGCCACAAGCTTTGGCAACAACGGCCAGCTGCTCATTGGCGAGATCGTAGACGGCACACCGTTAGCTAATTGCTACCGCGTGCAGTTTGAGCGCGGGACAATGCCGATTATCTGCACTGAAATAGGCGGCACCAGTCAGACGTCTATCGGCGCTGTAGAAATTAAAGCCTATGTTCCCGGCACCTTAGTGCTGGCTTACAGGCACAATACGCAACCGCACGGGCTTATTTTTGGTGTAGTGCCCGAGCCAGCGACAGTCGGCCGAGAATCTGTTCACGACTGGATTACGCAAGCTTCCAGAAACCGCGTAGACGAAGCTCAAAAACGCTATCTTAACATGGTAGATAGCGGCGGGCTTGCTAATTACAGCTGCTGGAAACCTTTCGACGGTACACAGGCCGGCGAGTGGGGCGCAATTACGACTACCGGGCTGAAAGTCACACTTGACGATTTTATGGTCCAGATGGCCGTAAATGAGTTTACAGGGGTGTTTGGTTTTTATCACGATCAGTTATTACGTGTCAGCGGCTACAACATGCAAACGTGGACTGCCGGTCACGAACGTGACGCGTTCATGGACGAGGCAGAATATAACGATACGCAAGGTTATTCGCCGTATCCGTGGGAGGCGATGGGCGCGCTGAATCCCGGACAAGATATTATTCAGGAATATGAGCACAATACGTTTGCGGTCTCAGGCGGCCGGCCGTATTACGCGCATTGGGAAAACAAATACGAAAATCTCCAGCCTTTTCACAGAACACAGCAGTTTTACGGCTATTACGGACAGGGCGGCCGAACTGTCGTTTCAGCCCCGCCAAAAGATCTTGAGTGGTGGGTCTACAAGCTTGAAAAAGGCGGAGAGCCGCCGGCGCCGTACGAGTCAACAATAGTTAACGCGCAAATCACGGAAAAAGTTACAGCTAATCCGGGAAGTCCTAAGCCCACACAAGACTTCCAAGAAGACTCCCCGCCGATCGGGCTATCTGAAGACAATACGGCAATGGACGGCCGGCGTTTTATTGCGTCGGCTAAGGGCATTACGTTGGCCAAGCGTTTATTGCTGCCGGTACCCGCGCGTATGCGGCGCCCAGAAAACGGCGTCGGCGACTCAAAGGACAACTATAAATTTGCCGGAAAAGAAGGCGACGGGCCAGAACACAAAATCACAGGCGATATTGAAGCCACTGACGCCCTACCGAACATGCAGCGCGCCGCAGGCATTTTAGACTTGCACGGTTACTTATTTAACTACGTCGGGTTGCATCCGTTTCATTGGCACTACAAAGACTACAAAACGTGGGAGCAAAGCGAGCTTCAGCACGCACAGTACAACCACCAAGTGCCAGATTACACAAAGCTTAAGGGCTCAATGTATTTAATTGAGCCCGGGCACCAAAACATTGACATTGATCACCGGTACAAAAATCAAAAGTTTTATCAATCTGAGTCGTTTATTTCTTTACTGGAAGACGGCGCTATTGTTATCGGCGACGGCTATGGCGCCGAGATTCGCATGTGTGCCGGCAGCATTATTATCTCAGCCCCGGGCGATGTCTGGCTTAAGCCCGGCAAAAACGCGCAAGTGTGGGCCGGTCGCGACATCATACACCGAGCCCACGGCGCAATTGATATCTCCACCACCGAGAAGAGCGTACGTATAAAAGCCGAAAAAGACGTGATGATTCTGGCCGGTAATGACCAGACAAAAAACGGCGGTGTGCTTATTGAAAGCCGCGCTAGTACGGAATCTATGGATTTCGCAAGTCCGAAAACTGGAGACGAGGTTTCTTTTGGCGGTATCGTATTGCGGGCGCCAGACTCCAACGTCGTAGCGCAATCGCAGAACGTGTACCTACGGTCTGGCGGCGGTGAGAGTCGGATTAAACCCGGAACAATTACGCTCGACGCCGGTAAGGGCGAAACGGACATAATAACAGTTTCAAATAACATTCGGCATTACGTTGGTAAGGACGGCCAAATTTCGCACTTCTTTAGCCGCGCAGATATTGACGAGCCGCAAATCGGAAATCTGTTTACGGGCAAGGAAAACGTTCTGGCCGGCACGACATATGTGGAAGGCGATATTTACGCTACTGGCGGCCTAATGGCGCCTGAGTTCTTGTATTCGTACGGCACCGTAACAGGTCGCGATATGTTCGTCGCGCCGTGTAAGGACGAGTGCCACCAAGCGCTGCAGGAAGCGGCAAATAAGATTACAGATTACGTACGCAATAAGCTGCCGGACTACGCGAGAAAAGAATACGAGTCCAAGCTTGAAAACAGGTGGTACGGCGAAAAACAAGCCGGCAATGACACAGTACTCGATATTGCCGGCTTCTCGTTTCGGTCTGATAAAGATTATCGCGTTGATTCTGACTTTGAGTTATTCGAGGATCGCTGGCAGCAGTATGCGCGCATTGCCGGCCAGAACACAGGGACGTGGAAAGAAAAGTCTGTGCTGGACGGTAACGGCGTGGAGTCGTGGCCATTCCCAGGCAAAAAGAAATTTGACGAGCCAATTTTTAGGCAACAAGAGTTCACAATCGTCGAGGCAACTGGCGCTGGATTTAGAGACAAAGACAGGAACTCAGGCTCCGGCGACCTGGCAGACGTTTACAAAACACCCAAATTTAAAAACTCTGAAACAAAGACGATTAATGACGGATACATGATCATTGAATAAAAGGAGCCAAGATGGCCGAGTATATGTCGGAACTGACGAAAAAGACGCTGCAGCAATTTGGGTGGCAGCTAGGCGATCCAGTTCCAGAGAACATGGGCGAGTTGCTTGCCAGTATTCACGAACGTACGCCGGCTAGTAAAGTCCCCGGGCTATACGTAGACGCCAGCGCCATGAGCGAAAAAGACGTAGAGCTAATAAAGCAGAAACTCGCGGCTGCAAAAGTACAAGCTATAGCAGAACAAGAACGCGCGGAGAAAGCGAAGAAGACAGCGGGCATGTCGCCGAATATGCGCGAGTTATACGAGAAAGTATCGGAAATGGATGCGGGGCCGGCAATAGTTGACGACCGCGCGACAGCATCCGCCGACACGCAAGAAGCGGCCGCAGAAACCAAAGCGAGCGCAACAGAGGAGCCCGTCCCGCCAATTGTGACTGAACCACCCGAGCCGCCCGTAAATTTACTGGCGCCTGTTATTGAGCCGTTCTGCCCGCGTTGCAGCTGGGATATGCGGCAAAAATATGAAAGTAATCCAACTGAGGTCGATAAAGAGATATTTGTGGCCAGCATTCTTGGCGGCGCACGAATGCATAAAAATTACTCAATTATGGGCGGGCGTTACAACGTTAAGTTTCGCGGAATGCTAGCAGAAGAGAACAGACAAATCCACCATCAAATGCTGTTGGATCAGAAACGCGACGGATTCGGCAGCGACACAGAATGGTTCCTGCGCTTTTTCGAGTATAGGCTCGCTTGTTCAATAGAAGCGGTGGTAGTTGACGACAAAGTAATCGCGCTCGTGCCTGAACTGGAAAACGTTGCTAGCGTGGAGCTTCCAAACAAAACCGACAATAAAGAGTTAGATCCTTTGACCCGTTTGCGGAATTACGTAGTTTTGGACGTGTTAAAAATAGAGGTTACACGAAGATTAGTTTGCAATCAGTTTCGGCAGTTTCAGCGGCTATACGAAGCACTGGAGGCCATGGCGCTAGAGCCAAATTTTTGGTGAGGGATCGAATCGCTGCGCTAATGGTGCGGGCCGCTGCATCGGGCGCTATAGATTACGCGAAATGCGATCCCTATGACAGCAAGTGGCGCGTAAAGCACGTTTTAATTATTCGTGAAATGGCGCGGCAAGAGGACAGCAAGTTAATTGCTGCGGCGCATAATCACTGGCTAGCTTACGTTAGCCACAGCAATTTGGAGGCGGATAGCTGGCAAAATATGAAAGCGCGGGCAGCAGCCGCCTTAGAGAAAATCCAGGCTAATATATTCCCGTGGATTGAGGTCGAGGAAAAGTCGAGTAAAAACGATACAATAGACGGAAAATACGGGCATTTAATAGCGCAATATCGGGCTCTGGTCGCTAGCCAACAACCGCCGGCCGAAGAAGAAATTAAAGACGCGGGAAGTTAACTATGGCTGAGCCGTTTAACCCAGCGATGCAAGGCTACGGCAATCAGCAGCCGATAATGGGCACTCCGCGGCCCATGTTTAACTCGCTCGGGACCGGAAACCCGCAAATAGATCTTGCTTTTGCGCAGTTCGGCATGCCGATGCTGCAGCAGTTTATGGGCGGCGCTTTTATTCCGGAGCAGTTTCCGGCTCAAAGCGTAATGGACCAAATGGCGTCCTCGAAGTACATGCAGGCGTCCCGGACGGCAGAGCAGTCTGCGCGGGATCGCGGCACCGGAATCATGTTCCAGCAGTTTAAGGGCATCCGTAACAAGTTTGACAACAGCCCGTTAAGTCAGATGGGCGCAGCGCAGTTAAACAATCTTGCTGGGACTGTAAATAGTCAGTTCGGCATGATGATGTCTGAAATGCTGATCGGGCCGCAGGCCTCCGAAGATTTATTTTTTGGGCGGCGTGGAGATCCGGTTCAACTCCAGCGCGCTGTAAATCAGGTAGGCTTTTCCCGTTCAGACAGTGTTAACGGGACAGACTCAATGAGCGGGGAGTCGCTAACTGAGTTTTCAGACGCGCTGTATGGCAATCTATACGGCCCCGACGCTGACCTGAATGATGTGTCTGGTTTTTCTGCTGGCCGCGTTGGCGGCATGATGACGGACTTATCGCGCCGCGGGCTTCTACCGCAAAGTGTTAGCAAGATGGGCGATAGCGCGCGCCAAAAAGAACTGGCAGGCGCTGCGGCGGACTCAGACGTCGGTAAAACTATTGGCGGGTTTTCAAAAGAGATCCAAGATGCAATTGCAAATAACTCGCCGCTTGAAGACATAGAGAAATTAACAGGCGGCTCACAGGCCATCCGAAAAATAGACGCTACTCGGGTGGCAAGCTCGTTAAAGGGTTACACCGAGGCTGTCGCTTCCGTTAGGCAAATCTTCGGCGACAACGGTATTAGCAACGCGCCGATGGGCCAGCTTATGGCGGCTATGGAAGCGCTTACGCAAAACTCAATGACGACGATGAGCCCCGGCAAGATTGAAAATTTAATGCGCCGGACACAATTAGCTTCGCGCGACTCCGGCGTTAGTTTAGAGGCGCTCATGGGGCTGTCTGCTCGTGGCGGCGCGCTTGCGCAGCAATACGGGTTAACGCCTGAAATGGCGGCCCAAAACTCGATAAGCGCTATGGAGCAGGGCCGGGCTATGCGAGACACCGGCGCGTTTACGCCGGGCTTCGGGCGCATCGACGCTGATAAAGCCGTTCTTGCAGCGCTGGATTCTGGTATGCGCGGCGATGCGTCTATGACTGGAAAATATCTTGGCGCAATGGCCCGCGCCGTCGCCGAAGACCCAAATTTAAAAAACAGCGAAGCTGCCGAAATGGTAGCTGCGTTAGAGCGCGGAGAAACTACGTATAACAACGGCACAGACACCGTAAACATTATGGAGGAGTTCGCCCGCCGCCCGGGTGAATTTTTTGGAAGGCTCCGCGAGCAAGCTGGGTTATCAGCCTCGCATTTTGACTCGCTGGTGCGTGACCCAAATTCACAAGAGTATTTAATTCCTCTTGCGGGCGCTGTAGCTGGCGCGCAAGGCGCTGAGTACAAGAAATACATTGAGAACAATTTTGCTGGTAATGCTGATTTGCTGCAGCGGATAAAAGATCCGAACATGAGCGAAGAGCAGCGGCTGAATTTAATGCAAACTATGGGCAGCGGATTTTCTCGCGCCGTTATTGACGACGTAAATACAACCATGACCGGCGAAGAACGTGTAGATACGCTGTACACAGCTATGCGGTCGTCGATGATGGATTACGTAAAAGAAAACCGCAAAGATCTTACAGATCCGGCCGACATCGTGACCGAGGCTAATAGATTGCTGATCGGGCGGGAGGGCATGTTTGCAAACGAGGCCGAAGCGCGAAATTATGCCGCGCAGCAATACGCCGAGACCGGCACTTTTGTGCAAGGTGAGTTCAATATAAGCCTGCCAGAAATGCAACAGCGGCTTAATGCGCGCACGGCGGCCGCTAGCTCGGGCCGACGGCGCAGAAACATAACGCGCGCCGGGCTGGAGTTCAACCTCGACGACGGCAGCAATATGCTGCAGCGCTTTTCAGACATGCTCGGCAGCGACAGCTCGGCGTCTGCGCTTGAGCAAGTTTTGGGTTCTATAGATTCTGTAAAGCAAACTAAAGAAGTGATGACCGGCTTAGCTGAAAATGACCCGAGGTTAGAAACGGCGTTTGCAGATCTCCGCGGACAGTACGCCGGCGCCACGATAAACACAGAAGAAGAAAAGGCTGATTTTGCAGCTGAAGTGACTGAAGGCAAAATCGGGATGGACGAGTTTAAAAAACGTTTTGCTGGCACCGGGGAAAACTTTGAAGGCAAAGATAAATTTGTATCTGATGATGCGCTTGTTACGCGTATGGCAACTATTGCTAAAGATGGGACAACAACCGACGCGTTCAAACAGATGTATAGCACCATAACTGGCGTCAGCGCGGCAGGGGCAGCTGCTGTATTCCAAGATGTAAACAGCGAAGAAGCGCAAGCCGCATTTAAACGGCTTGCTGCGCACAAAGACCTGCAAGGTGAAAGCGACAGGCGCGGTTTGGGCATTGTGCAAGCCGGCGAGCTTACGAACGCAAATGCTATCGAAGCGATTAATAGGTCAGACGCGTGGCACGCCGGCATTGACGATCAAGATAAAAAACGTATAGGCGCAATTGGCAAGCTCGGGCGCCAAATGGACGAAGGTAATATTAACGCAAGTACATTACTTGAGAGTTACGGCGTTGATCTTGCTGGAAAAACAAAGTCTACCGAAGCTTTAACTAACTTTATTACCAACTCCGGTAATATTGACGAAGTTAAAGCCGCACTTACTGACGACAACGTTGACGCAGCGCAAGCCGAGAAAATTGCAGTTATGGCGCAATTTTCTCACAACGTAAATAGCATGGGCGGATTTAGCCGAATGGGCGCGGGCAGCTTTGCCTCTCAAGCCGCTTCCTCCGGACGTTTAACTGCGTTAACCAGAGCTGTTGACGAGGGAAAAGTTGGCGGCGATCTCGCCGCCGCAGTAACAGCGCAAAAAGAAGGCAAGACGTTAACTAAAGAGCAACAACAATTATTAGACGAAACAACAGCTAGTCCTGAAGCGTTTACCGAAAATGTCACCAAAGACGTTGTTTTAAACGAAGAAAAGGGAGTAACAAGTAGAGAAAATACAGCCGCCGACATTGCCAAAAATGCTGCTACTGAAGAACAAAAAATAAATAGCGCAGCTGGCAGTTTATCTGGCGCAAGCGGGGCTCTTGGCGAGCTAACGGCTGGGCTCACCGCCGCTGTTGGTAATTTATTTAAAGACGTAAAGATAGAAAACATCACGGTCACTAACTTTAAATTACCAGATGGTTTTGGAAAAGAACTGGCAAGTGGCGCTGTAAGCGCGATTAGCGAATTGCTAACTGGCGGGTTGGGTGGAACAAAAGATGTAGCCACGACCACCGCGAGCGCCGGAACAAAACCAAGCAGAGAGCCGATAACCATCACAGGGTCAATTAGAATTAAAGACATGGACACAGCATTGGTTGATTTTATGAGCGACACGACGCATGAGCCGACTACGCCCGGGTCGCCGCCTGTTGCAGTGCCAGCATAAACACCGCACAACGAGTTAAATTATGTCAGTATTTGTACCATGTGAAGGCGGCGTGTTGCGCGTTAAAGCCGAAAACAATAATTGCACAAGCACAGACCGAATTGTCGCCATTAAAGTTGAAAACTTCAGCGCCACGGTGCCGATCACAGGGTTTTCATTAGATCTTGGCACAAACCATCAGTTCCTACACACCCTAGATGAGTTTATTTATGTGTACTCGTTTGGTGACAGGCTTGGCCAGCTTACGTTATCTGGGATCGGTTTTACTGAATGCATGACACAAGCAGGCGGAAACCCAAGTGGCGTATACGGTTATTACATGAATAACCGGCTAGCGCGCACGTTAACGCCAACTACTATTACTGCCGCCGGTTATGGCGTGTTACTCGGATTTTTAACTGGTATTCGAATGGACATACCAAATCCGGCGTTTCCGATTATGCAGTGGACGCTGCAGTACAGTGTGATCCTCGACGCTCCGCCACTTACGGCCCCGCTAACAGACACTTACCTTGGCGACGCCGGCGGGGGAGTAGTCTAATTTCACGACGCAGCAACTATATGATCAATCACGCACGAACGTTACTGCTCAATATTCCAAGCACGGCTTATCTGCCCGGCATGCTAGGAGAAGAGTACATCCCGACATACGCACCGGTCGTTTTGCCGTCATACTTGGCCTTACCGCACAAGATATTATTTGGCGCAAATCCGGACAAAGTTTTTATGAACTTTCGGGCGCACGAACTACTCAGTCTAATTCACCAGACAGAGCTGGCTGAGTTTATTTACGCGTTAGATCCCCGCGTAACATACTGGCCGCAAAACATTAGCCCGTTTTACACGGCGCAAAAGCAACTCACGTACAACCGCACTGCCGGCGCGCACAACGCCCGTATTTACTTCAACGGGCAAATAAATCCTGACAATATGCAAGGCCGCGCATTTCGCGAATACTACATCCAACTTATCAGTGAAGGTACTGAGCAGAAAATCAAAGTAACCGCCGAAGCGTCTAAAAAATCCACAAACGAGCTGGTTCCGTGGATGAGTAACGGCGAAAACACGCTCGCGCTTACTGCCGGAGATATCCCAATTAGCGACTTGTCGGCGCCTATTCCTTTGTTTGATAGTGATCTTGAGTTTCGCGTGGCGGACATATACGGCGACGTTCCGCAGATGTTGCTAGAAGATTTTGACGCAGACGACCTACCGCCTTTTTGGTTTTTACTGCAAGAAACAGATGACCGCGTTATTCTTGAAACAGACACAACGCCAGAAGTGCTCGCTATGCGGCGCAGAATGGAAATAGTGTTGGCGCCCGTACTGCTGTCGAGCTGGACGGTGCGTGTTTACTCGCGTCCCGGTAGCGCAGTTACGACATGCCTGCCACAGCTAGAGTTTTTGGGCGAGCCGACATATCTCGAGCTGTTTGGCGTGCAAAATAACATAGAGCCATACGCCACGTTTAAAAATATCTGGTTTGATAACTCTGACCCGGGATACCGCCTAGCCGCGTTTACCCTAGCCATGATTTACCGCACAAACGAGTTAAAAAATGGCTGACAAGTACGTCTCCGCAAAATTTAAGGTGTGGGCTACCGTCTATGAAGATGACGGCAGCCTCGTCGCGGAAATTCCGGATATCGTGTCGGCGTCTGCGTCATTCGCGCTTAATACGATACCGACGGCCTCGTTAATACTTGCAACCGGCTACAACCCGATAACCGGCAAAGCCGCCTCAATTCACGACCTAAAAAGCAAATTAAAACCGCGGCAGAAGGTTGAGGTTAGGTTAAAAATAACAACGGGCGGAGGAGACACCACAAAAGTACAAGAAGGCACGTTTAAAATATTTGACGGGTTTTTGGCCGGGATAGGCTATCAGCGCTCGATTAATCAAGCCAACTACGTGATCAATCTGGTTCACTGGCTCGACGACTTAAACAACTCTTCGGCTATTAACGGCAACTGGTTCCCCGGGGCGCCGATGGATTACGCGCAGGCGGCCGTGCAGGAGCGATATGCTCAAACGCCGTCTGCTGGCGGTACCCCAGGTTTTGCTAGCGGTTTCTTTAGTGTTGCAAACATACGCGGTGATTTATGGCAAAAAGCTATTAAGCCGCTGTTTGAAAAAATTGCGGGGTTTGCGTCTACAGTGCAACAACCGGGTGTAGTTCCCGACAGCGGTAAGGAATTAGAATTAAATAACGCAGCGAAAAAAGCGTTAGAGCGGATGCCCGGAACTGGCGCGGCGTACTATAAACCGCTGCAGTTTTATGTGAGCGCAGCTGGCTCTAACACAGGACTGACAATTTCGCTGTCTGAGTATTTCACAAAAACAATCGGCGACTCGTACGCGCAAAATAGTTTTTGGTCAAAACTGATTACAGAATATGCAGCGCAATTTTTGTTTGCTGTGTCTCCGGCGGTTGATTGGGCGCTGCCAATTCCTTTTTGCGCGGGCCTGCGGTGGAAAGATGGCGGCAAGAAAATAACCGCAGCTGAATACAGTTACGGTAACTTCAACGCAAATATGTCGCAAATTTTAGAGTCAGTTGTTATCTGCTATCCGCTAGATTCAAAAGTTGGCGGTGGTCGTGTGGACTCGCCAGCCTCCGCGCCAAAACCAATCGGCTATTACCGCGCTTTTGCGACATACCCAACAAGCACAACGCCGGAAACTAAACGCGGCTTAAAACTTTTTAAAGCTCCGCCAGCGTGGTTTGCTAACCTTGGCGCTGCGGCCGTTTCTGCGTCTCAAGCCGTCGTCGGCTCTCGAACTGCGGCTGCCCCTGCTGCTGGCACAAAAGCTGGCACCGGGCCGGACGTACCAGCGCCCGCGGGCGAGGCTTACGAATCAAATATATCGACGTTAGACGCGTTTGCACAGCACTGGTTTGTGAGTGAGGTGCTACAGCAGCGCTATGGTGAGTTATCTGGTCCGCTTCGTTTTGATATAGCGCCCGGCAGTATCGTTAAAATTGTTTTACCCAAACGCGACGAAAACAGAGAAAAAGCTGCTGAAAACCCGGAGGAGTTTGTAATCGCGTCCGTTATGTCGGCGTCTTACGTGATAAACGCAGAGCGCAGCACAGCCGGCACATCGTTTGCTATTGCCCACACAAAAACAGAAACAGAAAGTACGTCGGAAGTGTACTCCGTGGAAAAGCCCCCGCTATACGCAGACGGCGACCCATGGCACGACGGCCCGTTAGCAATTCCGGAATAACAACAATGAATATTCAATCACCGCAAAACGCCGGAATGCCGTCCATACTAGGCGATATCCCCAAACCGTTCTCTGAGCAAAAGCCACCTGCTGCTGGCGTGGATTTTGGCAGCATGCACGCTAACTGGTTTAAAAATCAAACACCTGAGCAAAACACAAACATATTAGCTGAAATTCAACCGATTGTGGATACGGCTGTGTCTAGCTATGCCGGAGCTAACCCGTCACCAGCAATGCGCAGCCGGGCGCGGTTGATGGCGCTTAAAGCGCTGCAAACATTTGATCCGGTTCGCGGAAACGTAAAAACGCATTTGTTATCGCAAATGCAAAGTCTGCGCCGGCTAGCAGCGCAAGAACAAAACATTATAGGAATACCAGAACAAGTCGGCCTAGATTTTCAAAAGTTAACAGAGGCAGAAAACTCGCTGCGTGATCGGCTTAGTCGTGACCCCAGCGACGACGAAATCGCAGACGATATCGGCTTATCGGTGCGGAGGATAAAGAAAATTCGGCAGTTCCACAAACCGATCGCCGAGGGCTCGACTGTGATTGAGACAGCAGACGATTACGCAGATAGCGGCGGAGTTGCCAGCAAAATACCCGGGCAGAATAAAGAGCAGGACGCGTGGGCCGATTTTGTATACGGCGACTTAAGCCCGCCTAATAAACTGATCATGGACATGGCACTTGGGCGCAATGGACGCAGCCGCGCCAGCGTGCAAGAGATTGCGCAAAAGTTAAATATTACTCCCGGCGCGGTAAGTCAGCGCGCAGCAAAGATTCAAGAAATGCTAGATAAGCGAGGATTTTAAATGGCGCACGGAAAACCAAAAGGCAGGCTGGAAGATAAATTCAAAGCCCGCATTGCCGAGCTAGAAAAAAAAGCGCAGCAGCAAAGCGATCAGTTTAAGTCGCAGAGCGGCTTGCGGCCGTGGCATACGCCAGAAGACATGAAAACCAAAGATCTGCTCGATGTGCCCAATCTGCACGAGCCCGTGTGGAATCGGGACGCGCTTAACAGGCTGTACTCCGACGAGGTTGTAGCGGTAGAGCAAAAAAATAGTGGCGTAGTAGGCGACCTTATTGCGTGCAAGCGACAAATTGATTTTATGGCTGTGGAGGAGCGCGCGTGGAGGCTGCGGCACGCGTCTAGCACACGATGTGCGGCTATGGCCCACGGCCGGCTAGACGGGCACGGGAAAACAAATGAAGGCGTGTTTTCAATGATAAAAAACGATATTGAGAATCGGCTAAACGAGGGAGCCGTCTCAGGCGAATAAAGCTGAGCTTCCGGAGTAATAAAATGAGTATTGCCGACTACGCAAATCGCAAATACGATTTCCTGGCGCTGCGCGACGTAAAACCCACTGGCGACAGTCAGTTGGGATTTGCCTTGTTTTCCGCAGAAGCGGCGGGGCAAATAGCGGTTGGCGTGCAAAAACTGACCCAGCGCTGGTTGCTGGAGTTTTTAACAGAGCGGGGCTCAATGCCCGCGCTGCCCGCCCGAGGCACTGATTTTATGGCCGACGTACGCTCCGGGCGGTTGCGATCGTCGGTGGACGTGCAAGCGGCATTTAGCTTTGCCTCCTTCACAGCCCGCACGAATTTAAGCCGGGAAGAAGACGATACATGGCCCGACGACGAGCGTATTGGCGTGGCATTGTTATCTTCGGTGGCTTTTTTGCCCGGATATGCAAATATCCGTGTGGTAATATTAAGCCGTGCAGGCACAGCCCGCGATATAATTTTGCCTATATCAACATTACCCCAAAGCATTGGCTAACATTATGGCACTTACAGTAACCAGCATTGACGAGCTTGACACAGCGCGCGTAACTGAAACGCTTGAATTTTTTAAGCAACTTATGCAAGAGCGGCATCCAGAAGTGGAGCTGTCTCGCGGCGCATTTCACGACTTAGTGCTGTACTTTAATAGCGTGCTAAACGCCGCCGTGCGCGAAAACATTGAGCGCGTACGTCAAAGCAATAGCCTGCTAGCTATTACACAAAATCCAGCGCTGGCGGACGACACGATAGTAGATCAGGTGCTGTCCAACTACAACTTATCGCGCGGGGCCGGGGCCGCAGCTGTCGGTGAGGCCGTTGTTGTAGTGAACCAAGCCGTAAATACGCAGATCAGTAGTTTAATCCAGTTCACCGCCAACGGTTTAACATTCTTACCAGCGCGCACATATATCGGTGTTCCGCCCGGCGAGAGTACCGCGGCAGAAGGAACGCGATCAATGGTGCCGGTAGGCGACGGCTCCTACGCGTTTAAAATTGCAGTTTACGCGACAACGCTCGGCATTTCGGGAAACATTACAACCGGTACAGCGTTTGTTCCTAGCATTGCGCCCAGTAACGTTAAAGCAATTTACGCGGCGTCTGACTTTACTGATGGCACAGACCCGCCCACGAACGCAGAATATATCGCTAGGCTGCCAGAAGGATTAGCCGCAAAAACAATTGGCGGCAGGAAGTCGTTCTTAGCGCTAATAAAATCGCAACCTGAATTTCAAAATATCAGGCACGTATCTGTAGTCGGGTTCGGGGACTCTGAGCAAAAACGAGATCAGCGCGGCTTATTTCCTATTTCTGGCGGCGGTCGCGTAGATATCTACGTACAAACAAATGACACCTCTCAACGTGTAGATCACCTGCTTACAGCCAATTACGTCCGGCCCGTCACTGTTGGCGACAACACGGCCGGGACTGTTTGGCGTATTTTTGTTAACCACAAAACAGCGCCGGGCTTTTACGCCATAACACGAGTTGCGCGCATCAATGACAAAAGCAGCACCGGCTACGAGATTGTTAACACAGTTCCCGGCTATAGCTTTCGTGACATGAACTACAAGCCGGATATTGCCTCGGTTAGCGAAAGCGCATACACGCGATTCAAAACGCTCACAATAGATTTTATTGACACGATGGTGCAGCCGAACACAGTAACCACCGGCCAAACCGAGGTATACGCGGTGACTACAACCGGTTTACCGCTTATCGGCGAGCTGCAAGATTTTCTATCTGGTCGCGACGTACGGTGCCGTGCTGCGGACGTGCTGGTTCGGGCCGCTATTCCCTGCTTCACAACGATAGCGTTCAAGATTAGGCGCGCCGCAAATGACACGTTGCCGGATTTTGCCGCAATTAAAAAAGCGGTCGCCGCGGCCGTGGCCAAAGTAGGGTTTGCAGGCCAGTTGTCGGCGTCTGTGATCAGCAGCGCCGCGCATCAGTATTTAAGCGGGCAGCAATCCGTTACAGACATTGATATTTTTGGGCGTTTAGTTCGTCCCGACGGGCGGGTCATATTCCTGCGCGACCCCGCCCGTATAGATATCCCGAACGACCCAGAAAATATGATTAGCTCCAGAACCACTGTGTTTTACGCTGCTGAAGAGGATATCGAAATAGCGGTGGATATAACATCGGGTTTTAGCGACTAAACCAAATGCAAAATTTTAAATATCCAACATCTGACTTAGACGATACAGACAAACTACTCAGCTCTTTGGGCAGTTTCTGGTCGCGCACGTACGAAGCTAAAGACCAGTTAAAGTCATACGGACAAGCAGTAGCGCGCACTGTTGCCCAGACTCAGTTAAATCTACTCGAGACTGTGGCCGCGCTTAGCCGTTACAGCATGCCGCTGTTTCACACAGAAAACTGGTACCCGCTCATTTTGCGTAAAAGCCAAATGAACGCAGCCGCGGCAAACTACTACACGTTCGACGAGCCAGAAATTTATTACGGCGCGGGAGTACCTATAAACTTTAACAGCGCCGCCAGTCGCGATTTCTTTGCGTTTTCAATAAATAGCGAACTTGTGACGGGCGGACAGATCTACGACCGGTTACTGTTCCCTAGTGTAGCGCTGACAGCCGGCATGGATTTTATTGTTGACGGCATTAAAGCGGTAATACTTTTCAACGTAAATCCGTTTGAGATTGAAACCGTACTGCGCAAACCCATATACGACGGCGACACGCTTGTAGACGAAGAAATTACGCTGTGGGTGTTCAAAGCAAAGTTCGACTACAAATATTTGTTCAATCAATTTGCGTACGCGGTAAACATTAACCTTCCAAGTTCAGAAAACGCTAAAAAATTAGTTAACGCTATAACAAACGGCCTCATCGGCGGCGGTGCAACTGCGGCGGTTATAGAAGACGCGCTATCCGCGATCCTTGACGTGCCGCTCGCGGTAACGACTGAGGTGGTTGAGCTAATAACGCGCGATAACCGCGGCCTGCTCATTGTTACCGATAAAAACGCTTATCGTTTTGCGACAGACGCAACGCCAATAGTCTCCGTTGGCGACACAGTACATGCCGGCGCCCGCTTAACAAACGCTTTTAGTTTTGTAGAGTTAAATCGCGCTGAAGTGCCGCACGAGATTAAGGCGCTTGCGCTTGATCGCGGTTTTACTGCGTACTGCTACTACAGCGACCTAATATTTGAAAACATCGACGTGCCACTGGTTGTGGACGCTAATCACGAAAGCGGCTACACATACGTATCGTTTAGGCTCGGCGGTTTTCAGCATGATTTAAAACGCTTCTTTGACGAGATGCATGCCCGCGGGATTGAGTCGCGGCTGGACGCGGTATCGAATCCCTGCGACCCGACAAACATCCGCAAAGGTACGCTTGCGCACTTGCTGGATAAGCGGCCAAACGCGCCTGATGAGCCCGCCGCAGCGAACCTGCCAGCTACTATCAACCCGCTGCAGTTCCTTGTTGAAAATGTGTTACGCAATAATGCTGCAATTGTGCTTATTCGCGTATCCGAGTTGGGTGAAAATAATCTCGGCTTGTACAACATTCGACACCTGCGGCAACTTGTACCGCCGTATTCAGCGCTGTTTTTCATATACAGTCTTGACGCACGGGGCGACAAAATCGCAGGCCCTGACAGCATCACAGAATGGCCCACAAAATTTAAGGCTGTTGAACCTTTAAGTGACAGCATTTTGGTTTCTATGGTGCACGACCGCGGTGTCACCGTTCGGGTAATCAACGGCACTTGCCAGACGCCCAACGGCGATGAAACATGCGTTGGGCATAGCGGCGGTTCCAGCGCTGTATCAAGCTCAAGCTCCAGCTTGGTTTCAAGCTCTAGTCTGGTATCCAGCTCCAGCCTTGTATCAAGCTCCAGCTCTAGCTTGGTGTCTAGCTCTAGCCTTGTATCAAGCTCCAGCCTTGTATCAAGCTCCACCTCTAGCCTTGTATCAAGCTCTAGCCTTGTATCAAGCTCCAGCGACGTATCAAACTCTAGCCTTGTATCAAGCTCCAGCTCTAGCCTTGTATCAAGCTCTAGCCTTGTATCAAGCTCTAGCCTTGTATCAAGCTCCAGCGACGTATCAAGCTCTAGCTCTAGCCTTGTATCAAGCTCCAGCGACGTATCAAGCTCTAGCTCTAGCCTTGTATCAAGCTCCAGCGATGTATCAAGCTCTAGCTCTAGCCTTGTATCAAGCTCTAGCGCTAGCGCAGTAAACAGCTCTAGCTCATTAAGTAGCGCGTCAAGCGTATCTAACACGTCTGGCTTACCAGCTTTATCATGCGTTGTTGATGAATGCGAGCCCAGAGCTGTTATTGCGTCTGTGGCGCTTTTAGAGTGCTACACCAACAATACCGCAAGTTACCGCGTGACGTTTGGCGCAAATAAAAATTGCTATGAAAATATTCGCTATAGCGTGGACGGCGGCACGTGGTTCAACGCCGTGATGACCCGAACGTACTCAAAAAATATAACGCTATCAGACCGGTACGACTGGTTGACGGCAGACGGCAATTGGAGTTACTCGTATGCCGGCTATACAAATGTCGGATTAACCGGCATTAAAACATATTACGGCTGTTACAACATGGCAGATAATGCTAGAGAATTAACAGAAAGTTGCATACTAGGACACGGGCCGGCTTTGTCGCTAAACCCGTCTGAGGGGCGACAAGGTTTTGGCTCACTGGCGACATTTATGCCGTACCCGCCAGTTAAAGACGCCACGGCGACAGAGCTGCTAACGCCGACAGATACAAATATTAAGCTAGACGGCCCTTTTGGCGGAATTAGATTAGCGTCTATAACGGATCCGCTAGCTTACGGCTGCTTCGTGACTGTTGCGGATAGCGGAAACTCAGCGCATACGGTAGCTACGCGAGACGCAACGGACTTAATGGGTAGTACCTATCCGTACGCAGTCGGAAGAACTATCGGTCAAGTAAACTACACATACAAGCTGCACAAATTTGAACTTACCCGGCGTCAGTATGTAGAGTTTTTAAACACATGTTTTACGTCTGATGCGAATAATTTAGCGTACACGGCGTCGTGTCCGAATAGTGTAGATCCGTGGGCATGCGCCGGTATCCTGCGCAATGGTGTAAACGGAAATTACACGTATACGCTAGCGGCGGTTGGCCATCAGGGCGGCGGCCAAAGCGGTAATTCGGCCGATTACGAAGAACTACCCGCCATAATGTCTTTAGAAATGTCGCTACGATTTTGCAACTGGCTACACAATCGCGTAACAAATCTAAACAGCACATATACAGATGACGGCGCATACGACCTGACGCTATTGCCCGTATACGCGCCGGGCGAACCTAAAAATGGTTTTGTATTAAACGGCGACGGCGATCGCATTCCGTTAATTACTCGTAAGGCTGGCGCGCATTACTTTATTCCAAATGCCGACGAATGGTTTAAAGCAGCTTTTTACAAAGGCGGGAACACAAACGCGGGTTACTGGGATTACGCTTACAGCGCTGACGGGCCTACCGCGGCAGATCAACTACAAAATAAACTTATAGTTGACGCCTGCTCTTTAACGGCCGACGATCAAATAAGCGTAATACGCTGCATGGATAATAACACGTTTAACCCGCTTCGTTTTAATTGCGATTGCGTTGATTGCAGCAATGCAGTTGTTGATATTATTGCAACAAGTGTCGGCAGTGACATTTGTTTTAAAGCATTCGCAACAACAGATTGCGAGTCTGATCCAGTCTGCGTGCCGATTACCTGTCCCACGATCGACCTGCCGGTGTTGCCGTGTGTAGTAAACGAGGATTACCTAGTCACGATCAAGTACAGCGGCACAGAAGGTCCATGCCCCGGCAACCACTCCTGCAACGCCGCTATTTTCGATTTTTACGTAAATAACGTATTTATTGGAACTGCTGATTTAAACAACGGCGGCCAGCACGGCGGCGGCGATCGCTCGGCTGACATGGCCTTAAATTTGACTACCATTCCTCCAAACGCCAACAACGAATACGATTTAGAACTTCGGTGCGCGTCGCAAGACGCCGAAGGCAACTATCGCTGCCACGTCGGTATTGCGTGGCTACGTGTTTGGAGCGCCAGCGACCCGCTTGGCCGCGGCGGCACGCCAATCATTGACACATGCGTACCAAACGACCAAGTTATCGCGGCGCAAATATGCTCCAGCAGTAGCAGCAGCGACAGCTCAAGCTCTAGCTCTAGCAGCTCCAGCAGCTCCAGCAGTTGCGCGGTATTAGCGGATCTGGAGTCGTATGTGCTTAATGTAAGTGTAAATACGGAGGGCACATGTACAAATTCAACATGGCCAATTACGATATCTGCGCAAGACACGCTTGTCGGAACGATGACACTGAGCGAGGCAAGCGACAGCACGCCGTCTAATCCAAAATTAACGGGCAGCGCAAATATTGTATTACCGGCAGGATTATCGCCTTTCTCCGCCCCCGGCACGCGGCCGCCGAGTGTGGCGTACGTATTTGGAATTAGCAGCGAAGGGCCTGAGTCATTAAATTGCGATAATATTGTTATAACGGTAACGTTACTTGCGCCCGATAATTCAACAATTATTTACTCAGATACCGGTAACAACAACACAGTTATCGATTTTTACTTTTATCCAGATTGCATTTCTAGTAGCAGCAGTATTAGTAGCAGCAGCTCTAGTAGTAGCGGTATATCGTCAAGCTCGTTAAACAGCAGCCAAACCGCGCAAAATCTATTTGATGCTACCTCGTGGGCCGCGGTCGCGGAGCCGTATAAGGCGTATTTAAACGTTGCGAACGCGCGTTGGTCCAGTAAGCTGCAGATAAACGCTCAAAAATACGCGACTATCGTAAACTACTATTCAGCAAATACCGTATGGGCTGGCATTGCGTTAAATAGCATTACATACTTTAACAACCCGGCAAGTGACACAATTGCGTCGTGCTCGCTTACTGATGTGCTTGATTTTTCAACCGGCGGGCCAGACACATACGTTCCGACATATTTTGACCTGACGATTAACGAAGCATTTGTTGAGTCCGCAACATTCTGGCAAACAGTGATTGCACACGAGCTCGGCCACGCGCTGGGTATTGGCTCCCTGTGGTCTGCAGCAAATTTTGCGTTAAACGGCAGCGTCTACACAAACACACAAACAGCGTACAACGGCATCACAACGCTTACGCGATATTACACACCGCTCGAGAACACCGGCGGTAGCGGCACAGCCTCCGGCCACTGGGAAAATAGTTACCGGCCGGCCGCTCCGGGTGAAACAGATCCGAACTTAGCTGTAAGTTTTTATGGCGTACAAAACGAGCTCATGGTCGGCGCCATTCTGCAGAACCCGGGAAGCATGGTTTTATCGCGTTTAACACTTCAAGCGTTGGTAGATATCGGCTTTGAGTTAATCGGCACACCAGAGGCAGATCCTGCGCCCGTTACTGGTGCGCAGTTTATGGCTGCCGGCGACTCTCCCGGATTTTGCGGACATACCGTGCATACGCCAAATATTATTACCCTGCCAGGATTCGGCAGTAGCAGTAGCAGCGCATGAAAAACAACCGCCATTGCAGCACTACCCGTTAAAACACCGCTTTGATAAGCTATTAGCGGCCTAGTCACGCGCCCGCATAAAACAGCTTCAGAAATTCGGGCAGGCGGGCCAAATTGCGTATAATAAGCGGCAGAGAGGTAAAAACATGCCAGCAGAATCCGTATTTAACGTTCGCGGTAAAGTCACGCTTTGGCGGATTGACGAAAAAACCGGCATCCGGACGCCAATTATCTCTAAGCCTAATCAAATTCAAGTTAGCTGGGGTTACATTGCCGCAAAACAGCTGGGGTATCGTTACCAGCCCGATCGAGATCAGTACTTCATATCGGGCATGTACTTCGAGTATGAGAACCTTGAAAACCCAGCTGCCCCGATCGCCGTCCCGTCTTTTAGCCGCGTACTCGGCATTGACTACTACTCAGAGCTAACGGCGCCAAAAGACTACCTACGCGTCCCGCTGCGCCTAGAGCCGGCCCTTGGTGTCGCCGCTGGAAGCGAGGGAGCGTCGGCACTTACGTCCGCACTGCAGGGAAATCAGTTAACGTTTTTTGCGCAAACATCCGGCGCAGTTGGCGTTAACAACGGCGAGGAGTGCCCATTTAGCCACACAACCAATAGCAAGGTTTACTCGGCCGCGCTAGTGGCTATGCCGCGCTTTGACGATAAAGCACACGACGTTATTTTTGCGCGTACAAACTTTGATATCGGCGATCAGACAAGCAAAGAAGCCTCTTCGCAGATCGGCATTACTTGGGACATCTCTTTTGAATAACTTTTAAGCGCCCCGGAGGACAAGGATGTCCAATAAGTGGCTTTACAACATTCGGCACATTGTCGCAGGCGAGCCGGTACAAGCAAATATTGCCGGCAGGCCCGACACAGCGCTTGAGTCAAGAACAAATTATTTGAAGGATCGGCTCGACGCCGCCGCCCTTGGGCAGGCGTTGTTTGATGCTGACGCCACAATCGCCCCCGACGTACTTGAAGGGCAGCCGGTATTCTGGAATTACCAGACACAGCGATATGAGCGCGCCCTCGCCGCGGTTGAAAACGACGAGGTGACGCAGACGTTAGTTGTGCAAGCTTCATCTGACTGCCTTGGATTGTTGCACAAAAAGAAAGCCAACACACTGGGCGACGTAGTTTTGCGCGGCATCGTAAAGATGCCAAACATCACAAACGCGATTACCGGCACAGTAGAAGCTGGAAGATATTATTTGTCTTCTGAGCAACCGGGTAAATTAACAAAACAACGGCCACCTGCCACGGTGTCGGTCTGCTACGTGCAAGGCGCTAAAGAGAACTGCGCTGCTGACCCGTGGGTCGTGGTGATGCCGCAGGTTCGCGACTTTCTCGAGGACCACATTCACTATCGGTTCGAGCTGACGCCAGCAGTTATTGGCGTCGCCGCGCTTACTAACGGCCATTACGCTATCACAGTTAATCCGGCAACAGATTTAACAATTACGCCGGGTTGGTTGCCTGCCAGTCACGCAAGCTTTAACGGTAAGGCGCCTGCGGGCGCGGTGTTCGGGTACAACCTGAAGGGGCATCCGGCCATTTCACGCGTCTGGCCACCGACGCCTATATCTGCCGTAGCCGTTCTTTGGGATAAAGGCGAAGATCTAACTGGCGCTTTTGAGATTCCGCTTGGCGCATCAGGGCTCGCAGTCTGCGACGCTAACGGTATTTGGTGGATGAGCGACTGCCCCGGAGACGTGCCGTGGACAGCTACGCCGGCAAGCTCAAGCTCGTCACTTGCTGGCCCGGAGTGCCCCCGCGAAGAACGTATGCGCGTAATCGTGGCTTTCTTACGCATGACGTTTGGTAACGACCGTAGTGTTGTTACCAGCTTGCATGCCGCAGACACTAGCCCAATAAAGATCACAAATTGTGACGGCGCAACAGCCCGCACCGGTGACCTTGAATTGTCGCTTGATCTAGACTTCCTTGTCGGCACGCCTGACGTAAACGGCGGCAAAGCGCTCAAACAAATTGACAACGGCAATACGTTTCGAACTGGTTGGTTAACAGAAGGCGTATTTAGCGATAATGACGTAGTTGTATTAAATGGCACAAACACGCGCGAACTTACAACAGCTGAAAAAGCATCATTTGGTTTGCTGCCGGCGACACCAGTCACCGTGCAGCAAGGTATCGTGCGCTTGTCGTTTAACGACTCGGCAATTGACCGCGAGATATCTCCTCAAATTATCCGCCTTAGCGACGTTGTTGAACGACTGTACCGCGATATCCCCTATCTTGGTTTTCCTGAATCGCAGGAGTCGTCTGTGCGTGTGCGGTTTAACGTACCGAACACAGGGCTAAGTAACGCGCCAGTAATGAAAATTTCGGCGCAGCTTTTTGGGCGCGGCGCAGGAACGTTGCCTGCCTTAGAAGTTAAATATCGCATCCTGCCGCGACCTGCCGGCACTACTCAAGAGCCGCTAATACTTACGGACAACACTACTCCGCTAACTTTTGCGTCTGCAGTTGCGGTGAACGCAGATAACGCAATTGAAGTGCAGACGGCAGAGTTTAATGTTGCGCAGGGCGATACAGTACTCGTAACGCTCCGACGAACAGCAACGGACACTTACACGTCTGAGGTCGGGCTACTGCGGCTGGCAGGTATTATCACCATATCCGGCTCGTAGAAATGGTGAATTGCTATGCCTATCGGAAATTGGAATTTACAGTGGCTTAACCACAACTCGCAGCGCTCGTACCCGTTCACAGAGCGCGCCACTAAGACGGACGTCACCGGAACAATTCGGGTACCGGACGGCTTTATTTTAGCGCTGTATTTTCCTGTGCACGCCGGGTTAGCTGTTCAAGTAGATCAGTTTTACATCAAAAACATTCTACTGTCGCCGGTCGGGTACACGATCAGCATTGCATACAACGACAACGGCACGGCTGTTTTAGCTGGAAGCGCTAATATACCGATTGTTACGCATACGCCAAATACAACGTACGCTGTTGGCGGGATAGCTGATTTTGCTGACTCTATCGGGCATGTCGTTATCGGGCGCCTTGACGACGTAACCGCATTGCCGCAGGGCTTGTACGAGTTTGCAATCGCGGACGGAGAGCTCGAGACAGACGTTATACGCCCAATGATTCGCGGCGTGTCCGGTATTCGTGTCGTGAGCCTTAATGAAATTAGCCCCACGCTGTACGGGGACGTCGAGTTTGTTGCCGGCACAAATATGCAGATCATAGTCAAGCCGGCTACAAGCACCACAACAGCCAAAATAGTTTTCAACGCTATCTCTGGCGAAAATTTAAACACAGAGTGCGAATGCTCAGTAAACAATACCGGCGAATGCATCCGCTGCATTAATGGTGTTTGCTCAGATGACGGCAATTTTAATATTGCTGGTTCAGATTGTATTTCTGTTAACGCAAGTGATAACGGTATTAACTTAATAGACACGTGCGCATCGCCATGCTGTGGATGCGCAGAGTTGGACGCGCTAAAAACGCAAATAGATCGCTTTAGTGACGGCGTAGCCACGCTCGAGAATTTTGTAACCAAGCTCAGTTCTGAAGTTACGCAAATGAGCTTGGTAGTGATTGGCAGTCGGTTGGGCGACGCCGGTTGCGAAACATGCCCCGATCCCGCGGGGTAAAAAATGACGTGCTCCGCATTCGAGTATTCTTCGGCCGGGCGTCGCGGCATTGGTGTTAACCAACCGCAGAGCGGATTGCATTATCCGTTTGTAAATCCGTCTGAAGATATTCGTTATCTTATCGCTGACTTTTATCTGGCCTACGAAGATTTAGCCGAGGCAATAAGTCACCCACTAAAAATTTCTTGGCTATATGGGTTAGGGTGCGTGCCATCAGCCGGGGCGTACGCGCCTACCCACGCTGCCGACATTGTCGTGACCGACGCAAACAATAACGTTGTCTTTTCGTCTATTGCGTCAGCCGACGTTTCATTTGATGCGTGGGACTGGGGCGCTCGTCACGCCGGCGCGTCTCCGTCGAACACTTACGACTATCGCATCTACGAATGGATTTCCGGCTCGTCTGTTTGCCGCCTCGTCGCCTACAAAACATGGCCCGTGGCGGCAGAGCTGGGCAACGACGAGGATGTTGCGCGCAATTACACCACACACATAACACCAAACAACGGCACCATTGACGAGCGCGCTATCTACAAAATGCCAAAGCGCGTGAACGCTATTTATGTGTCAAACGGCAAAACAGCGGCACTAGGTTCCGCGGCAGCCATAAAATTAGCCGGCGAAATTGATTTTGAATACGGCTATAACACGACACTCACAGTTTCCGAGCAACAAACTCGCGGTGTGCGCGCTACACGACAAGTTACGTTAAACGCCGCCGCTGGGTCCGGAAAAGGAAAATACACAGACTGTGACACAACGACACCGCCCATCTACGAAATAAATGGCTTAACCGGGCCGAATATCTTACTAGGCTCCTCAGACTGCTTGTGGCTTAATCGTCCCACGACGCTCGTGGGTACGGCTTTGACTGTTAATGGCGCATCTTCGTCAACAGCCCGTGCTGGATGCGTATGCCCGACCGGCGCAAACACTCCAGTGTGGCAAATTAACAGCAACTGCCCGGCATGCTGCACATGTGACGACTACGTCAACCTTGGGCTGTACATGAATAGCGAAGCCGACAGGTATCGCGTTATTGGTCGCATCGTCCGCGGTGAAGAGTCCAGCGTTGTGGAAAAGCACAGCGATAACATAGATCGCTGGATACGGCAACAAGAATGCCGACTTCAAAAACCGCTGCACGCGTGCATGACACCGCAACGATGCCCGTATATCGACGTGCTTGTGCAGTACTGCAATAAATGCTCGGCATGCGCGCCAGCAGTAACGTTGTCTATGTCGTTTGCGACGAGTAACGGCAACACGGCAGAAACAGTGTGCGGCTTTACGTCTATAACGACATCAAATGCTCGCCGCGGCCTTGCAACACTTGGCGGTTCTTGGCCTGTATTTCAGGCCGCTATCGGTAAAGTAGACATCGGCAATTCCGCTGAAGTTCAGTTCCGTTTACGTTTTAATCAATCTGCGCCTACAGATTTGCAACTAGTTGTAACGGGACAAATAACACAAGAGAACGGCGCCGTAGAAAACATAATTGCCGGTTGCGATGGAACTGACACAGCAGAGTTCATTATAGTAAAATCTCTGTACTGCGGCGACGACGGCTCAACGGTAATACCGTCAATAACTTGCGGCCCTACCACCGCTTCCTCAAGCAGCAGTATTTAAATGCCTGTCCGTAATCAAAACTGGTATGACTTGCAGGCCGGGCGGCGCTATCCGCTTAACGATCGAAGTACGGGCATTGACGACGCCGGAAACAGCATACGCGACAGCATCCTTGTTGATTGCAACATTCGTTATCCAAAAACATACGGACCAGTAGCTTTTGTGCAGGCCGTTACGGTCTCTGCTGGAATCGTCACGGTCGTGATTGGCGCCGCTGACGATGAAAACGCAACAACGAGCACACCTATCGCCGCAATTAGCGCGCCCAAGCCGTTGCAGCTTAATAAAAATTACGCTGTACAAGCACTAGTACCGGGCGTTGCTGGTTGGTGCGTATTTGGAGACGGAGTGAGTGAGAATTTTACCGCGCGCTATTCTTCGCCGCGTCAGACATTATTGCTTGAAAATAACGCCCGCGCTTATTCGGCGCTTCCTGTAACGTCTATCGGAAAATACGGGGTAGGCACTAGTCTTGCCGGATTAGTAAACATTGTGACTGCCGCCCCACTCGTAACAGAATTGCGCGAAATTCAAGTAAACGGCAAAACAACACAAGCGCTAGTTTTTGGTTTAGACGCCACTGTCGGCCTTATAGGTTACAACCCCCTTAAATTCTTTTTAGGGCCATGCTCACAGCGCCCGGAAAGCGGCACCTGCCCGCAGACCCCTATTGAATCCATAAACGGCATAACCCCAGATTGCGACGGTAACATAAATATTCTGTCGGGCACCGCAGATTTAACGGTTGTTCCGTTTGCTGACTGCGGCGGTTTTGGCCTGTATCTCGATATTGACCTGCCTGAGATTTGCGGCAAACGCCCGTACGAGACGCCGCGGGAGGGCGTGGATCAGTGCGAAACATCCAGTTCAAGTGCAGGGGCTTAAATGAGCGCCAGAATTGTATTCCCGGAGTTTCGCAATGAGCAGAGCGACTCGCGGTACCCGTTTAACGACAGCGCCACGTTAAAGTCACGAGATGGCTTTTATATCCCAAAAGACTGTTTTGTGGACGTCAGTGTGTACACAATTAACGGCGCGGTCGGTGTATTTATCTCCAGTATAGAGATGAATAATAACTTAGTGACAATTAGGTTCACCGACAGCGCCCGGCAAAACACCTGCTTGGCGACGTATGCCCCGCTAGAGCTCGCCAGCGGCGATTTCACGACCTTACCGCTAATAGACAAATACGGACGGCCCGCCGGGGTAATAATCGGCCTGACGGAAGGCCTGAACCTGCTGAGCGGGTGGCCTCTAGGCGTGCACACCTTCACGCAGGCCGCCACAGAGCTGGTGGCGTCCGCAGTCATCCCCGCGCAAGAACCGGGCGTTCGCGGCCTTCTAGGGCCGTCTGGCGAGCTTTTAACGGGGGATGCGTGGCTGGTGGGTGAAAAGGGCGTGGTTTTAAGAGCAGAGGCCGACAATACGGTTCGGGTAGATATCGTAGGCGAGCCGCTTTTTAAACGAATTCAATGCCTAGACGACGCCGGAAACCCCGTCGGAGACTTTACGCCAAAAACCTTTTTAAAGACCATTAACGGCTGCGAGCCTGATAAATATGGCAATTTTACAATAACTGTTGCAACTAACGCTCCGGGCATAAGTACGGCTAAGACAGCCGCTATACTCAGAGTTTATCCTGAAAATAACACGTTAAAGATAGCTGCTGTCGGCTCTAAGGTGTTTTAATGCCGCGCGACGGATTCTATAACGATAACGAATACCGCCAATTTCCGTTCGTCCATAAAAAGACGTACGCCGCTGCGGTATTGCCTACAGGGCTTATCGTGGACTGTGGTTTTATCATGGGCATAGACAGCGGGTTTGACACCGCTTTGCACTTTGTATACCTGCACAGCGTTACAAAAATAGCTGACGTTTATCGATTTGAGTTTCGGACTAACGCGCCCGGCGCCTCCGACAAGCCGCTTACGTTCACACGCGCAAATACCGCAGAAGAGTGGACAACAGAGCACGTAGATAGCGACCCGGTACTCGACACCACGTTCTGCGCTACGGAACCAGCGTGGGAGGGTTTCGTAGTTTCAGGCGACATTCGCAACGCTGAAATAATTAACGGAACTACACTTGTATTCAATACAGAGCGCGTTGTCGAACCGCGCCGAGTGCAGTCGTTGGTTAACGGATATTTACGGTCAATAAATATTGGTAATTACGCGCGCGAGGTAATACCGCCGTGCGCGACTAGTTCCAGCTCTTCTTCTACTCCCCGCGAAGTCATTAGTTACCAAGAATGCCTAAAAGACAACATAAAATTTATTCCCGGACTTAACTGTGAGATTATGCAAAACGACAATTTGCGCACAATTACAATAGCGCCGCTACTTGGAGCTGACACGACAGGCACTGCCGCCGCCGAGTTATGCGCAAATAATGGCGAGCTTAAATTTTTTGCCGACGAGCTGCCGCCTGTTGACGACAACGGCGACCCGCGCAGTCAGTTTTTAAGCGGCGGCCCGGCCTGCAATGAGGTTATTACATCGATTAACGGGCTACCGGGGCCTAACGTAAACCTGATCCCCGGTACTGGTATTCAAATAGTGACAGACCCTGAACTAAGCACACTAAACATAACCGTATCAGACAATGTCATTTCGAAGAATTGCTAATCGTCATGCCCAGCTCCTCATCATCGTCGTGCCCGGTCGCGCTGTTTGATAATAGCTGCATTATCAATTCTCCGTGCAAAGTTGATTTTACATTTATTGCAGACTGCACGATCCCACCGCCTCCCCCGCCGATCTACGACTGCGACCTCCCAACCTGCCCGCCATTTGTACCGCCGGCGGATGAGTTTTGCCCAGACATTAGTCCCGGCAACGTAACTGTTTCTGTGCGCCAACAAACGCGGTGCGACAGTAGCAATAGCTCTGAAAGCGCTCGCGGAGGAATTGTTGTTACGCAAACAATTGGGTGCGAATTTTTAATTGGGCTTGATCTGGATATTCCTATTCCAGCGCCACCATGCCCTGTGTTCAACCCGGCAAAAGTAACAGTAACGACAGCATTCAACAAATCAAGCTGCTTTACTACTAAAAACAAACTTGAGGTCACGGCAACCGCGGGCGATTGCGAAAATGACGACACGTGTTCTTTTGACATAGACCTTGATTTAAACATCCCAATTCCGGCGCCTCGTTGCCCAATAATTAACAACGAGCAAACCGTAACTGTAAAAACTGGTTATGCAAATTGCGTTACCGGTCAAAACAAGTTGACTGTAACTACAGTAGAAGTCCTGGGCGATGGGTGCAATACGCCGGACACGTGCCAGTTTGATTTTGACCTCGATTTAAACATCCCGATTCCAGCGCCTCGTTGCCCGGTGATCAACACAGAGCAAACCGTAACTGTAAAAACTGGTTATGCAAATTGCGTTACTGGCCAAAATAAACTAACCGTAACTACGACAGACGTGCCGGGCGACGGATGCAATACGCCTGACACATGCCAGTTTGATTTTGACCTTGATTTAAACATCCCAATTCCGGCGCCTCGTTGCCCGGTGATTAATTATCAACAACCGGTAAATGTAAACATTGGTTACGCAAATTTCATTACTGGGCAAAACAAACTAACCGTAACTACGACAGAAATTCCGGGCAATGGATGCAATACGCCGGACACGTGCCAGTTTGATTTTACGTTAGACCTAAATCTACCTATACCGCGGCCAGTATGCCCGACATTCCCAGAGCAACCAGTTAGCGTAGCCGTTGTATACGAAGACGAGCCACGTCCGTATCAATCACGACTGTACACAACGCCGGTTATTACGCCAGGCGATTTCGACACACCTGACACGTGCCAATTTGATATTAAACTCGATTTAGTTATACCGATTCCAAAAATACCGTGCCCCATATTTAGATACGCTAACACGGTCTACTCTGTCGGTAACAATTTTGCGATAAACGATATTCGAATATTGCCAGTGTCGGCTGTGCCGAACGGGCGTAACCCGTGCGAATTTGAAATTTACTTGTTTGTAACAGTGCCCCCGCCCGGCGGCAAATTAATTGCGGGCAAAACCACAATTACAAGAACTGTTTGCGATGCCGACCCGGAGTGTACACTTATCGTGTCAGACAAAGACGTCGACGGAAATCAAGAAATACACGCAGAAATTATTTGGCCCACAAATCCGCGTGTTGCCGGCGGCGCGATTAGTCTGGGAAGTTTCGGGTCTGGTCACATTATCGTTAATAACGATGACCCGTGCTCGCCGCAACTATCGGCTACGATCACGCTCAACACGTCAGCGTGCTCTACAGGCGGCGGCGGTGGTGGTGGGTCCTCCAGTAGCGATCCGGATCCTCCGGCAAACTGCGGCGCGGACCCATGCCCGCCGGGCTGCCCGCCTGGAACGTATTGCAATCCAATACCAATTTAATTTTGACGGCGCCGTAAAATTTAAATTTTAAACTAGCGTATATGTTGTTATGCCGCTTTACACATACAACGGACAGCTGTTAATAGGCTCTGGGGGTCTGGCTGCAACGGACGGGTTTTGTTGCGGTGCATGTTGCATAGACGGCGCATGCTCGCAGAAAAATAAATGCGAATGTTTGTCCGCTAATGGGGACTGGTTTGCAGGTAAAACCTGCGGTGACGAAGGAGTAAATTGCAGCAGCAGCAGCAGCAGCAGCAGCAGCAGCAGCAGCAGCAGTAGCGATAGCAGTAGCAGTAGCGATAGCAGTAGCAGTACGCCGTACGGCGCCTGCTGCACGTACACCCAAGGGCCGCCGGGCTCCAGCGAGTCATGCTGGTCAAGTGAGTCATGCGGCACGGTCAGCGACCCGAACGATCCTGATTACGGAGATACAGTTTGTGTGCCAGTAGTTGAGTGCACAACAGTAATTACGCCCGGCGAAACTATAGCGACGTGTTCTTTTGGTACAGAATACGATTGCTACATTCTCGGCGGTGTGTTTTATCTGGACCAGCCTTGTACCGCAGTTCCTTGCGGCTCGTCTAGCAGTAGCAGTAGCAGTAGCAGTAGCAGTTATTCTAGCAGCAGCTCAAATACAAGCGGATGGGTGTGCAAGCCGTTCTGGGTTTGCTTGCCATCGAGCAGCAGCAGTTCGTCCCCGTGCCAGCGGTGCATCACGATTTACCGTAGTAGGTTTCAGAACGACAGCTTCACATGCGCACGCGAGGACGTGTATGAGTTGGAGGTCAACATTCCAGCAGCGTACTCATTCCCGCTTAAGGTGCGAATCACGGGCGCAGTTGACGACGATTTGAAAATCAACGGGACGCTCATAGAAGACAACCTCTACGAGTTTCAAAACGAAGGATGTAATGGCGCTCACTGCGTAGGCGGCGGGTCAACTGGCTACCCCACCACTATCTCGTCGAGCCCGCTTGTGCTAACGCTGGTAGACAACTTCGGACAAAGCCGGACACTCGACATCACCGTATGTCTGGACCCCGACGGCGAGCAAAACGTCAACGAGTGCCCGACCGTCACCGAGGTGAGCAGCGTAGGTGACCGCTGGACAACCGGCACCGACGCTTGCTGCAGTCAGCCTATTGACACGTGCAGGCCAAACCCCCTGCCATGATTGTGTGCCGCCTAGACCACTTGTTGGCTCGCTGCAAAGAACGTGGCTACACGCTCGACGAGGTGCGGCCGTGCGTCGTCAGCGAGGATGGCGACTCTATCACCGTTGACGAGACGCACGCAGCATACCCCCATGCACGCCCAGCGCAAGCTATGCGCATAGCGCCGACACATTCAAGAAATAACTATTTTATGTCGTCAACTTCGGCCGCTGAAATGTTAAAATTAATGCCGGTAAATACTTTTTATAGTTTACCCTATATTTGCGATAATTAAATTATGGGTTGCGTACAAGTAGATAATTGCGACGAATATCCTGATTACCCCTGCTTTGACACAGAGCAGAAGTGTCAGTGCGGCTGTCCGGGCAGTGACGTTGACCCAGATAGCGACGAGTGTAAATGTTTAGACACAAAATGCACCGGCGGAACAATTAAAAAACCCCAATGCATTTGTAAATGCCCCGTCGGTAAAACTTTAAAAAACGGCGTGTGCAAAGCAATTGGGTATTCGTGTAATCCTAATACTGGCAATTGTTTTTCAGTAGAGGACGGTGGAACTTATCAAAATTGGGCGGATTGCGGTATGAACTGCGGCGGTACTCCGCCGCCATGTTTTCCAGTGCCAGCCTGTCCGCCCGGCAAGCCGTTATTCTGCCCTGACGGTACGCAGTACGGCCTAATCACGTACATGCCGGGTTTTAATCCCGGAGGCTGCGACTGCGTTCCAATTGAGATAATTTGGAGATTGTGCGACGACGGTGGCGGCGGACCCGGACCCGGGTCAAGCTCATCGGGCGGGACAACGTCCTCGGGGTCGTCAAGTTCTTCTTGTGACTGCGACGCGGCATTCGACGGGCTAAGCGATACCACAGAAACAATTTGTGGTGAGCAAGTTTATTCAATGCGCGTTACAGGTGTTGGTTGCGCCGGCTCATTTATGACGTATGAATGGTGCGACGACTGCGATTGCAGTACAGGCGGCCCTGTAATAAAAGCACAAGCACTTTTCATATTTAATCAAACAGCTTGTGGTTTTGAGCAGGCGCCGCTTCCTCCGGAATTTATTCCGCCGGCGTGCCCCGGCCCGTGCGCGTCATCAAACTCCAGCTCTAGCTCTAGCTCTGATGTTTCGTCGAGCTCTAGCAGCAGTTGCAATACAACGACGTTCACGCCGATTACTTTTTCTGGCGGCACCGGGACTGGCACGCCGCTGAACAGTTTTGGGCCCGGCGACTTTATCAATGTCAGTATTATCGTAAGCAACGCCGCAGAAGCTGAAGCAAATCAAACTTCTTGGACATTTTTTACGACGCAATTCGACCCGCCCGTAGAGTACACGTTAAACTCTGGAGTCATAACTGCCGCCGATTATCCAGCAACTTTTACAGTAAGTGCTGAACAATTTTTGGCTGTGCTTGGTATATCGTTTGAAACAGCGCCGCCCGGGACATACGTATTTCCACTGTGCGCAACAGCAATAAATTGCTCTGGATTAACGGACACAAACTGCAACGGTGCGGTTACGATAACGATTGGCGAAAATACGGGGTCAAGCAGCTCTAGCAGCAATAGCTTTAGCAGTTCTATTAGCGCTAACCAGAGTAGCTCTAGTAGTTCTAGCCAGAGTAGCTCTAGTAGTTCTAGCCAAAGTAGCTCTAGTAGCTCTAGCCAAAGTAGCTCTAGTAGCTCTAGCCAAAGTAGCTCTAGTAGTTCTAGCCAAAGTAGCTCTAGTAGCTCTAGCCAAAGTAGCTCTAGTAGCTCTAGCCAGAGTAGCTCTAGTAGTTCTAGCCAAAGTAGCTCTAGTAGTTCTAGCAGTAGTGTCTTCAGCCAAAGCAGCGGCGCGCCCACCCCCGTAGCGCGCACACTGTATTTCACCGGAACTGCCGGCGGTAGCAACAGCACAGACTGGAACATAATAGCAAACTGGCACGTATCGACCCCGACGGGCCCGACGCCTACAACGCTACCAACAGCGGTAGATACCGTTAAGCTGCTGTATCAAATAGACAAAAACACTGGCCCAACGCCGTGCGTAAAAGATTTGTGGCACGAAGAAGCCGGCCCAGTGTTGGCTTTAGAAATTACAGTGAACGTGCTCGGCACTGCTCGGTTTAACGGCAATGCGATATTAAACAGAAACAATACTGTTTCGCCGGCGCGCGTAGGCACGATAAACGGTAACGCTATTTTTTCGAATTTTGCAGGCAATTACGGCGTTGTAAATGGTGCCGCGAGCTTTTACGGCTACTCATTTAATGAAAGCGGCGAAATTAATGGCGCCGCTTCCTTTAACGATTCAGCCGTGCTGGCTAGCGGAATTATACGCTGTAACGCTAGCTTTAATATTGCAGCAAAACGACAAGGCGGCACAATATACGGCACAGTGACATGCGACACAGCTGGCGCCTGCGACCCCACCGTAGCCGGGCCGTGCAATAATACGCCAGTGACTATTGTTTGCCCTTAGTAGCGTAGCCGCGACGTTTTAGATTGACAAACTGCCAATTAAAATTATGCTTTGAAAGCTGTTTAACCGCAGGAGGACGCGATGCGTTGTGACTTTGTAGAGATACCCGCAAAAGTACCTGAAAAATTTGTGTGTTTTCAGTGCAAGAACTGCGCTAAAAAAACAACTATCCCAAAAGTCTTAAAAGATCAGTTTCAAGCTATTGCGGAAAAGATGCCAGAATGCGGCCAAAAAGCAGCGCCCACGCCCACCGCCGTCGTGCCGCCCCCAACGCCTATTGCGCAGTTAAATCTAGCTGGGCCCGGTACTCAATTAAAAAGGCTGCTATCTAAAGTTGGAATAAAAGCCACGCCAAATTGCTCGTGCAACGCTCGCGCAAAGAAAATGGACGAAATGGGCATAGAGTGGTGCGAACAAAATATTACCGAAATTGTGGGCTGGTTGAAGGAAGAAGCAACTAAACGTAAATTGCCGTTCTTAGCGTATCCTACAAAAATCCTTATTCAGCGGGCTATTACCGCGGCCAAACGAGTTCAAGCCGCCCAAGCCGTTGAAGCCAGTAAAGAAGAAACTAAATGAGCCAATGCAACCCTTTAACAGACGCTGATCTTGTCGAGCTTGACCGCTTTATAGGCCAGCAGTTTGCGCAGCCGGAGCTGCCTGTCGCAAACAGCACTGCGTCAGGCCGGCGTATACATTTGTCATGGTACGTCAGCCGTTACAACTACCACAGCACTGACGGAATCCGGGTGCGCATAGAGGCAGACGACGCCGCGCTTATGCCGGACAAAGTATTCGCCTATCTTATGTTACCGCTAAAGCCGGGCGAGAATGAGCGCGTCGGCTCTTTCGATCATGTGTGCTCGCCCGCCGACCTAGAAGAGTTTCCAGAAGACGAGCCAATTCCGGGCGACCGGCCAGAGTGGTTTCGATTAAACTATGTAGACGTCGTAGTGCGGTCTCGGACAGAAGTTTACGCTTTTGTGCGCGATGTTGCTGCTGATGTTTACAGCTTACGAGAAACACTCGAATTGATGGATCGTATTGAACCCGCCGGAGAAATCTGGCTTGGGGGCGAGCCTAACACGAGCAGCTCATCCAGCGGTTCAAGCTTGTGACACTATGAAACCAATTGTTGTAATTGAAGACAGCACGATAGCCCGCATGGTGCAAGATGAAAAGTTCACCAGTGCGCTACCGTGCCTATCTGGACAGAAAGACGCGATAATGCCAGCCTCAACCGGCTGCGGCTCTTGCGCTAAGGCCCGCGCGGATAAACAACGCGCAGCCCTACGCGCAATTAAAACGTGCCTGTCTGGCATGAGCCAAGAAAATCGCATAAAGCTAAAGGAGCTACTAGACGCCGCGCAAGTAAAAGTCGTCTCAGTGTCGGCTACTGGTCAAACTTTAACAACCACTTTTTAACAGCTAAATTTTTAGCAAAATCGTGGCATATTAGATGCGCTATTGTTTGTTGTCAACGGCGCGCTCTGCTTGTCACGGAGGTTCAAATGCAACTTGGTGTCTCTGCGGCTCTTGATCGGCCGCTTATTAAAAGGATTGATAGCCTTGTCGCGAAACTTCACGACAAGGCCGTCGAGGCATATCCGCACGAGCCGCTCCAGCAGGATCGGTGGTTGCGAAATAAGTTGATTGAAGATTGCGCGCCGTCTGAAGCGCCAGTAGTCGCCATGCAGTGCGATCACTACTTGCTATGCTTGCGGCTCAACTCGCAAGCGCCGATTACGCCCTACTAACTAAATGTCAAGGTCTGTACCGCGACATTTGCAAATAATATATTTTTGCAAATGCTCGCCGGTACGACCTTGACATTGGTTTAGCTATTCTCGATTTTCCTTAGCTATTGAGGTTTTATGGCTAAAAAGCGTTCATTGAAAGACCCCGATAAAAAAGCAGCGCCGAAAGCTGCTTATCTCATGCCGCCGCCAAATGAAAGCGCCGAAGCGTATAACTGGGAGTTACGCAGTTTGCGGGCGCCAGATCCGAAGTCTGAAAACAAAAAAGACCCAGACGCCGGGCAGCCAGCGTTTCGCGCGCCGCAGGAGACGGCCAAAACAATGCTGCGTTACGGGCATGATGCGCAGTTTATTTGCCCAAAGTATTTGCAGATACTCCTCGATCAGTCACCAGAAATTCGAGAAGCTACGATGCGGGCAGCCGAAGCGCGCTACACACAAGCGGCAATCGAGGAGCTGCAAAAAACTGTCAATAAAATTTTTCACTCTAAAATTTTGCCGGACATCGTAAAAAACTTTGAAGACGTCTCGCTAATGATCGCGCAGTTTTATGCTGCTCGACTAGCGCACATTAAGAAATTTGGGCACGAGTAGCGCAATAAGTACGAAAAGCTGCGACACACCCAAAACACATGGGTGTGTCGCATTCAAAGCTGGAGCTACGATCGCCGCCGAGTGATTAAAGGCCTGCGAGCACGACAAAGTCGCGCCGGTAGCCAACCACAGGTCCGCGCTTTCGGAGCATCAGTTCGTCGTCGCACTTGCCGTCCGCGTCAACAGGATACGGTCCGCTAGCGTTAGAGACACCCGGGCGGTTTAGGCCCTGTTCAGCGGCTTTCTGCAAGACGATGTGTGACGTTGACGCTGCCATTATCGTTTCGATATCATCTCCCTGCACTACAAAGTCGCCGCGGTTGTTGGATAGCCGAGTTAAATCGTCAAGGATCGAAAGCATGGAAACCTCCAGTAACGAAGAACTGATCACATGGCATATGGTAACTGAGGTCATTAAACTCAGCAAGCTGCAGATACGCAATATTTTAGCGACCGTAAACCAGCAAATTCCGGAGCACGACGCCGAGCCAGCGCCGGTTTTATTGATGGCCCTGCTGCTGGCAGAAATGCTGGAAAGTATTAATTTAACGGCAGAGCAACGCGCTTTAATTTTGACTGAATCAGCCGCGGCGTGGCGCGGGGCAGCAGACGCGCAATTTACGCAAATCTGTTTAGTAGACGGTCTATATTGCGTGTGGTCTGGTTGCTACGGGTTTTTAGACCTCAGCTCCGGCGAGATCGTAGTTGAGCCGGTGCTGCCGCCCCTGGAGACCATATCGTATAATCTGTTAGAGCTTTACAACCGCGGAAAACGCAAAATTAGTCAGAGGAACGGACACCATGCCGATAGACGCCAAAATTCTGAAAGAGATGTGGAAAAGCCCGCAGACGTTCGGGATTGTCCTGCTGACAGTGTTTCTTGACCGGTTTGGCGTCGAGGGGTTGCAGTGGGATCCTGCAACCATTACGCTCGAGATCGAAGAGGAGTTTGATGTAGACCTGACGCAAGCGGTATTCGACAAACTGATGATGGCGATCAACATCCTGACGTCGGATACGTTCTACCAAAGCCTGCCAGACTTCATCATAGCGTGCAACGTGTTGAGCGGCGACACTTATCGGCCAGACATGTTTGACCCGGCCGATAGCGCAGAAATCGCGTGGGGTTTGACCGAGGGGCTGCTAATCTGTCCGCCAGACGACGACAATGCGGAGCCGTTCAACGAAGAGATCCGAGCATATATCGGCGCCGTACTGGATCAAGAAGGGATCATCAACGCACCAGATGTATTACGTATAGCGCTGCGTCGGGCCAACGTCTCTGACGCCGCCAATCAGTTTGCCGACGACCCAGAAATGTTTGCTGCAATTTATGACGTAGAGGCCGGCAAGACAGAGGAGATCAATAAAATAGTGCAGCAAAAAGCGATAATGCTAATAGCGCAGTTGCAAGCTGTTCAGCTTGTAAACGGCACAACTGAACATGTCACCAAAACACTTGCAGCATCTTTAAAACAATAAGGAATTAAACGTGTTAGTCTTGTCGCGGCGGTTAAACGAGTCGATTCAAATTGGCAATAACGTCAAGATAACTGTAGTAGAGCTAAAAAACGGCGCGGTAAAGATCGGCATGGAGACGGCACGGGACGTGCCAATACTGCGCACAGAGCTAATCAACAAATTTAAATTTGACATCAGCGCGCAACGCGCAGCTCTGTCGCCGACTATGAAGATGTCAAAGCCGGCAACTTAAAACGGCTGGCTTTAAAATTGTTTTTGGCAGTTTACTAAAAAAACACCTAGGAGAAAACACACAGATGGGTTTACTGAGTAACTTTTTTAGCGAAGGCTATCGCACTCGAATTAAAAAGCTTCAGGAAGAAAACGATAGATTGCGCCTCGGTGTTTCGTACGAGAAGGCTATCGCACAAACCCGAGCTGATGATCTTGAGGATAAGGCAGCAACTGCAACTGCGCTGCGAGAGCAGATTAAGCAGCTAAAAAGCGTAATTGAAACGTGCGCTCAAGTGTTGGACTCGGCGGCTAAGTCATAAAGCCGATCCAACGGCATTAAGGACTCGGCCGCGGCGTTGGTGGCTACCGGAGACGCCTTCTTTTCCTGCATTAGGCGATCCAGCATAGCAGCCATGCCGCGGTCGAGGGTGGGGACAATAGCCGCAAGCTTGTCACGGTCTGTGAATACGCCGCCCGCAGAAATAGCGGAAGCAAAATCTTCACCCATCCACGACCGGATGTCTTCGACAGCCAGCTTCTCAAGATCGGCAAGCGCGTATACGTTGCCGGTAGTTGTCTCAACGTTTTCGCTCGTGAAGTCGCGGGCTACCTTTTCAGTGATCGCAAACAGCACGTCTTCGGGGCGATCTAAGCCCTTGTCGTCGTAAAGCCGATAGAGCTTCGTCTCGCGGTCAAACTGGTCAACTACGGAAGCTAACTTTAAGCGGCATTCCTCGTTTTGCGTTTCACCGGGATTGGCTTCAATAAGCGTAGCCAGTTTTTCCATCTCTGCGCTAAGGTTGGCGTACGTCCGCCGCGTCAACTGGGCCCGTCCGCGTAGAAGCTGCGCGGCGACTTTTGTCGCGCACAGCCCGCGACCAGCCGTCGTCTCAAGAGTCCCTTCAGCCGGGCTAACGTCGGCGCCGTATTCTAGCGCTTTGTCTAAGATATTATTGGCAATTTTATGCCGGTCAGCAAAGACAAACTCGTCGCGGTATTTCTTAAAGTGGGCCGCGGCGTACTTGACCTCGGTCGCGTTGCGCATGGGCCAGTGCCGTTCCACCCCGCCAATCTCGTCCCGCCAAACAATGGCAAAATTCTCGTTCGATAGCTTGGTTAGTTCGTTGCCCGCGTCAGCTGCTACTTTCTCGGTTACGGCCGCAACTAGCCCACTAATACCGAAGTACTTGGCAGACGCGTCCAGGCGCTCCGCGACCGCTGCGGCTGTCTTATCGTCGAACTCGGCCCGCTTCTCAGCAAACCATAAAGACGACATCCATGTTGCAGCAGCGGTGTGACACGGGTAAATTTGCTTAAAGGGCTCGGCGTAAAGATGCCGGGCCAGTTTTTCACGGTCGCCATGCAGGCGCTCGTGATTGGCGTTTTTAACAAAGTCGGGCGCGGGGTAGAGCGACAGAAGACGATGGGTTTCACGACCGCTGATGTCTTGCGTGTGGTCTAACATATTCATGCTAATTAGCTCCATAATCCGCCGCCACAACCACACTAACGCGCTAGCCTTTATTGGCCTTTCGGTGGAAAACTCGTCTTTTCCTACCGTGCTCGGCTGTCCGTTCTGTGGGGAGACGACACTTTACGCTTTTGATAATACGGTCCGGGAAGATATTTGGTTAAACTGCAATACCTGCTCGGCCCACGGAAATATCATAACATTCGCGGCGCAAATCTGGAAGATAGACATAACAGCCGCGATCGACCGGCTAGTTGACAGCGGCCTGGTTGCTGGTCGGGCAAATAGCGAAGACGTGTCCGATATTTTGCGCCTAAACGACCGGCAAAGGGCAGCGCATGAGTTCTGGACAGAAGCAGCCGAAAGCCTGTGGGTTAATGCAAATGATATCATTCTGCAAAAATACCGTGAATACGGCATATCGCGGGAAATACCCTGCCTTGGCCTAATTGGCACTGTTACGGGTACCCGCGGCGTTGAGTTCTGCGCCAGCATTGGTCGGTCTTTTCCGCGCCACATGCGGCCCCGGCACCCAATTGTTGTATTTCCATATTATGATCTGCCTAATCACCATACTGGTTTTCTGTTTATGCAGCACGGAACAGAAACAGAAACCAAAACGGCGTATGTGCCGAATATGGCAACGCGACTGCGCCGCGTAGATTCAGGCTATTTTCTGCTACAGAACGCGCTCCTACCGACCGGCTTGCCGCTTAACGAGGCGCTATTTATATCTGACGACCCGCGCTGGGCTTTAAAAACGCACACCACGCAATTACGGCACGACACTACCCGGTTGCCAGTATGCGCCAGTTACGTCGGGCACGAGGCTATAAGCCACGCGACTACACTGCACAATTTCCCGCAAACTAAAAAAATGTTTGCTGGCAGCAGCATCACGCCAGAGCTCATTTCTCAAGCAGCCAACTCAAGAGGCTACGTCTGCGTTACCGATGTCGTGTCAGAGCCGCAGCCAACCATGCCGGTACAAACAATGCGCCAGCTCAGCCAAATATACAGATCAGCGTCAACGTGGCAGACGACGCTTGAGCAGCATGTGAACAGCTTAAATCAAACCGAGGCCGTGGCGTTTGCGTCTAAGTTGCATGTTCCCCGAGAAAAATTACAACAATTCTTAAAAGATAAAACAGCTTTGCCAGAATTAGCTGTAATAAAAATTATTGAACAAGTACAGCCGCATCACGGAATTGCCCCAAACAAAAATTTAAACTTTGAGGTGATCGAGCGCGACGGCGGCTGGTTTACGGCAAGCGGCCTGTGCGTAACAAACTGTGTTCCAGTAATTACTCGCGTTATCTATACCGAAAAAGGTGACAAGTATTACGAAGGTTACGTAAAAAAGACCGACCAAATCGTAGAGTTTTTCTCCCCAGCCTCGCGTATAGAACGAGTAGGATTGTTAGCGTACGCCGGGCAATTGTTTGCTTCACGCGGCGAGTTAGTAATTACCGCACCGCGCTGGGACTGTCGCGCAACCGAGATTGCGCTGCGCCTTCACCCGCCGCCGGTAGTCACGGTTTCGAACACACCGGGCTGGGACGATAACACACGCGAGTTCCATTTTGCGGCTTATTCGCTGACCAACGATGGCGCCATTACGCCAGCCGTGTGCTCGCAACTGCAAACCAACCGGCAATTTGATTTCCCAGAGCCGAGCATCGCCGCGCCGCTTTCTATCCACAACCTACTAACGCCGTCGCACGAGAACGCATTTGTTTGGGCGGTCACAGCAGCCGTGTTGACTGACATGATTGCTCCCATACTAAATATTACGCCCACCAGCGTCGCCATACGATCAGACGCATACACCAGCGCGATTAACTGCGGCAAAGCGCTTAACTGCACTATCAGCGAGATTGGCGCCATATATCAAGCTAGCCGCACGTCTATCGGAACAGCAATAAAAAGCGCGGCAGGTCCAAGCCTAATTTATTCGCCGCATGAAACCGACACCTATATCTCTAGCAGCATAATCAAATACCCCAATTGCCCTGTGCTGCTCAAAGTTACGGCTGCTGGCATGCCCGCCGCGTTAACTTATGGCTGGACTGGAATAGCCCCGTTAGCTTGTCCTAGCTTTACGGCAGATCTCACGCCATTGCGCTTTATCGTGCCGGCGTACATTCAAAGAGTCTTGCGGCAACGTATGGGCTTCGGAGCTATCGGCGCAAAACTTTTACCCGCGGTGCTTAGAGATGCGCACAAATGGCTAGACGAAACATACGGTACGACATTTAATCTTAGCGCTGCAGAGCAAATTATAATGCAGCCAGACACAGCGCATGAAGCGCTCATGTTAGAGCTAAACAAAGCTATCTGCACTGGAAAAATAGACATTTTGCCGCGGCCCCGCTTTAAAACGCAGTCGCAAAATTACGTTGTTCGCGGGAAAGATCACTGGTGGTTAAGCCGCAAAGCAATTGATACGTATTTAATTAAAACCGGCATTGTTCCAAATTGGATAGCTTTGCTACACTGTTTTACAAAACAAGGCGTATTTTGCGGAGAGGAAACTGTCCACAAATCGCCGGGTTTTTTAATTAAACGCGAGTGGTGCGATATGTTCTGGAGCGACTACAAAACTACAGAAGAAAAAAATGCCGGCTAAGGAGTTTTAAATGTCTGCAAACTGGTTTGATCCTTCCGTTAATTTACCTGTCAGCTCCCAACGCGACAAGAGCTACGACGACGATTTTATTGACGAAGATTGGCAGTTTGTAGACGACGCCGAAGAAAGCGATGACGACGACTCTGACTTTAGTCCGCCGCGCGTAAATGTAGACTGGTACGCCGACGAAGATGCCGACGACGATCTCGATGACGCCGATGACCTTGAGTGGTCAGACGCCGACGAAGACGACGACGAAGACGACGACGAAGACGAGATCTACGAAGAAGAGTTTGAAGACGACGTAGACGACGTAAATTAAAACTGCCGGTGTAGCTCAGTTGGTAGAGTTGCTGATTTGTAATCAGCAGGTCGTCGGTTCGAGTCCGACCGCCGGCTTTCGTATAATCAGTGGTAGGCAACGGAGTGCCCACCATGAACGAATTCGAAATTCGTATTCGCGATATCAACAAACTCGCGGTTACCGACGTGACAGCGCTCTACACGCGCCTATCTTGGCCTGACTCTGGTAGCGACAGCTCTATTCAAAAAGAGCTAGAAAAGCGCTATCTGCACCCGACACCCGGTCCGCACCCGGAAATGGCCATTGCCATTGTGCGACACAATAGCCTTTTAGTAGCGTGGGTCGGTACGCGATTGTGGCCAGAGCGATTCAAAGGCGAAAAAATAATGGCGCAGACAGTCGAGTGTTTCACCGACCCTGAGCTTAGAAATCGCGGATATGCCCAGTTAGGGCTGCAGGCGTTAATCACCGGCGGATTTATAAATAGGGAGCTACCTGTATCTGTATACGCCAGCTCGGTTATTAAGCTTGCACGACGTTGTGGTTGTAAGATCGTCATCTACTGTGACTCATAACTATGAAACGCTACCACTCAGAAACACACATTTTAAAGCGCCGAGCAAAAATACGCCGGCAACTTGAACTATTTTTCTATACCGACGACAACTTGCCCGATACTGGTCGATTTAGAAAATCGTTGCGCGTCGCTGGCTGCGGCGGCTCAAGCTGCCAGCTGTGTCATCCCGAAAAATATCCCAAACGAATTCTTACCAGAAAGGAGCTACAAGCTAAGCGCGACGAGCGCGAAGCGTTTTATGATACCGCCGACAACGTGGGAGCCAACTCCGGCTGATATTGCTTGGCAGGAGAGCTGGTTGCAAGGTTTAAAAGATAATGATGTGTGGGGCGTACCCATGAACCAAAGCGCTTTTAAATTAAATAAGCCGAACATGACATTTGAATTGGTTGTCGGCGATCCGAATGATGAGACGAATCGCCGTATTAAGGTTGTGTTTGTAAAACTTGGTTATCGCGAAAAGGGCGCTCATATTAACAGAATCCGCTTTATCGATCACCGCCTATCATAGGACTAACATGCCAGTTGCAGAACTTTTTGTGCAGAAACTCGTCAACAACATTACTGATTGCGCTGAAAATTATGCAAAAACTGTGGAAGCAGAAATGCGGCTTGAAGATGAGCGCGCAATAGTTAAAATAGCCGCCATTCAGCGAATTATGAGAGCCGGCGACAACCTAATGACCAGCAAGCCGCACTCGTACAGCAGCGCGGAAGCAGTTGTAAACACAGACGTAAATTACGCTGATTATTTAGGTAAGCTGCGCGAAGCAGCCGTTCGCCGCATTCTTGCTCGTGGCAAGTACGACGCGGCAATTGCGGAATCTCGGCTGACCGCCGCTACGGAGTGAACATGGACCAGACCAAAGACGATACAGAACTAGGCCGCGAGATTCTTGACTGGCTGCGAAAAATGCCAGCGCTTGACGCCTTTGGGCAAATGCTTGTTTCAATTGTAGTTGGCGCTAATGCCGCAAACGGGCGGGAGCCGACGAAAGAGAACATGCAAGCAATTAGCGATTGGGCACGCATGATGTGCCAAAATTTTGAAATGCTGCAATTGTTCATGCGTGGTTTTTTAATTGCTAATGCCGCCGACGATGGCGTAATGGAGGCCGAACTTTCTCCTGCCGGGCAAGCTGCTCTTGAACAGGTGCAGTCTGGTCAAAAAGAAACTGAGGAATCAGAAAGTGCTTCTTGATTTAAAAAATGGAGACAGGATCAAGTTGGTGCATATGCCAAATGACCCTGATCCTGTCCCCGTTGGGACCATGGGCACAATACTAAAAGTTGTGCTGCTACATTTTCACGGCGAAAAAAATCAAACTCAATTGCTGGTTAAATGGGACAATGGTCGATCGCTATCTTGCATCTGCCCGCCAGACATCGTTGAGCGGATACCCGCAGAAAATCAGGGCTGACCAAAAAAGCGACCGCCCATGTCGTCGTCTGCCCAGTCTTCTGGGTTTTGTCCCCGCGCTTGTTGCTGACTAATAGCGCCCACACCGGCTATTTCGGCAAAATTAGGCCAAGCATCGTTAATGTGCCAAATAGCGGCACATCCTATATTAACGGCTTGTGCAAAATCGTCGCTAAGCAACGTATTGCGCGTAATTGTGTAAATGTCACCGCCCATGCGCGATTCTGTTTTGTTTTCTACAAGCGCTAAAAAATCGGCAATAAGGCCAGGGTCGTCTTGCGATTCCCAATCGTATTTAAAGAAACGCACACGTTTCAGCTTAATAGCCTGACATGTGTACAGCAACGACCTTGTCTTGTCGAGTGAGTAATGCTGCCGATGATTAATTGGCGTAGCTTCTTTAAACACCATGACGTCCTGACTAGCCGCCCGGACAAGGCGAATAGCCATGACGCGATCAAGTTTAAAGCCTGCTTGCACCATTACGGTTTCGCGAACAGTTCCAGCGCCTGTGTAGTCGTGGGCTACATAATCAATCTTAAATTTTTGCGCCCACTTCATACACTCTGCTGCTTCGGCTAAGTGCTCTGATCCGAGTAAAAGGCGCTTGCCCCAAAGAACGTCAATTGAGCCGTCGTATCTAAAACCAAGAACTGTAATGACAGTAAAAGAAATACCTTCTTCGCCACCGCCTCCCCAGTCAATAGCCATGACGCGGTGCTTGTAGTTTTTGATATTGTTGAAAATTTCTGGTTCTGGTTCTTTTTTGTTAGGCCACTCTAACAAACAAGCGGCTTTAAGCTCGGTTTCTGTAATAAGTTTTTGACCTGCGTCAACAGATTCGCCTAAAACTTCGTTGTAGAATTGCGCCTGCGTCATGTTGCCAAAGCCTTCGCGCTTTAGAAGCAACGCAGACCACTTCTCAGGGTCAGCAAAATGCAGCGGTAAAATAAGCTGCGGTACGTGATAACCCGCAAATTGCCAGCGCTGGTTTTCTTTGCGGTGAACCCAACGGCCGTAACGCGGATTAATTGGTTTTTGACATTTTGCGCAAACAGTTCCCGGATATTTTTCACTGATGTGAATGTTGTACGGCCCGATCATTTTATCGAGGTCGTGATCGATAGACGGTATGTTCCAATAACGACATGACTCGCATGGGATAAACCACTCAGCGCCGCTTGATCGTTTGTAGGCACCTTCTAACGGGTTGTCCAGACTTTTTGGGGTTCCAGCCATGTGAAGCATCGCGTATCGACTATACGACATCGTTTCTTGAATGATCGGAATGTGGTCGGGATCCATGTCTTGAATCTCGTCCATAACCACGCGGTCAGTACTTATACCGCGGACCCGGTCTGCATCAAGAAGCGCAAAGCTGAACAACATAATGCTTTTGTTCTTGAACGAACGTTGCAATACGTTGTTTTCAGTGTCAGTGCCGCACCACTGACTTTTGATTGGTGATTGATCGATAAACGAACGAACGTAGTTGTTACTAAAACGTCGAATCTGTTCGTACAGCGGCGTGATGTACAGAGTTTTAAAGAACGGCAGGCAGTTGGCCAGCACGACACCGTGCGCAGCTAGTGAGGTACTTTTAGAAACCTGCCGACCTGTTTTTAGCACCAAATTTTTAGGCATAAGCAGCCTGAAAAGTGGGGCAAACGGGTAATGTCCAGATAGGTTATACGGCTTACCGTTTAGATTAAGCACTAACGGAAGCAACGGCTCCAAGGATGGGAAAAAGCGTTTATTAGCGAGTTCCGATAATATGCCTGCACGCGCGTTTATAGCATGCGCGTCCGTGCAGTCCATACTCATCAATTCTTGAACAAGGTGGCGAATACCCTTGTCCGGTATTTCAAAATTTTGTTCACGCAGCAGAGCGTTATCCTGCAACAAATTGGGTGTCATATGGGTCACTACCAGAACGGAAATTATTACCGCGGTGAAAACGATGCAGAGTTGCAGTGGCTCGAGGACGGCATTGGCCTAGTCGTGAAACTGTTTGTTTATGGCGTCTGCGCACTTGCTGTTGGTATTTGTCAATTGACCTACGGGCTTTTTAAGCTCGTCACCTCGGACCGGGCAAGTTAATTGTTGCCGTGGCTGGGGTGAGTATACTGAGGCGTATCTCGCCCCAGCCATCTTTACGAGCGTCAAATGCCAAACATCAGCAAAAGTGCCAAATTATATCAGGAACGTCGGCAGCCGGAAATCCGCAAAACTATGCGCGGGCCCGGACCGCAACTCTACTTACACGATAATCCCGCAAACACCCTTAAATTACAACCGCCGCTTCCAGTGACCGAAGCGGTTAGACCCACCAACGGTAATCCACCGCCTGACGCCGGGCGCACCGTTGTGTGGCCATTCGGCGATGAGTACGCAACGTAATGAACGACATTGGAGGAACCTTTATTGGTTTTGCTGGTGTAATTCTTTTAGCATCTGTTTTATGCGCACCAGCGCTTGGCTGGGGCGGTATTTTTTCCGCCGTTGTCACTATCTATTTCTGTCTAGTTTTGACCAACGGCGCGGACTCCGCATCAAAACGCCACAATAAGCGAAGGCGTTAAAGTGATTATTGATCTAATTGCTGTGATTCTTGCCACCGGCGCGATTATCGACGTTTGGCACAACGGTTCTGTTTTTGCAACAGCTCGGGCAATCGTCCAAGCAAAGCAAGACGTTGCGGAACACGGCTCTGTCACGGCCCTGTGGACAGAGCTTTTTATGTGCCCATTCTGCAAAAGCTATCATATCCCAATTTATTTGTTCTTAGCCCTCTTGGCGGGCGACTACTTTGGTGGTATTTTGGCGGGCCTTGTACGAGTGGTCGTTTACGGCCTCGCGGCAACACGGGGCTCTAACGTAATTGACGGTCTTTTACCCAAACGGATGCGATATGAGCGAAACAGCGTCGGAGCCGATGGTTGAACCAGCCCAAACAACTGCTACAACAATTCAGTCAGAAAAACCGCCCTGCGACATTCACTTTTATATGCAGGCGGATCAGTTCTCAGAATACATGATGGGACAAATTCCGGAACTACAAGCTGTCGCCATTGTGCCGCTGTGGTCTATCAACATGACAGGCGTACCCAGCGGCAGAATTCGTTTGCGGAACGAGAATCCGTCATACGCTGGCCAGCTTTTTCAAATGATGAGCAAGTTGGCTGCTTTTGGTGTAGACGTGCATCGCGATCTTGTCGCACAGATTAAAGCGTTTAACAACGACGCCAACAATATGGCGCAACAATTGCAGGCTACTGTAAGCGAGCTTGCAGAATTGAAAAAACAGGTAGAAGAAACCAAAGAGGAGTTAAACCAATTCCATTCGTGACCCAGGGCGGTGAAAACAATTTAATAGCCAAAAAGCTGCGCAGCTATTATGCTGACATGCCTGCCGCAAATATTTTGGCTGATCTGCAAGAAAAGTACAGCGGAGAAGTTTGGAATGACGCTGAGTTCAACGACTTGTTTGGCGTGCACTTATTTGAAAATCCGATAGTGCGAGTTATTCGGCGGGCTGATGGCGTTCGAGGAACTGTTGCGTATCTGCATAATCCTCGATTGTATTTCTGCTTTATTCCCGAACTAATAGAAGACCAGCATCGTGAGCGACAAGTACAAAAAGTATGAAACCGGCGCCGTTCGCAGCACAGACTGCAACGCTGTCCGCTACGACTTGATTTCGCCAATTGGGCTCGAGGCGTTAGCTCGCGCATATGCGGAAGGCGCGCAAAAGTTTGGCGAGTTTAACTGGGAAAACGGTATGCCGGCAGTGGATCTAATTAACCACGCCTTACGGCATATTTTTGAATTCCTTGCTGGAAAACGTGACGAAGATGATTTGGGTCACGCGGTTTGGAACATCGTTGGCGCTATTCATTCGCTGAAGATGTGGCCGGAGTTGAATGAGGATAGGCTGCGCGGACCTAACGGAACTGTGCCAAAGGGCGCAAAAAAGTTGCCGCAAAAACCAGCCAAAAAAGCCGCAAAGCAAAAATAAGTCGCAGCGCGGCAATTTTTTACGCAAGCAGTTGAAACCGGCTTGCGTCGGGTGTATGGTTCATTAACCATCAGTTTTTCTGCCGCGCGGTAGGACTGACTTCAAGAGGAGGCCAATATGGTTAGGCAAGTAAACGTAACAGACGCTGAAAGTTGCTGGGAAGATGGTTTTAGCGACGACGATGGTTGCGAAAAATATCTACAGCGTCAAAAAGCGGCCGTGATCGCGAATGATGTAGAAGCCGTCGACGAAGAGGAACCCGAAACCGTCGACGATGTTGAAGAAAATGACTCTGAAGATGCCGATATGGTAGCCGAGGCTGACGAAGATCTTGAAGAAGAAGATTCGGAAGCCGCGGCTGACGACGAAGACGCACCCGCCGAAGAAGAAGCTGAAGCAACTTCAGAGGCTAACCCTAAAGGTAGTAAAATGCCTAAAACAAAGGCTGTTGGTAAGACGACAAAGGCTGATTCTATCCGGGCTGTAATTGAAGCGCGGAAAGCAGGAGGGGCCGAGCTGCGACCTCGTGATATTATTGAAACGTTGAAGAAGAAAGGTATCGAAGTAAACGCTTCGCAGGTGTCTATCACGCTACGCGCGATGGGTGTGCCGGCAGCAAAGCGAGGTGGCGGGGCCAAGCCAAAGGGCAAGGCGACCGCGGCAATTGCAGAGCCGAATGGCGAGCACAAGGAAAGCCGCCCAACGGCAAAGTTTCGTGTTGGCGCGGTTGTTGAAAAGCCAGAGCCTGCCGCTGGAACCTTATCTGGCGACATGCTTGCGACAGCGGCAGAGTTTATGCGCGCAGCCGGCAGTTATGATCACGCAATCGAACTGCTTGATATCTGCAAGAGGGTAATCCAGCGCAGCTAAGGCTTTGCTAAACAGATTTGCTAGGCCCCAGCGCAGACCCCGAATACCGGGCAATCTGCGCTGGGGTTCTTTTTTTAGGCCGCAAAAATGGCTCGGCTTGACACCGGCTTTGCCGCGTTAGAAAACCGAGAAAGAAATTAGACGATACGCGCAAACCTATCCATTAAACCCATCTGAGACTGCACATGTATCTTTACGTAGCCAGCAACAAAAAGCCCGACACGACTGGTGATAACGATTACTCGAATTGGGAGCCGCTGGCGTTGCTACCGTCTACTCGCGGTCGCCCGGCAAAAAATCACGCAAAGTGCTGCGTCGGAGCGCTTGAGTTCCACGTTGCCTCAATTCCGCACGCTAATGTCGACCGCGATCTTCTTCGCGACCCGAGCGATATGAAAGCTGCAATTGCAGACGGAAAAATTGAACCAGAGGTAGCAAACGCGCCAAATGAGGATTACGCCATGACTCGGCATCTTGGCGCAGTCATCCACGAAGTTCTAAACACATTGCCCGGAGAATATTTTGACAGCCTGCCTAAAAGCATGAGCGTGCAGCTGCGCGCTATTGCTGAGGGCCTTAATAAGCCGTTAGCTCTTTTGCGGGCAATGCCTGAAGGGTTTAGCTATATCGAACAAATTGCTGAAATTATCAACAACAACAAAAAATTGCTTAATAGTGTGTTAAGCGCAACCCCGGCCGGCGTTGGCTGGTCGGCCCGCGACGCCGACGGTCCGCGGCCGGAGATTGAGAGTGTCACTAAAACCGAAGTACTTGAGGAAACAGAAGACAAGAGCATGGCAACAGCCACAGTAAGTTTTGGTTTTGGCCGGCTTTCTGGCACTGCCGAAAAGCCTGAATTAAAGGTTAAAGATGTTACTGCCGATACTCGCGACGAGGCCGAGTCAAACGGCGTATTTCTTCCTAAACCCGACGAAACCTACATCATTAACGAGCAGGTCGCTCAACTTTTCAAGATTCTGCAGATCTCCCGGAAGAACTGCCCCCAGAACATTAACTTAATCGGCCCTCACGGCTGCGGTAAGACGGAGCTAGCCATCCAGTTTGCGGCTCGACTCAACCTGCCGCTGCTGATCATGGACTGCGCCAATCTCCGCGAGGCCCGGGACTGGTTCGGCTACAAGACAGCGCGAGACGGTACGGTGTACTGGCACGAGAGCCAGTTCGTGAAGGCGGTCGAGGCTGGTAACCACGTTATCCTGCTCGACGAGCTCAATCGCGCTAATCCGCACCTGCTCAATACGCTAATGCCGCTGCTCGACGCTCGGCGTTTCACGTATCTTGAGGAGAAGGGCGATAAAATTATGGTCGGTCCGGGTACTGTGTTCTTTGCGTCTATGAACGAGGGCGCTGGTTACACGGGCACCTCGGCTCTCGACCGCGCTATTCGCGACCGCTTCCCGCGCGTCGTCGAGCTGACGTATCTGGGCGAGGCTGACGAGATCAATCTTCTCGTTAAGCGCGTTGGGGTCAATGAAGATATTGCCAGCCGGCTTGTGGGTATGGCTAATAAGATTCGGCAGGACGCTTGCGGGTTGGCTGCCTCGCTTACTGAGAGCATGTCAACTCGTCAGCTTATCGCTGCCGCGCACGACTTCGCTATCGGTGGCTTAGACACGTTGACGTTCACAATCAGCAATCATTTCTCGTCAGACGGCGACGACGATAGCGAGCGTGTTCGCGTGCAGAACATTATTCAGGGCAAGTTCGGCGACTTGCTTGCAGCTAAGGCAGCCGCGCAGGCAACAAAGAAGGGAGCTTAAATAAATGGGCTGGGAATCCTTTAGGTCCGAGTGGGACGAGCCTATCAAAGACCAAGATGACGACAAAGACGATAAAAAGTCTAGTGCAAATCTTGGTTGGTGGGGTCAGTTTCACAACGAAGACGAAAAAAGCTTTGATCGAGATAAGTATGACGCCGGAAGCTTTTCTTACAAAAGCGCTTTTGACGACTCAGACAATTCTTGGTACCGCCGAAGCAGTTTTAAGTACAGCAAGTACAGCGATTATTCGCCGAGTAGTTTGTTTCGTAGCTCATTCACCGGATTTGCGCGTTACGCCTCTTCCGGTGACAACGAGGTTAAAAATAAAGCTATACGGGCGTTGCGTGTTCTAACGCGCAACGCAAATACGCTGGTAGATGCTGGTAAGAAAATTAGCTACGACGTGCAATTTAGCAGCGGCACCGACAGCAATGGTGTTGCAGCCGATTTGCTCGCTGGTAAGAAACGAGCAATTTTTGTGTCTCCTGACAAGTTAGTGGACACTAAGAATGTTGACGAAGAAGACGCCGTAATCGACGCGTTGACCGGGTTTGTACTTTTACGAGTACAGATTTCCCAGTCTGTTGAGCAGAAGGTGATCACTAAAATCAACAAGCTGTCGATCCAAACATTGCCCGGAGCGTTGGCAGCTAGAGTTCGTGCCGCGGTTATCTCGGCAACTCCTGCTAGCGAAGATGCAAAAAATATTTCAGCGGAATTTGTAGACAGCTATTTGGCTGGCATGCTCGCAAAAAGCTTGCTGACTAGACTCTGTCGCCGCGAGGTAGTAACTGACTGGGGTGGTTTTGCTCCGTATTTTGTCCGCCACGCCAAGCAATTTGCGACAAATCGCGAAAAGCTGGAGGCAGACGAAATTTCGATAGAGACGCTCGCAGCCAGAATCTCCTACAACATGATTGCTGACGAAAACGAAATCGCGATCGAGGCGGATATTAGCGATATCGTAGATAAGCACTTGGGCGACAAGCTTGAACATGATGAAATATTGTCGGCGTGCAAACAGCTTATCGCTGACTTACGCATGTATCTCGCAGCAAAGGGCGAGCCCGAAAGCGGGTCGTTCGAAAATGCGCTTGCTGCTGGCCTTGAAGAAATGCTTGAAAAGAACAAAAAAGAAAAAAGCTGTTCAGCAGAAGACGAAAAAGCCATGCATGAAAACATGGAAAATTTTGCTGACCTGCTAGACGAGCTTTACAAAAATAGCGCGGGCGCTGTTGCGAGTAAAACAGCGCAAAACGAGCTAGAAAATATTGAAAAAGAACTGTACGACACAACGTACAAAGAAAAATTGCTTAAGAATTTACGAGATGCTGCTAAACGTTTTGCGAAGGCTGCGGAAGAAAACACCCCAGAGCGCGATATGTATTATCCGCAAAGAACATTAGAGCAGACCGTAGCGCATTTTGACGAGCAAATTAAACAGTTGGCCAGCCAAGGCGTCGAACAAGATATTTCTCAACAAAAATATGCTGAAATACCAGCTCCTGAAAGATTTGAAAAGCAGGCAAAAGATCTCCGTAATTTTATCAAAGAAACCAGCAAGCTGCTCAAAGATGAAATGCGCGCTCTTCGGGAGCGTACTGCAGCTGCGTTGCAGAAAATTGCAGATGAACTGCCGGATACGCAAAAACGACTAGAAGCCATTAAACAACAAGCGCAAGATTGCAACGAAAAACTGCAAAAAATGGCTAAAGCGTTTAATCAGGCAGACGTGGTAGCTGCCGCGGCAGAGCAAATTGCCGGAATTACTACAGCAAAAATAGCAAATTTAGAGCAAATTAAAAATAACGTAGAAGAGCTGCAAAAGAAAACTACGACAATTGGCAAAACAGCCTCTGGGTTGCAGGCCTTCTGTGCCGGTTCGCGCCGAAAATTTGCTGAGGGTCTCGGGGAGTGCGGGTCAACATTAGACCGCGCTCATCGATCGCACTCCGCGAATAAGCACTTTAATAATTTTATGCAGTCCGCTGCAACCGGGCAGTATAGTTTTAATAGAGGCGACGAGCCAAAAATAGATGCGTGGCATGAGAGCGCTATTGAAGATTTCATAGCGCAAGAATCTATGTCAGATGCAGGATTTGAAGCCACCACAAAAGCGGCTGCAAATCCAGAACTATTTAAAATCCTGCAAAAGATGTTTGAAACGAGCGGGCTGCCGACGTCTGCGTCACGCGTAGATAAATCTGTAAAAACGCAGTTTGACGCAATTGCAGCAGGGCTTGGGCTGTCTTCGCAGGAGTTGTTGGATGAGTTAAACGCAGCAGAAAAAGCAAAGTCGCACAGCTCTGCTGACGCAACCGACGCAAAAAATTTAGGTAAAATGTTGCGCGAAAAGTTTGATAATAGCTCAGAGCTGAGCCCGGTTGATGACCAGCTCTTCGGGGAAACAGTTGATCGAAAAACTAACGTCTTAAGCGGCGATGCGCTTTCGCAGGTTAACGATGAGGCGCGCAATGCTGCCGAAGAAGAATATGTGGCTTACTTGAACGACACGGGATCCACAAAGCCAAAATTGCGGATTAAACCACCGCCCAAAAATACGGCTTCATGGCGGGAGACGACGCACGCAATAAAAACCAAAAACAAGGCAGCTATCGAGAAAATTCGTAGCGCGTTGCGTTTTCAAGGGACTAAGCGTACGGGCGAGGTTCACGGAATGTTGTCCGGTGACTTAGACGAAGGCAGTCTGCATAAACTAAGGTATGACTCTGAGCATATCTGGTCGCAGAAGCTGATCACTAAGTTGCCAGACGTGGCCGTGGGTATTCTCGTTGACCAGTCGGGCAGTATGTCGGGCCCAAAGATTAAGCAAGCGCGCGAAATGTGCGTACTGTTAGCCGAAGCTGTTAAACAAATTGATGGCGTGCACCTGCATATTTACGGGCATACCGCAAATCAGGAAGGCGAAGCAGACCTTGTATTGTTCGAGCATTACAGTTCTTACGGCCCGGCAGCTAGCGCTAATCTTGACGGATTAGGGGCAATTTCCGCGCACGCAAACAATTACGACGGCTACGCTATTAAAGAAACGGCAAAGTTGCTCAATAAAGATCCAGCTAAGCGTAAATATCTATTTGTCATTTCCGACGGGTTACCTCATGGCACCGGCTATGCCGGTGCAGAAGCTAAAAAGCACGTAACGAGCGTTTGTTCATTTGTACGCAATCGTTTGAAAATACCGACTTATGCGTTTGCTGTTGGCGTTCACGAATACGACTACCACGAATTCGAAGAACAATACGGCAAAGATAACATAGTTTTTCTCTCGACAGTTCAGCAGTGCCTCCCGCAAATCGTGCGGTTCTTGCGCAACGCTCTACACAAAGAGAAGAACCTTGTTGACGTAACAGCGGACTAATTCAAACGCTTGGGAGGGTCGCTCTGGCCCTCCCAAGCTGCGCACAAGGAGTAAACTACGTTAAACACGCAAACTAGCAGAGGGAATTATGGGTTGGTGGCGAATCGATGGTGAAACTGGCGGAATCAATTGGTCTTCGCGCGGTAGTGACGGCGCAGTTCTAGAGAATCACATGCCCGGTAAAGATTCTCCAGAAAATTACTACAATGGCGATGAGCCTGCAGATATTCTGGACAAGGTAGTGAGTACACTGCTTGATAGACTCACTGACACCAGCTATAAAGACGCCGTCCGCAGGGCGTTCCTAGGCGAACCTGTCTTAGATGATGAGATAGACCTAATTCACAAGCAATTACTGGAACAAGCGCGTCAAAAGATTGAGCGCACGTACAAAAGAGAATGGGGCCGAGCGCCCTATGTTGAGGAGCTACAAGGTATCTTTGGATTTTGCACAGCTTTTATCCAAAGCGCTGCTAAGTAGCAAATTGCTGGCATACGGATATGTCAGCAACGTTTCTTTTGGTTTTTGAGGACTTTACTATGCGTTCTGTTTTTACGTTTGCGTTCGTGGTTCTGACGGCCGGTGTTTCGTTCGGTGGTTCGGAGCCACAGAGCGTGCTGGTCAACAAGGAAGCAGCTGCCGCCCCGTGCAGCGGTCCGCAGCTGATTTGCGTCGGCGATCAGTGCGGCAACTCGCGGCTGTACAGTGCCAATTCGCAGTCGTCTGAGAGCTGCCGTAACCGCCTTTTTGGCGGCAAGGTGGTGCGAAAGACTACGCGGACGGTCGTGAAGCCGGTTCGTCGGTAAGCGCCGTTTAACGCGGGCAAGAAATGACGCCACGGAGGGCGCTGGGTTTGTACCCGGCGCCCTCTTTCTTTTTACGCAGAAAGGGAATCATGGGAATTGATATCTATCTTAAGTGGAAGAGACAGTCTAAAAAAGACAAGAAGAAGCAAACTGACTGCGGGTTTTCTACGACCAGCGGGGCCGCAGGCTATCTGCGCGAGGCGTATCACGGCGGGCCCTACGCCACCAAAATTCTAGTGCGGGAAGCGTTCGAGGCTGAGGACTGTCAGGCGCAGATCCCAGCAGCCCTTATGCGAGAACGGCTTACACACGTCACAGAGCCGGCTATGAACTGCGACGGCGGGCACAACATGTCAATGATGTTAATCTCGCTTTTTACAGAAATGTGCGAAAAAACAGGCCAAAACGCAGTTACGCCAAAATTTATTGCGTCGGGCAGCACTGCGCCAATGACAGTAGAAGAAGCTGTGATAGAACGCTGCGAACGGCTCTATCCTGAAGGAGGCGACGAACATGTGAACGCTGTCATTCAGTCTTTTCGTGATTTTGTAACGTTAGCAGAACTAAAAGAAGCTAAGACCGGCAAACCGTGCACTGTCTACGCTTCCTATTAACAAGACTATAACTATGGCAAAAAAGAAAACAGCTAAAAAAGCTTCTAAGAAAAAGACAAAGAAAGCCGTTAAAAAAGTAAAGGCTTTTGTAGCGCCGGTTCACACTGTTGTGTCATTAGATATTGACGAAGTTTTCAAAAACTACAAAAAACGAATAGAGATTGCAGCAGATAACGCCAAAAAAGAAATTGCAAAAATATGCCCAGAGCTATTTTTGCTAGGCGTGTACAGCGTGCAAATAGAATATAGCGGCAGCGGCGACTCGGGAGACATTGAGGACATTGACTATAGAACCGCGCTTGGTGAAAGATTTGACGGGACTGTACCAGACGATTTAACCAAGTCACTACACAATTCTGTCTGGCGTTTGCTTCCCGGCGGCTTTGAAACCAACGAAGGCGGTTACGGCGTCGTGCGCATAGTTATTCCAAAGAAAAAAATAACGGTTGAGCACGAGCAGAACATTGTGGACACTGAACATTCTGAATACGAGTATGAGCTTTAATAGCAAATGCGTGCTGGTTTAGAACTACGCAGGCTAGAAGACAGATTACCAATCCCATCCTCGTAAGGTTGACTACAAATGACCGTAGACGAAGCCATCGAACTGTTGAAGGCAGAAAAAGCCGCTGGCGTAAAAAGCATTATCGTAGCGTGGTGGCAGGCCGACATGTTTGACCGTGCCGACGACGAAGCGTGGGAGCAAGCTGCTGACACGGTAGAGCACGCGCACGATTGGTCGGCAACGCAAGAAGCTCTTGCTATGACTCTTAACCTTTACATGAGCGAGTAACATGCCAATACCAGAACTAGACGGCAAAAAAATATTGCGCGGCGTAGCGATAGCGTATGGAGAAGACTTTGCAATAGAAATAGCGCCGTCAAAAAATCATCTCGGTTATTATCATATTGCTGTTACGTGTTTTGCCGACAACTTTTGTGACGAAACCAAAAAACCTGTGCGCGCAGACGGTGTCGAAGATCAACTAAAGTATTTTTTAAAAATTCACGGACTTTTAGTCGATAATATTTGTTGGCACACTGTTGACAACGATAAACCCGTGTTAGCAGATCAAGAGACACGATAATGGCCCACCCCTACCACCACGCGCTTTCAAGCGTCAAGAAATGGGGCGGCAAACCCAAAGACTACCAAGCCATTCACGACTGGTTTGACGAGTCTAAGTCGCATGTGGCTGACTTTCGGCACCGGGCGCTACGGCACCACGCTGAAGGCATATTCATGGCTGAAAAGATTTTTGGCAGCACCATAACCAATTCGGCCGGCCGCGTAGTTCCGGTTCGGTACGTCGGCGAGCAGCACGTAAACGAAGATCTCGGCAGAATACCGACAGTGGCCGATTGGCTCTTGAATATTCGGCCGGAATCTTGGATGCTTGGCAGTCAAAAAAACCTCGAGAAGGAACTAGCGAAAGAGACAAAGGCAGAACATGCCAAAAAGCGGGTACTGCAACGGAGCTAGCAGGCAACGATTTGACCGCAAATTTGAAGTACAAAAACGCCCGTGGGTATTTCGGTGCGAACTCGACCACGACAATTGGGGGCTGCCAGCAGACACGCCGGCAGAAACCGTAGACAGCCTAAATAAAGCAATTATTAATTGCGTAAATAGCGGTAACGACCGCGAAAGCATTGAAGGTAAATTGGCGTTTATCGTGCCCGGTTTATCGCTCACTGACGACGTTCGGGACGGTGTGTTGCGCGTAATAGATCGTCTATTACGCGCTGTGTTCGATTGACGGATATTTTGTTTTTCACGGAGGATACGATGCGTTCTTTTGTTTTTGCTCTGGGTCTTGTGCTTGTGGTTGGTTCGTTTGCTGAAGCCCGCGGGCCTCGGCGTTCATACACTTACACCTCAAGCGCACCCACGAGCGCCGATACGGCGTCCGCACAGGGCGTCGCGGAGACACAGGCCCAGTGTGGCTCGTGTCGGCATTTTGGCGGGAATTCCGGATACGAAGGCGTAGGCTACAGCACCGCAAGTGCCGCCGCCGCTATTCGGAGTTGCTGCTTCTGGGGTCAGCGTAAGCCCCGGGAGATCGGAGTGGCTCGAGGCGCGCGTGGCTGGTTTGCGTGTGTCCGGTACCATTGAGGTTTAGATGAAAGTCAAGTTCTGCGACAAGGCTATCTTGAAGGCCATTAATAAACGCGCGTTGCGTAATAACTACAATCGCGCAATTGAAGAAGACTTCGTAGACAGCCTGCCTGACGAAATGAAATTCCCTGTAACGTTTTGCATGATTCACGAACATGCAGCCGGCCAGCCCGTTGCTCCGCATATGCGGTGCCGGATCATGGTCGGAAAGTCTCTAACAGGCCCGTTCGACTACGTGTTTGTAGATGTCGAAATGGGAATGTTTGATTTACTGCCCGAAGTTGAAATCCCAGACCGCGAGTCGCCCCAAGACACAAAAAGCGGCATTCCTGAGTTTTCAGCTAATTGACTTGTTGGGGAGGGCGGCAACAGCGCCGCCCTCCCCTTTAGTTTGACTGACTCTTTCACAAAGGACTGAACTATGGCTCGTTCGGAGCATCCGCAAGGTAAGGGCGCAAAGAAACGCGCAGCAGAAAAAGTAGCAGCGCCAGTTGTGGCAAAACCAAGAACGCTACGCGGCATAATGCGGTCGCCAAATTTTGAGGGCAGAGTGGTAGTGTTTAACGCGCTGTACCCAGAGGTATTAGAAGAAGTGCCCGACAATTTGCGTGCAACAGCGCAAGCAAAAATTAAGTTTTACAACGAGCTTGTTCGGACGCATCAGGCCGCCAAAAAAGCGAACGAAGATTGCAGTTCAATTAGTATGGCTATTCCATGGAACATGCTCGATTTTTGTCCGGAAGTAGGGCGCGATAATCCGCGATGCAGTCTTAACAATGTAGCTAATATTGTTGGTAACTTTAGAGACAATATGTACGCTATTCCTCGCGTTGCGGCGTTGCCGGTGTTGGATAAATTTGGCAACATTGTGGACGTAAGGTTTCTTATTGCAGACGCGTGGCATCGCCGCACGGCTAAGCTAGAGCTTTACTACAGAGACAAGCCAGAACTTTTAAAACAAGTTAAATTTGACGTGTTTAAACTGCAGTGCGGCGTCACTGCAGTAAACACTATGGCGGAAGTTGCGCAAATGTTTAGTTCACAAAATGATCCAAAATTGCGAAAAGTAGTTAGGTCCAGCTGCCAATGGCGGCCGCGAGCAGTAGCCGGCGCGCTAGATCCGCGAGCGCAGACAGTAATTAAATTAGCAGCTAAACACGGTTTTAACGCTAATTGCGAGCCAAACGCTAAAAGCTGGAATGACATCCACAATGGCGCCACTATTGAAAATTTGATTTACAAATTTGTAGGCTTGGAGGTTGTGGGTCGCGCCCTTAGTTTGTTGGGCGATTCAGAACTTGCTGGTGTGTATAAAAATAAAAAAGCAATACAAGGAGCCGTACTTGGCGGGTTATGCGTTTTCATAGATCGTATGGAAACGCCAGGATTTGCGCATGATGCTGGTATCCGGCATATGCTGTCGCTTGTTACTTTTATGTCGTCGTTAGAAGCCGCCGTTAAAACTATAAGCAAAGAAACAATTCCGCTGTACATACCCGACGCAGGTTCGTTAGGCAGAGACGAAAATTTTCGGTTTATGGCAATGGCCGCAGCTATGGTTCGGATATACAAGCTTCACGTACCCGAGCCAAAGACACGGGGCGGGTGCTGGTCAAAGTGCCCAGCACAGCTGCGCGAACTTATGCATGCTGCGCCACTTATTGAAGACGCCACTAAACGCAACAATTTTATTGCTGATCGCCAGCGCAAGCTTTCTGATGCTAAGAAACCATGTTTTTCAGCGTGGCAAAAGCAGCACATTAAGCCGATCACGCGCTAATTCGTTGACCAGTTAAAAGCCCGGGCGGTAGTAATAATGCTGCCGCCCGGGTTTCTTTTTACACAGAAGGATAGCAATGTTAATTCTTACAGGCGGAGTTGGGTTTATTGGTTCGCAGGTTCTTGCGCGGCTGAACTACAAAGGCTTCTATAATATCATTGTTGTAGATGACCTGTCAGACGGCCGGAAATTGCCCAAATTAGCGCAATACCGTTTTGCCGACTATTTTGACTTTCGCGAGTTTGGGCGTAAGGGCCGAGCGCTAAAAAGCATCACTAACATAATCCATCTTGGAGCTATTTCCGACACGTTGTTTACAAACGGCCGGATTCTTGCCGAGCAAAATTTCACCTTCTCAAAAGACATGCTCGAGTTATCAATTGAACACGGCTGCCGAATGGTCTACGCTAGTTCAGCCAGCGTATACGGCCGGCAAGCAAAATGCAGCTTTCAAGAAACTCCCGAGTTCGAGAAGCCTGAGTCGCCTTACGCGGCGTCAAAGCTTATGTTCGACAACTACGTCCGCCATACGGCCAACATAAGCCTGTACGACGACTCAGAGGGCACGTCTCGGCGAATGGCGCCAGTAGTGGGTCTGCGCTACTTCAACGTCTACGGCCCCGGAGAAGAGCTGAAAGGGCGTATGGCGAGTTTCCCGTACCAGTGCCTGCGCAGCTTGGCCAATGGCGAACCGGTCACTATTTTTGAGGATGGCGAGGCCGCAGCAAGAGATTTCGTGCACGTAAATAACGTAGTTGACGTAACCTTACATTTTGCACAGTTTGCCGCGAAGAGCGGGATCTACAATGTAGGTACCGGGCAAGCCACGACGTTTAGGCGGATCGCTGAGCTGGCAGGCGCTAAAGAGTCGGATATCATTATTCGCAAATTTCCTGACGAATTACGCGCAGGATACCAGCCATTCACGCAAGCTGATCTGACGAGACTTCGGCGAGCCGGATACGCGCTAAATTTTAACTCTGTTGAGCGTGGCGTAGCTAACTACCGAGAATCTTTTTGCCCCGCCGGCCGATAATGTGGCGCAAAAAATCAAAAATAGCAACACGACAATAGGTTGTGTCGTTAGCAGTAACACTAACCGCAGGGAGCGATGATGAAGTTTCACGAACTGGAAGAAAAAGTATTGACGTGGGCGATGGACCGGAAGATCATCCCCAACAGCAATCCGACAGCGCAACTCATGAAGACAATGTCGGAGTTGGGCGAGTTAGCCGACGCCACGCTTAAAAACGACGACGACGGCATTATGGATGGCGTTGGCGACGTGCTCGTTACGTTAATCCTGTACTGCGAATTGCAGGGCACGAGCATAAAAAGATGTTTAGCCCGCGCGTACGACGAGATCAAAGATAGAAAAGGCACGTTAACCCCAGAAGGTATTTTTGTGAAGGAGACAGCATGATCGATCCAATTAAAGTAATAAGAGACTTCAAGCAAGCCGATCATATTATGCAGGATCAACGGGCCGAAATTGATCGGCTCAAGGAAGCCATCCGCCGCCTCGCTGACCAAGACGCCACGCTCTCGGTGTGCAACGGCAACGTGATTGTGACGATGGATGCCACGCTCACCGACGAGGAGCGGGAGGCGATTGCCGGTGCGATTGCAGCCGAACACGGGCGCGGGGCGTGGGCATGGGCCGCCACGCTGCGCGGACTGCTGGAGAGAACAAAATGACCGACGCTGACCGACTGATAGCGTACGACGCGGAACTATCGTCGGAGATGCCTGCGGATATGAAAGACTGGTGGAGAAACTCTAGGGACGAGTGGCCGATAGTCGCGCGACTAGTCCTAC